ATTGTGTTTCAAGTGATTTAATTTCATTTAGTTTTTCTCTTTGCATCATATCATATGTATCATGAATCAGTTCCGCCATTGATGGATTTGCTATGGATTCTATCATTTTCTTTTCCATTATATATTTCAATGCAGCTTTCGCATCACTCAAGGACTTCTCTACACGAGTTATTGAACTTGTGTTGCTACCTCTTTTTTTATATTCTTCTCTTATGATGGCATCAAAATTGTCAATTGTTTTATCTAAATTTTCTCTGCAATGATCTAAAAATAAAATCAATGATTCTGTTATATTCTCTTCTAATATAGAATGACTTTTGCAGAATTTTATACCTTTCTTATTGTAGGTATTACAAATAAATCTTGTTTTCCCGCTACTGGTAGTTGGTGTTAATTTTTTGCCGCAGTCTGCGCATATTAACATACCTGAATATGGACTATTTCTATCAACTTTCTTTCCACGATAAGCATTAATAGACCTATCCGCCATTATTTCTTGAACAATATTAAATGTTGTTTTGTCAATTATTGGTTCATGTGCATTTTTGAAGACTAAATGCTCTTCTTTATCTAATTTAACTTTCTTTCCCCTAATAGATCTGCGCCTAGTTTTGCCCAAAGTAAGCGTGCCTATGTAAAATGTATTTTTTAATATATTTTGTATTGTATTATCATGCCATATATTACTAACTTTGCCACGATAAGGTTTTCCCATACTTTCGAGTCTTTGTTTGGTTAGCACGCTATATGTTGGGATTCCTTCTTCTGTCAATGCTAATGCAATCCTTCTTGTTCCCATTCCGTTTATATACATATCAAAAATTCTTCTAACATATATAGCCGCTACTTCATCAATATGATATTGTCCTTTTACTATAGGATCAATTACATATCCATATGGGACACATGAAATAAACTTGCCTTCTTTTTGCATAGCACGAATAGAGTCTTTAACTTTTCTGCTTATTTCTTTTAGATAACGTTCTCCTAGCCATGAGTTTATATTCAGCATGTCGCTAGAATTTTCATCATCGCTATCATAATTGTCTCCAATTGCAATTAATCTTTTGTCATCTTTTTGAAGATTTTCTACAAATGTTAGCATCTGGCCACTATTTCTTCCAAGTCTGCTTAAGTCTTTTACAATAATAGTATCAACTTTATCTGCATTTAGATCATCTTTTAATTCATTAAATGCTGGTCTCTTACTGAATGAGAAACCAGATTCTCCATCGTCTATATAAAATTTTTCAATTTTGATATTATTTTTTTCTGCATACTCAAGTATTATTCTTCTTTGGTTTGATATAGACGTACTCTCATCATTTCCGTCCTCTCGTGATAACCTTAAATATGCTACTACTACTTTTGCTTTTTTGCTCATTTCTATTACTCCTTTATCATTGTTACTTTATTTTATCATCATTGTAACATAAAAAAAGGAAAAGCACTATGGGTTTGTTGCAGTTTTTATAAAATCATATAAGGTTTCTTTGAAATCGTAATTCCCACTTATTAATATATTTAATTTATCATTATTATTTTTATATTGTTCTCTAATTTGTTTAATGTCCTCAGCAGTCGTTGTAGCTGGGACAGAAATCATTATTATTCCATCTTTCATTATTGTGCATCCTTTTGTGTATATAATTTATGTATATTGGTTATAATATAAATGACTTCACACGTCAGACATAAAAAAATAGCAAAGTGGTTAACTGATTCGCCATTTTGCTATTTTGTTTTATAAAAAATATTAAAGTTGCTCTTTATCTTTAATAAAATATCCAAAGTAAGTGTTATCTATTTTGGCATACCTAGTATACCCTTCCCATATGTCCGAGAAGCAATGTTCTGTCCTAAAAAACATACAGTACTTAGGTAAAATTGAGCCAGATTTAAGGATATGATCAACTGCTACATAGTTTGTTTCTGTTGGTGTTGTCTTGTGTATTAACCCTGCTGGTGAAAACTGATATGGGGAATATATTACGCTTGCAATAGTTGAACCCCATCTACCATCAAGCCACCTATTAACAACTACTGAGGCAACGGCCATTTGGCATTCAAGGTTTTCTGTGTTAGCCTCAAGATAAACTAATCTTGCTAACATTTCACGCTCTACTGAACTAATATTGTATTTATATGTAGGTTCTTTTTCTACCTCAACAATCTTTTCTTTTACTACCTCGACTTCCTTGATAACTTCGACTGTCTCTATTTTCGGCGGTTGAGCATCTATAAATAGGATTAATAAAATGACTACTCCTATTAAACTTGCTATAACTTTTAAATATGTTTGTTTATCGTATTCCATTAATAATCACTCCTATAAAAAAATAAGCGGCGAAAATTAATCCGCCGCTATTCAATTTTATTTCTTATCTTTTTCTAAATAACCGAAGTAGGTTCTGCCTATGACCTTGTATGGCTGATAGCCAGTCCACTTATGGTGGTAGTTGGCCCTAAAGTACAAAACATACTCGGGCAAAGTGCAACCATTCTTCAATACATAGTCAACGGCTTCGTATTGCGTTTCTGTTGGTGTTGTTGCTTTAATTTTGCTAGCTGGGCTAAATTGAGCTTTGGCATATATAACTTCCTTGATTGTATCGCCCCAATATCCATCCTGCCATCTATTGATAATAACCGAGACAATTGCCTTCTGACATTCTAGAGATTCGATGCCTCCCTCAAGATATACGAGGCGTGCAAGCATTTCGCGTTCTGCAGAGGTAACATTATAGGCATATGTAGATTCAATCTCTACAATTATCTCTTTTTCGACAACGACTTCTTTCTCAACAACAACTTCTTTTTCTACTTCGACTATTACTTCTTTTTCAATCTCGATCTCTTTAATGACCTCGACCTCTTTGGTTACTTCTACTGGCACAAGCTTAATTTTTTCGGGCTTGGCCACTATTACAATCAGTAGTATTAAAACAACTATAATTAATGCGACAATAGCTACATTCCGTTTCATTTATTACTCCTTTAAATAAGCGACGAACTATTGCCGCTTTATGAAATTTTAGTTTAGCTTTGTGTTGCTTTCAATCTCTGCGCTTGTTGTCTTTGTTGCAACTGCATCATACACATCAGAAAGATTAAATGCACTATCCAAGGTTATGGTTCCAGAGATACCATTATCGCCCTTAACGCCTCTAAGAGAATTTGCTACACAGGACATCGTAGTATAAACATCACCGATTCCCTTGGAGGTATATGTGTATCCCGTAGCATAATCTTTTGCAATGCCAATACTCTCCGCTTCTTTTACTGCGTCCATATTGGCACCAAGGAACATAAATTTCCATCCGTGACCATTGGTCTGATGTTTGATCATCTTCTCAATCTGGTTCTTGGTAAATTTACGGCTGGAGTTTTCTTCCCCATCCGTAGTGATTACAAAAAGTACCTCTTCTGGCTTCTCTGCGCCAAGTTCATCATGTCTATCCTGTACACGGTTGATAATTTCGCCAATAGCATCAAGCATTGCCGTCCCGCCGCCCGCAACATAGTCTGAATTTGTCATAGATTTGACCTCACGAAGATCTACGCCATCGTGGAGAATTCTCCATGAAGTATCGAATAAAACAGTAGTTAATGTGGCCTTCCCGTCAACAGCCTTTTGACTTTCAATAAATCCGTTAAAGCCGCCAATCGTGTCGCCTGCCAAATGACCCATCGATCCAGACTTATCAATTACAAAAATAATTTCTGTATTTTTCATTTTTATATTTCTCCTTTTAATTTGTTCCAGTAGATCCGAACCCACCAGAGCCTCGCTCCGTCTCATCTAACTTTTCAACTTCTTCAAACTCAAAAGAGTAGTATCTTTCAAGTGAAAGCTGAGCGATTCTTTCACCATCTTCAATGGTTTGTATTTCATTTGAATCGTTATGTAATGCCACCATATATTCACCCGTGTAGTCCTCGTCACAAATTCCAACACAATTTGCGGGTCTTAAACCTTTTTTGGTAGCAAGTCCACTTCTAGCATAAATCTTAAAACAATATCCCTCGGGCGGCTGAATAGATAAACCAGTAGGAATCAATCTAGTCTGCCCAGGAAGAATACTTGTTCCCTCGCATGCGTACAGATCATACCCTGCTGCCCTGTCACTACCCTGGGTGGGGATGCGAGCATTGTCTCTAAGTTTTACAAGTCTTACTTTCATATCTTACACCTCATTAAATACCCAGTTCCACAGCGTACTAGTACCATTGGGTGTCTTGAATGTGAAACTTCCGTAATCTTCGACATACTTGTTTCTCAGCTCCTCAAAATTCTCATATGCGTTGATTACTTCCTTGTAACGAGCATCCTTTTCGGCATTGAGTTTTTCAGCCTCGGCTTTCTTTCTTGCTTCGATCTCTTCTCCAAGAGCCTTATACTTTGCTTCAAGCTCTTCAATCGTAAGTTTCTTTTCCATAATTAATCATCCTTTCAATCATTTTGTGTTGTTAATCTTCCACTTTGATAATCTTGTATTTGCCGCAGTGACATTCTGTTTCTTCACCTCTTGCGAGAGCTTCTCTGAATGCGAGACAAACACATTTTGTGGAATCGTCCCATACAAGAGCACAAGGGCAATATCCTCGCGTCTCTTGTAACTGCCTATTCACTTCAGCAATCAGCGATTTGTCATCGCCAAGTACTATTTTATATTTAGCCATTATGATATCCTTTCTGCATATTGGTTGTCACTTGCCAATTTAATTCCCAAGATTGGATCGTAATGTGATTCTTGATTAGGAATGAATCTTCCAAACTTAATGACTATATTTTTAGCATTTAACAAATATTTATATATCTCTCGGTTTTGAATTTCTTCTTTTGTATATCCAGTGTATATTACAACGTCATCCTGCGTGGACACTCTAAGATAAGTAATTAATATTTGTAAGTCTTCCTCTGAGTCAAACGGCTCAAGCCCAGCCATAATTATTGCAGACGTAATTGGGTTGTTTATGTATCTGCAAACAATGGTCTTGACTCCAATTGTTCTGTCGGGTGCTTGTGCGAGTGCACCATTTTGACACACTCGCATTCCGCACTCTCTCTCACATTTCCAACTACAACGAGGAAATCCTATTACCATAGATGGCTTCTTGTAACTTGTAAAATCTTCGTCACGAAGTTCCTTTATAGTAATATTTATAGCCATCTTTAATCACCGATTACAGAAGTCTCACCGTACATAACCGCAGTATCATACCACTGTCTTGCAGAAAACTCCTTAAATCTTTCTTTGCTATAAGACTTGGAAGGTGTAAGGAAACCTACCACGCGCTGATATGTATCGCAAGCGTGCTCTCCGCATTCGGGGCAAATATCTGCATCTACAAAACCATGATGATTCTTACATACATTAATCTTTGTGTTATAACAGAAGTAAATAACACCCTGACTTGCAATGTAATTAAGCATCTCCCACGCCATATCGGTATTGGGGAAGTTATTGTCGATATTGATGTGTGCGATTGCTCCACCCGAACACTTGTTATCAAGAATTGCACTGGTTCTAATCTTCTCATTGATGGTACACTTCTCAGTAAGAGGAATCCACTGATTACTATAAATGAAGTTGTCGTGTACATCAAAAAGAATATTGTCCTTGGCACAAAGCTTTACTGCTGCCTGCTCAGCAGGGACGCTTTCAATGTTAAATGAATATTCATCAGTAAAGCTATCCTTGGTTTCATTAAGAACGTCAAATATCTTTCCAGCGAAGCTCATTCCCTTTTCAGTATAAAACTTATTGCCAAACTCATCGGTTTCAATATATCCGAATTTCTCCAGAGTTTCGTAAAGGCCAAGAATACCTACGGTACAGTACTGCTTGTCCATCTCAACACCACCATCGCAGTAGTTGGGAAGTAAACCCTTTTCGATATTTCTGCTAATAATATGTCTTACTCTATCAAGAGTTTTACAACAAAGAGTAGTCCTCTTCTTAAGAAGATTAAGATACTTCTTTTCAGATACTTCCTCGCCAAGTTCATAGAAGATGTGAACAAGGTTAATTGTGTTTACCTTAACAGAACCGATACTCAATGCCGTGCCGCCGATAGAGTTAATGAATCCTTTAAGCTTTGATGTATCGGAAAGAAGTCTACAACAGTTACTCAAGGTCGTAACATCTCCGCTTACAAAGAAATTAGAATCATTCCACTTGCAGTTGTGGTCAGAGCACCATCTTGCAAATTCTTCATCTACAAACTTTCCATCCTTGTAAAGAAGCGAGTATGTGAGAACGGGGAAAGTGAACATATTTTCCTGCCTAATCTTAGACACCACTTCCATAAAAATCTTCTGATGTTCAATAAACTCATCGACATAGTCGATTGCAAATGTTCCATCGGGGAATTCAAGACCGCCAAAGAGAGCTTCGTAATACTCTCTATCAAAGATCGAAACATTAACAAATGCAGACTGGTCAACTCTCATAAAAGGCTGATTAAGTCTATATATGAGTTTCTGAAAAGACTGTCTAATATAATAATCGGGGTTATTAATAATAAATCCACTCTCGCAGTCCTTTTTCCAGAAATAGTATGTCCAAACAAGGATATTAGGAATACCAACTGCACCAGAGGATCTGTTACTCATAAAACTAATAAACTCAATTACATCATCAATAAATGTAGTAAGATGCTTGGGAGGCTGAGAATTATAATTCTTCAAGAAGAATAAACCTTCTGTTGCCAGTCTACTAAGGTCATATGCATAACAATAGGGTACATATGTAGTTGAAGGAAAGTCGTGAAGATAAAATCCTCCTGTATACTCTGTTTCAAGCCATTCCTTTGCCGTCTTCAATCCATACTTCTTTTTAATCTCATAAAAGATTTTGTTGGCCGCAATAACCTTGTCAATTGATTTACCCTTTTCGGTTCTAAACGATGCAATATCCTTGCTAGATGCATTGGCATTGGCATCAATGGTAACATCTGCCACGTTCTTGTCTACAAAAGCATCAATAAAATCAGAGAAATTCATCTGAGAGCTATGAATGCCATTAAGGATTTCAAAATCTTCTCCATACTTTTCTCTTAAAGTTTCAAGTGCTCTTTCAAAGTCTTTATTAAATTTAAGTTCGATATCCATATTTTATTGCTCCTTAATCCAATCTGCTGCGTCTTTGAAGCCCATAACTACTCCATCAACTTCGAGCTTCGGGGCCTCCAAAAAGCCCTTAGCTTTCATTACTTCGATGTCATTGACTGTTTCATAGCTAATCTTCTTCTGATCGAGCTTCATTTTAAGCACCTTGCATTTAGGGCAACCGTGCTCATAAAGAATTACTTTTCCCATTCCTTATTCTTCCTTTCTATATCGTTAATAATATTTATCAATTCGCCCCAATGATGGATGCGATGAATATCAAATGAAAAATCTTTTGTTTCGCTTCGATTCCATAATTGATCAAAACAAACTCTTTCGGCAAATGTCTGTGTCAAGTTATCAAGATTATCTTCCACCAGAACATCTACATTCAGCAACTGCTTGTTGTAAATCCGAATGAGATTATCTTTAGGCACAAACGGAAAATGCTCTCTGAGGAGATGCTCCTTCCAGCCGAGATTCCTTGAATCGCTTGCCGTAGCAACATATACTTCGTGCCCTTGTTCGACGAGAGTTTTGACTGTTCTAACTGCTCCTTTATAAGGCTGAAGGTCTCGATAAACATCTTCATCGCAGTAAAGCTCAAGAAGAGTATCTGCTATGTTTTGCTCGAAACTCTCGTATAGGCTGTAGGTTGTGACCTGAGACATGCCAAGATCTGCATTATTACGTTTATTGTAAACCTCAAGCACCTTTTCTAGAGTAGGAAACAAAGTTTCATCAAAATCCAATACTATGCGAAGCATTATTTGTTTTCCTCCTGATGATTTTGCCACGCGCCCTCTATGTCGCATATCCAACGAAGCAGAGAGTAAGACTTCGGCAAGCTCAGATTTTTAATTGCATAGTCCCATTTTTCTTCTGCAACAAATTTTCTAAATTCCTGTCTCTCGGCAAAATCTCTTGTACGATACTTATATTTGTCATCTCCACGTCTAATAGCTCGTTCCTCGCGAATGTCATCTGGACAGGAGATATATACCACCGCAAATCTAATGTCGGGCAAGTCGAGAGCCAATAGTCTATCGAGAGCTTCTGGGTTGATAGTATACAAATCTGAGCTATAAAGCTGCTCTATCGTGGAATAATAATAATTATCTGCAAGCTTAGTGTCTATGGCAATCTCGCCATTTTCTTTTGCGCGAAAATATTCTGCCTCGTCTACAAAGATATGATCGATGTCAGATTCAGAGCGCTGAGCACGGGTAGTATATGACTGTAACGCAACTAGGTTTGTGCGTTCGCAAAGCTTTTTGATGAGAGAACTCTTGCCGCTATTGGTACGGCCAACCACGAGCACTACTACATGTTCTTTATTGTTCATCGACTCATTCCCCCTCTAACATAAACACAACTATAGGAGCCATATCTCCCGCATAAGGAATCACTCTTAGCGTATTATATTCAATCCAGTCAATGGCTTCTTCTTCGGTTATTCCGTCATCTTCCATCAATTCTAACACCATCTTATGATAATCATATACCGCTCTGCCATCAGTTGTAACGGCAATTATTGAGTTATCGAATGCGGGCCGATCAAACACAATGGCATCTTCATCGAGTTCCATTCTTATGATGCTATTAATGCTCATTAGACTCACCGCCTAAGCTTTTGTTGTATGTATTTATATTATTTATTTTCTCCTTCAACTCTCGCTTGGTTGGAGCAGCGCCACAACATCTCTCTCCTTCAGGACACCAAAGCAAGTGTCTGCATTGAGGCACCAATTCCTGTGCAAATTCAGGAGACACAGCATAAACTGCAGCTTTCATCTTCTTTGCAAGTTCTTGAGCAAATTCCTGTGCTCTTGTACAAAGTCTCTTGTGGCAAAAGTGAATAAGGGCTTCAGGGGTAAAACCAATAACAAATTCTGTGGTTGTTGCACGAGGTAATACAAAATTTGCATCCTCTGTTGCAGCTTCTTTTGGAACGCCATTTGCTTCGAGAATGCTTTTGATTTTCCTTCTCTTATCATTAATGATTCCCATAAGCTCATCATATTCCTGCTTCGCTTCGTCACATTCCATAATATCTTTGGGGGTTGCCCACTTAAATCCATCTTTATCAATATATCTGAAGGAAGCCATATTTTTTACAATCTGGTCGGGACTAACATCCTTGACAAGTTCGGAATAGTCGGCAAATGAATAATTGTCTTGGAATTCAAATGGAACAACCGTGCCAATTTCATGTCTTAATGACTGTTCCGAAGTTCCTCTGTCAAGCCCCGAAATACGAAACTTAATGTACTCACAACGGCTACCACTCATATGTCCGTCTGCAACGCAGCTTTTACCAACTCTCTCTGCATGTTTTTCAGGAGTGTCGTAACAGGTGCAGGCAAACACGCCGTGGTTTTTATAAAGATTTACAAGTACTTCTGGATTTATAATTTCAACATTCATTTTCAAACCTCCACTTTTGTCACGCCATATTTTTCTAAGACGCATTCCACGCAACAAAATACTTCGCCTTCATCATTGACATAATACTCGTCGCTTTCGTTCGTAATTCTTTCACCGCAATTCTCGCAGTATCCGTAGAATTTAACCTCATCCATTGTTGCCATCTCCTTCCTCTAAGAACTTTTCTTTCTCATATAGAATGCCATGTTTAGGAGTACTCATAATGATGTCCTGGGGAAGACGTCTCGGACCACGAGGGAACTCCTTGTAAGCTTCGTCCATTACGCTATCCCACTGAGGCTTGGTAAGTTCGCACATAACCTTGTCTCCATACACGGGACTACAATAAGGAAGGAATTGATGATCCGCATAATTAAAGTTATATCTGCGCTTGCGAATACGCTCAACCAATGCCTTCTTTCGGTCTTCGGTAAATGTAACTACTGGCAACCTGCCTGAAAAACAATCTGTCCATCCTACAACAGAACTCATATTTCATCTTCCTCCTGATCAAAATAATTTTTAATTAATGTAAGTAGCGGCTCTCTTGTTAAATTTTCGCTCGCCCAAACAAGCCAACCTCTATCTGAAGCAGCAACCTCTGGAATTGTTTTCCCGTTGTGCTTTCCGAAATTAAGTTTGTATTCGTTGATATCGGGTAATTTCGGCTTATTCTCTTCTCCGTCGAATAAAATATGAATGTCACGCCGACTTGCAATATAGTCCGAAGTGTGAACAAGTTCTTGAACTAGAGTTTCAGGTGATGGTAAAACTACTTTACTTTTTTTGTTTGTAGTCCATTCTCCAGAATGCGAAGCTATGGCATCTGCAATGATATCTCTTACATCCTGGCTTAAAATATCATTCAGTCGATCATCGCTTCTAACAAATTCAGAAGCCAAAACGGGATGAGGGTGAACTGAGAAACCAGTCTTATTTTCCAACCCATGTTTCAAGCAATCGTGTAACAATGCAGCACAAATCACACAATCCTTTTCGATATCATTTAACTTGCTTTTATACTGCTGCAAGTTGACGAGATAATTTGCCACTTTAGCAACTGCCTTTGTATGATATACAAGTCCACCAAATCCACACTCTAAGGCCGAATGAAACTGCCCCGACGAAGAGGCTGGAACCTCAAAGAAATAATCTGGGACTAAAGTGACTGCCTTTTTGAAGAAACTCTTTACATCTTCTATCTCCATATAGGGGATCTCTTTTTCAAAGAGGGCAATCTTTTCTTCACTCGTCATTAGAAACTTCCTCCGTAGTCAAATCATTTTGTACTGTTTCGTCCTGCTTTAACTGTACAGAAACAATCTCCATAACCCTTTTAATTGCTCGTTCAAAGTCTCTATGGCTCGACTTCATGCCGTCCTTGAGATTTTTCTCAATTGCCCCAGCAACTGCTGCCGAGACAAAATAAGCCCCAATCTTCATACCATCGGTGCGAGTGCTTTCGAACCACTTCTCGATTAGTTCTCGCAACTCTTCTTCGGACGCTCCCTTAATTTCGGAAACTACTTCTGACATTTTTGCGTTTTCTTCCATGTTAAAATCCTTTCTATTTTACTGTACAATCATTTTGTACTGTTAATATTATATCACTTTTATTTTATTTGTCAATACTTTCATTGGCTAGTTTACAATTTATTTACAATTCTGCATCCATAATCTTCTTGAGCTCTTCAAGGATGTTCTCGTGGCTACCCCTTGAAAGAACCCACTTGCCATCGATATATAAGTCATAGACGTGATCCTCACGCAGTTTAATAGTAAAATTGTGTACTGTTCTGTTTGCCATAATTTTATTCTCCTATCATATTAAGAAATTCATCTTCGGTAATAATCGGTATATTTAGTTCGACTGCCTTCTTGTACTTACTACTGCCGCTCTGCTCATTTGTAATTAAGTAGTCTGTGTTCTTGCTAACTGAACCAGCAGCCTTCGCGCCAAGTTCGGCAATCTTTGCGTTAATACTGTCCCTAGTGAACGAGTTAAGCTTGCCCGTGACACATACTGTTTTGCCCATAAACGGATTTTCTTTTGCCTCTGTTTTCTTCTGAATAACGAACTTCATCTCAGACGCCAAATCAACGATTTCTGCCTCATTTTCCGTTAAGTACTTAGTGATATTTTGGTTTGTCTTGTCTCCGATGTCCGAGAGGTCTGCCCAATTATAATGGGTCTTAAATGCCTTATAAAACGCATCAAAATCACCATTGAATGCATCGGCAATAGTCTTAGATGCAGACTTACCTACGCCATCTATCGAAAGAGCGCAGATGAAATTTTCAAGTTTAACATTTCTTGAATGATCTATAGCATCAAGGATTTTGGCTACGGATTTTTCTCCAAAACCATCGAGCTGCTCCCACTCACGTCCGTGTTGATATAGATAATAAATATCTCTAAACTGTTTAATCCAACCTTTATCTATAAGAACCTCTAGAATCGCTTCGGAAAGTCCTTCAATATTCATTGCAGGCTTGGATACGAAGAACTTCAATCTACCCAATAATTTGCCTAAGCAATTAGGGTTTTTACACATAAGTACTTCGGAAGCGTTCTCGGTCACCACTTCGGTTTCCTCTCCACAAACGGGACAGTACTTAGGGATTTTTATAGGAGAATCGCCATCCTGGAGGCATTCTTCTACTTGGGGAATAATTTCATTTCGTTTGCTGATTTTTACGGTACAATTATTGGTTAAACCAAGCTTCTTGATAATAGAAATGTTATGAAGCGATGCTCTTGAAATATCACATCCGTCGATCTGCACGGTTTCAAATACTGCCGTAGGAGTTAGAGCTCCCGTCTTACCCATCGTCCACTCTACGTCTGTGAGTTTGGTTTCGTAGAGTTCATCGTAGAATTTATACGCCATACCACCCCTAAAGTGATGTCCCGTTCTACCAGCAGATTCATATTCTGAACACTTATTCCACTTAAATACAATGCCGTCAATTGGATACTGAGTATATTCATCATTAGCATTTTTAAGCCATCTCGCAGCATTGTCTAAATCCAGAACCGTAAAAGATATGATTTCAAAATTATAATCTATAAGTTCTGCTAGTTTTTTATTTAAAGTATTACACTTTGTATCACAGCCCTCGATACAATCCCATGCTACAAAGGTTAGTTTTCTTTTAGCACATTCCTTACTATCAAGCAATCTAATGCTTCCAGAGGCAAAGTTTCTAGCGTTTTTATATTCTCCTTCAAACTCCTTAAAATCATCATGTTTGCAAACGATCTCGCCATCAACTATGAGTCTACCTTTATGAGGAATTCTCTTAGGAATAGAAGGAATAACCATAGCGTTGTGAGTAACATCCTCGCCAATTTCGCCGTCACCACGAGTCTCTGCTCTTACAAGCCGACCGTTCTCATACAGAAGTGAGCATGTCAAACCGTCCAACTTCAACATAGCAATCCAATCTCTGTTGCCAATGAAAGACTTGATTTCCTCAATGTCCTTAGTCTTGTCGAGCGACAACATAGGATGATTATGCTTAACCTTCTGTAGTTCATTAACAACGGTATAGTTTACCTTCTGAGTGGGCGAGTTAGGCAGAATATATCCCCTCTCGTGTTCAAGCGCCACAAGCTCAAAATACATATCATCCCACTCTTTGTCGCTAATTTCGGGAGTGCCCTTATCATAAAGCTCTGTGTGTTTGTTTAGTTCTGCAACCAAATATTCAACTCTTGCTTTTGTGTCAAACTTTTCCATTTTCTTTCTCCTTAATGTACTTTTCCATTTCTTCAATCAGATCCACAACGCCTTGGAAGTCTGCTGCCAGATTGTCAAAGCTAATGCGTTTGAAGTACTCAACCTTCTCCAGATACTTTTCCTTCTGCTCATTAAGATGTTCTAATGTCATTTTGTTCTCCTTTAATCTTCATCGCCAAGTTCCATTGGCGTATAACATTCTTCACAAATTCTTTCACCGTTTGTTAGTTTGATATAGTCGCTAGTTATCCATTCGCCGCAAACATTACACTCGTGAGCCTCAACGTATGCGCCTCCGCAATAAGGACAGCAATCATATTCTTCGTAAGGACCATAATCCAATCCGTGAGTGTTTACATAATGCTCGGGCTCTTCAAAAACGCGAAAACATTCTTTGCATACTAACATGATTTTCCTCCAATCATTTTGCTTTGTATATATTATACTCATTTTTTTAAATTTGTCAAGGGTATAATGAAATTATTTACAATTCGTTCAAAAAAGAGTGCTAAACAGCACCCTCCTATAACTTCTTTGTGTAAGTTAGGCAGATCCAGCCCACACCAGACTTTAGCCTTCCCCAAACATCGTTGCCAACAACCTTTTCTTCTACTATTGTATAAACCTCATTCTTTTTAACTGTTGTTACAACGTTGTGGTTTGTTCCAGCACCCTTTCTTACATTCAACACATCAGTTGTCACTCTAACTAAATATCTTGCCTGTACGCTCAAGAACGACTCTACTAACTTCCTAAAATCATTCATAGTCTTGCCGTGCTTCTTAAACCAATGCTCTGGATCTGCATGGTTTGATGCATAACCTTTTCTGTATGCTTCACAGTGCCCTACTATGGTCGCAGGATGAAGATTAAACTGTTTGCAAAGCATAGCGCAGTACTCTGCCGCAGTACTAAATACCGCATTAAAGTAATTCTTGTTTGTTAAATCGTCCTCGCACATCTCAATCTGTATATGACCAGTCGGGTTATAGTTATAGCTTCCGTGTTTTCCTCTACCGCATCCCCAGCAGGCATAATTGTATGGCAGAATATTCGCCACTCTTACCTTGTTGTATTTGTCATACCCTATAAAACTATGTACGCATTGCTCCCCTATTTTGCTAGATGGATTGTTCCAATGATTGTTGTACCAGTTCTTGCCGCACTCAGACGGACAATCTACGTATCTTTTTAAATTTGGGTTGTTTGCCCCTGTGCTATGTAATACAATTCCTACTGGTGTCATTGGTTGCTTAATCACATAGCAATCGTTCTTTGTAGCATAAGCTGTAATAATATTCAAAAAACCACATCCTTATATAATCATTTTGTCTTGTTGACATTTTTGATTATATCATAGGATGTGGATTTGTGTCAATTATTTTGTATTGTGAATTTTCTTAGCCTGCTCTCCGAGGAAATTTGCATCTGATTCAAACCAGATAGAATAGTAGTCGGGAAGTTCATTTAAATCCTTTACTTCACTCATAACTATCAATTTACGATACCACCATCTTACTACGGAGGGGATGCCGATGATAAACGGGAAGAGTGGACCGAAGATGCAACTCTGAATGGCGTGGCCATGTTCGTGCCACTTGGTAAATTCGCTATCCCTGTCATCTATCACCATTACGGGCCCAAAGCTTACGCCGCCCCAATTGTGACCGACATTGAAGCACATGCAATTACCCCAACGCTTAGGTTTGTGACTAGTAATAACGAGGGCGAGAGCAACGATGGCTCCAATGATTGTCATAATGGAGCCCCAAGTGAACGACAAAAGATAGAATAAAAATTTGTTGCGCATCATAAATTTAACGCTCCTTATATAATTTGGTCGAATATGTCCGATTCGAACGGCTCCCCGTGCTTCCAATGCACGTATGCTACCATTACACCACATACTCGATATGGCTGGCGATGTAGGATTTGAACCTACGAATAACGGAGTCAAAGTCCGCAGTGTTGACCGCTTCACCAATCGCCAGTATAGATGGCGATTCTTAACTCTTTCGAGAGGCCAATCGCCTTAGCCTTGAGCCGTCTGTTCCCAGCAGATGACTCACTGAATTGTGAAGCGTATTGCTTCAATAAAAATGTGATTAAATCGTGCGAGGTTCCGTCTTAGAACTTCTGCTGGCGCAAAGGGAGGGATTCGAACCCTCGGACTCCGAAGAGTCGCCGCGTTAGCAGTGCGGTGCAATCGACCAGACTCTGCCACCTTTGCATATGAATACGGTTAACTTTCCTCAAGATGACGATCCAAGGAGATTTGAACTCAGTTCACCGTAAGCATCACACCACGCCAATGCTTAAGACCGCCATATGTAAGAAGAAAGTATAAGTGTCCTTAAGGAACCTTTTCTACACTGGTAGATAGGCAATTTCACCAAGCAGTATGCCTTAACACAGTACACTACACTCCCTCTGCTTGGGTTTCATTGGGCTGTTCATCTAACTCCATTTCACCACTGCTGCTATCTCCTTGTTATACTCATTACAGCAAGAATTTCTTCTTCATTCGAGTTCCTTTTGTGTAACGCCAACACCAAATGCGTCTACCAATCGGAAGGCTTCGTGGCACCCAACTTAACTTCCTTGATTAGGCGCAAGGGAACGCCACACTTAAGCAGGCGGATATTCCTCCGCAGTAGAATTTCTCATGACCAAATCCTCCTTTGCTAAGTATCGTAAGCTTTTGAGCTTGTTTTTGTCCTTACGGACTGGAGCGATAGGCTAGATTCGAACTAGCATGTCTACCAAGACTTAAACGGAATCGAACCGCACGGGCTATAACCCCACTTTACCATTATAGTTTACTATCGCGCATGCCCCACACTTAACGCTAACAGACTCCTACTGACCAGTGGGCTACGGCTATGACATTACTTCATTCTGCTTCGAAGGGACATTTGTTATCCGCATTTCCTTACGGGCAAGACCTGCTTTCACCCATTTGCAATTGGGTTTCTTTTAATAATCCTTCGGCTTAACCCCGCCTACCACGCGGGTGCTTTATTTCGAATTACGCATTCTTACTTGCGTACCATTAACCTACAACGCTATTCGACAGGGTTGTTATAATTTTTTACTAGCAGACCTTAACAACTTATCATACTGCCCTGGTGAGTCTGGAGAGATTCGAACTCTCGACCCCGTGATTAAAAGTCACGTGCTCTGCCAACTGAGCTACAGACTCATATAAAGTGAGATTTCTAAAACCCTCCACAGTGGGAAACTCCATCTCGATGTTTTTTTATTACAGGAGGTGATCGTATGATGTACGAATGGTGCAGATACTGGGATTCCAACCCAGACGCCTTGCAGCAATAGATCCTAAGTCTATCGTGTCTTGCAGTTCCACCATATCTGCATATTGGTGCGAATGGTGGGACTTGAACCCACACGCTTTATAGCAATGGTGTTTGAGACCACATCGTCTGCCAATTCCGACACACTCGCATATAGATGAGACGTCTAAAACCTACTGCAATAGGAAACTTCGTCTCAAGTTTTTTTAACTTTTGGAGGTCTGACGTGCAAACAAATCTCGCTACGTGCTCTCCCTAACAGCGTACAACTCCTTACGAGCGTGGGTGTTGCCCTCTTACGAGGTCGCAGGGTTACTGGTTTGGAGAGCGCCTACTACTAACCCTTTTTCGATAGTTATTTATGACAAGAAATTTTTCGACTTATATTTATGTATGTTCTTGCCCTTATAATTGTCGGTTAAGGCATGACAATTAGGACATAATAATTGTAAATTTTCTATATTGTTATTTTCTTTATTTCCATCTTTATGATGTACTTCAAGTGGTATAGGAACATTATTCCATAATGTATTTTTACAACACTCACAAATATGTTCTTTAAGTCCCTCGCGAAGAAGTTTCTTTCTTATTTTGTTGGTTTGAACATTTTTACTTTTAATATATTCATTAAATGGAACATATCTATCACTTTCATAAGTTTTTCCAGATAACCAACCTTGTCCAGTGAAATGAGATATATCGAGATTTAATTCTTGAATCATTGATTGCAAAGTTATATAACTAGAACCGCACTTACTGTATCCTAATTTTTGAGATAATGTTGACCAACTATAACTTTCTTTTACATATTGTTCAATCTCTTGTCTGGTGTAATTTCTCCATTTTGCTTTCTTCATATGATACCCTCTTCAATATAATTTAAAGAGTAATTTTTCAGGTATCTTTTATCGCATCTTTTATAGAAAAACTACTGCCTTTCGGCTGGTAGGGCGAGAGGGATTCGAACCCTCAAAACACGGATTTTTGGTGGAAGACCCAAGAATTGAACTCAGACCTCGTTACTAGATTATTGTGCTTCCGTTACACCAATCTCCCAAGTCCGCTGTCTCTGCCAGTTTGACTACCGCCCCGTTTTGTTTTGTTTGATTGAGCCATCGGACTTCCACCGATGGGATGTGTGGTGAGCTTCGTGTTTGCAACCACTTCTCACGGTCTTTTTAATCCATCCACTTGCGACCAACATTTTAATTAATTTACACACATTTTTCATATCTTGTACTTTTAAGAGATTTTCTTTTCGGTCATCCTCAGAAGATTCGAACTCCATCTCACCCTGCTATTGGGTGAGCTCTACCCTTGAGCTATCGTTGGACTAATCTCTGCCACCCATTTCAGAGGTGTACGGTCTCTTAAGAAATGGTTCGTACTTGTGGCATACTTAATATGGCTTTGTACTCACTACTCAATCATTTTGTCTTGTTTCTGTTGTGCCTATATTATAGCACAACTTTTTCGTTTTGTCAATACCTTTTCGTAATCGTTTACAATCTGTTTACAATTTTAAATAATCCAAGGAAGGATTATGCCTGAGATGTCCTTATCACAGTAACAGTAGATTGTCTTCCACTCGACGGTGTAAACCGCCCCCAGTAGCGACTTCGCTGAAACTCTATTACCATCATCGTCTTCAAGGATGACCTTTTCAGTTACTGTAGACACCGTATCTACAAATGATCGAATATCACTCATAGTATCAAGTCTAATTCTCTGTCTCATTCTTTTTATGTCCTCTCTTATGTTGTGCTAATATTATATCATAATCATTCTGTTTTGTCAATATGCAAAATGTACAAAAATTATAGTTATTATTTTGTATATATTGTACAAACTAGTGGGCCGCCTTATCGGCTTCGTGAAGTTGCATTATATCATTATACAATTCTTCTCCCCAAAGCCTACGATACTTATTGTGCAACTTCTCATTATTATCCTTTTCCCAGAAGTAAGGTTGCATGTGCCAACGAATTAAAACTGCAACATACAGCAGATCTATCTTATCAGAAAAATCTTCGCGATAAAATAAACTATCATAGCTGCCTGTGTGCTCGTGGTTGTAATAATGAGCTTGTTCGGTTATCTCACCTTTTGTATTTTTGAATGTCTTGCAAAATGGTTTACCGCAATCGTGCAGCATTCCAGCGAATTTAAGTTCCTTCGACGTATTATTTAATTTAACACATACTGCTTCACAATGCTCGCCTAACGTTAAAGTATGATGTGTATTATGTTGATTAAAATGTTTATTCGCAAGATAAAAATTGTTAGGGAGTCTATAATTCGTATCATAATGCATAACTATTATATCATCCCATCCCTCATAGTCCCACGGCGGATCAAAATTCGTATACATTCTTTTGATAACATACTCAGGCACTTTTCTGTCTCTTTTTGCACTACGCTCAAGACAGGTCTCGTATGGAGTCGCCATTAATACACAGACTTTTTTACAGGGAATATTCTTTAATTCCTGTAAAAACGCTTTACGCTCCTTATAGTGGACACAACAAGCATCATATATACAACTTTTCCCACTCCTTAAATCATCCTTAACGCGCTGATGGAGTGTCTTGAAGACTAAGACGTTGTTTTCTTGATTATTAGTGTCTCCTGTAAGCTCCTCACGAATAGCGTCACTAGAATGAATATTGGCGTTGTAGTTCTTGGCAAGTCTTATGGCTTCTGTGGATTTGCCACTACAGGGTAAACCGCACATCATCCAAAAAGTCGGTCTATTCATTTGTCTATTTCCTTTCTAAAACTATGCTTTAACACATCAAATAACACGCTATTCATAATCTCATCAACCTCAGAGTCGATAACCAATGGGTGGGTATCCATATATTCTTGCTTTGTAAGTTTAACAAGATATTCAATGTTATTTGCCATTTGCCTTGCTTCTTCCAATGAATGAATATACTCAGCCTTAACGTTGATTAAATACTGAGGGTTCGTAGGAATAAGACATTCTGCATAAGAAGTTCCAGCGATATACCTATTAAGAAACTCTTCACAACGAATAATGTGGTGCAATTGTTTATTGTCGTAACCATACTTTTTGATCTTTTCAATAAGTGTGGGATACGGATGTTCCATCGCTTTATGCTTTTCGTACACCATTCCTGCAATGCAATTAACCGCCGCATAGTTATTATAGTGCGCTATCTTTTCATTGCTATCAAACATAGGTTGATATAAATCTGCATATTCTGGATTAAGATACTTATATTTCGTGAATAGGATTTCTATGAAGTTGATATTTTGCTTACGAAAACAATCGTGCATTAATCTGATATCTTTAATATCTATATGTTCGTTGCTCGGCAATATTAATGTTGTGCTTGCAGGTTTACGATTAAGCACGAAGTCTTCAAATGCGGGAATGACTATCGCCTTAGTGTCGATATCGCTGCCCTCATAATCAAGATGGTAGTTTTGGGAGCCTTGAAGAAAAACTCCCAAAACCTTATAGCCCAAAGAGGCGGCATAATCAAAATCGGATTTCAGTCTATTGAAAATTTTATCATCTTTCATTTAAATCTCCTTAATTTCCAATCTCAATCAAATACTTAATAGTCATCTGGTCTTCCTTATACACTACAATCTCATCATTTCGAAGCATACCTCTATCGGCGTGTGCATGTAGGCAGTTTGCTCCCTGCTTAAACTGTTGTAACTTATTATAATCAAGGTTATAATACTTGCTGTCAAAATTGTACACATCATAAGGCGTTCCATAAGCCACATCAAAGATTGCCATATAAGCAGTGTTGTTACCGCCGTGAGCCCAATAAGAACCAGAGAGCGAGGTATAACCAATACTCTTTGCACACTTGGGGGCGTAATACACTCCGTACCCAAACATCTTTCCTGTAATTACGGCATTAGTAGGTCTAAGTACTAAGCCTGTCTTAATAATAGACCAGAAATTCTCACTACGACTGCCATGGAACAGAAGTCTAGTGTCCTTGATGTCATTCTCCTTAACAAACTTATCAAAACGCTCCTGAGTCTTCAGATTGGTAACTCTCCAAGCCTTTTTAAACTTATCAGCGGATTCTTTCATCAAAGTCTTAATTAGGGCAATATCATCTTTTGTAGTTTCTTCCATAACAAGACCAAGCTCTTCGAGAATGGTCTGCTGTTTCTTTTCGGTTGTGGTAACAGACTCAATCTCTGGCTTCACATAAATCTGTCCACGCATTACATCAAGAAGATCTTGCTCCTTGGTGATAATCTTTGAAAAATCTTCTGTCTTATTTGCCAGACAATAACGTACATCACTCATTCTTCTAGGAATAACTGTAAACAAGTTAAGCAGATTGGCATTAAACGCATCAACGGTTATGCTATTATTGGCGAGCTCATCAATAATCTTCTGTGCTGCATCCACCATATCCTGAGTAACAGCAGATGCTTTTACAGTATAGTTCTTGTTAATAGTCTCACGGGCAAGACTCTGAAGCTTATCCACAATTGCTTTTATGGCTGCGTTCTCAATGTCCTTGTATGGGCTTTCAGGATTGGTAGAGGAAACTTCCTCCACCAAGTCCTTCTTAAGATCAGTTACATCCTGGTAACCCTTTTTGAGTTTTGATTTGATTTGTGAATCCCATTTAGACATAGGATAATATGCTGTTGTTTTAGTTGCATCTACTCTGCCGTATTCAACACGGAACTGATTGCCTTCTGGAAAAAGATTATAGTACTTATTATTATTTGCCGTAGTTACCATAATCAAATAAGTAGGTCTTACTTCCATAGCACCCTCCTATCAAATCTCACAAAACAGAATTTCAACATCCGTATCTTCAAAGACTTCACAAATAATATCGTAAACCTTGTCCCAATCGAGACGGTCGAGTCCCGATGCAATTTTCGGCATTGCAAGCTTAGTAGTAGCATTCGTTTCCATTATGTCTCTCATAGTCTCAAGCGCTTCTTTAACCGCCTCGTATCTTGGCTTATGATAACACTTAGGCTTAGTTACAAGGTTAAATACATTATCAATAAGAAGCGCATCTCCGCCTTTGTAAGAGTACATATCATACTCTCTGAAGAGCTTAAATCTCATATTGTAAACTTCATCAAAAGTCTTTGCTATACCTGCACCAAGTGCAAAATCTGCACTAATGCAATGAGCAAGATAATAACCCTGAGGTACCGTAAATAAATCTCTCTGTTCAATGGTAATATTCATAATACTTCTCCTTCGTTATTACTTTCCTTCATCGAAAATATCGGACGGAAGAATATACCGACCATCACTGCCTACCACAAGCGGAAGTTCTCCATTCCAACCTTCTGCCATAATCTTTTCAATAAGGGCATCGGTAATAGACTCTGCAATCTGCTTGTTCGCCTCTGCCTCTGCGGCAGCCTGAATTTTAAGCGCCTCGGCCTTTGCCTTTGCGATCTCAATTTCTGCCTGAGCCTCCTTAAGCTTTGCCTGTGCCTTTGCTTCTGCGGCAATAACTTCTGCCTTTGCTTCAGCATCTGCTTTTGCAAGGTTGGCCTCATTCTTGTTCTCTTGGATAATCAAATCCTGCTCAGATGCAAACTTAGCATCAATTGCCTCCTGGATATCGGGATTCTCAAAAGAAAATCCTTCCTTAATGCCAAGAACAGTAATGGTAATACCATATTCCTTGAAATATTCAACTACGGCAGTCTTGACCTTTTCTACAATTTCTGCCTTATGAGTATGAAGCTCAGTGCTCTTATACTGGCTAGTTGCGATATTAAACTGATCCTCAACCATCTTCTTGATATCAGTATCAATAATGGTTTCAAGAGGAGTATTGTTATAACGGTAAAGGAACTTAGCAGCATCCTTTTCCTCAATCATAGCCGTGCAGTTCATACCGACATAAATTCCAATGGCATCGGATGTTTCACCAAAAATAGCCTTATTGCTACTGGTTGCAGCAGAATCGCCAGATTCCCAAGAACGAGATACGGGCTTGCGCTCAACAACAATTACAGTTGCAGAAGGACGCCAGTTACCCATCCAATGACGACGACCAGTCTGGACCCAGCGATGCGGGATCTGAATCTCTTTGGTTGCAACCTTGGTTTCGAGAAGCAGAGCCTCAGACTCAAAAGTGCCCTGATTGGTGGTGTCGCCTATAAGAGGAATGAGGAACGCAGTCTGCGAGGGTTCGATAGTCATAAATTCGGGCTTGTCGTAAGGTTTGCGGCAACTAGTGAAGCAGCAAAGAATGAGAGTAAGAAGTGTTGCGAGAATAAAAGTTCTAAAAATAGTCTTTTTCATTATATATTAAGTTCCTTTTCTAATTTATTCATATAAATAGCGGAGTAAATGTTTCTTCCGCAGATAATACAAGTGAGAAGACGAATGATAGTAAATATCATAGGGACATAGTTCCAGAGCCTCCAAGTGGCATAGCTCATATCATCGTTTTCAAGCTGACCTAGAGCCATGTCATTGGTAAATGTGGGCATAAATGCGTCAGAGATAATTGTCAATGCTATAAAAATTACAATTACCACAATGAGATTTATAATAATTTTCTTAACCATTATTTTCCTCCACAAAAAGGACAGTTGCTTGAAGAGAAGAGGATATAAGTGCCCTCAGCGCAGAAAATATTATCATACTCTGCGGTTTTTACCTCAATGCCTGAACCTTCGTTTTCATACCACTTTTCAATGGTTGCGCAATGACCTTCTACTCCGTTGAAGAAGTGGATATGCCTAAAATCGTAGCTTCCCCAACCTATGCTCCTATTGTTTGCGCTCACTTCAGTGGGGCATAGAGTGATGAACGCGGAGACCATCATAGCTGATACAAGCAATGCGCAAATAACAATAACTACTTTATTCATTATTTGATTCCTCCTGGCTCTCTTCCATATCAGGAGCCTCTGCTTCAACCTTCACAATGCCCTCAAGAGCCTTGAAGAACCAATTCTTATGCTTATATGCACAGAACTTAGGACGGTTGATAATACGAACCACTACACCCTCACGAACATGCGTCTTACCAATGGGATCGGGTCCATCATAGAACTCTTCGGCAGCTTTTATAACCATATCACCAACCGTGCCATCACCAATTAGATAATCGTGGTCATATCCATCTGGAGCAACTAGATGCAGTCTATCGCTGCTTATTGTTGCCGTTCCAAATACAGGAACGCACTTAACACCCATCTGCTCACAACGATAACGCATAAAGTCAGGAGTGTATTCTACGGTAAAGCCATCCTCATTGGTCATCGTCATACGATATACATAGATATCAGACTGAGGACCAACCCACACGACATCTTCATAGTGACCTTCGTCGGTGCCTTCGGGATCACATCCGTAAGAGAATACAGTAGTCTGTCCATACTGCTTAACAAAATCCTTATCATTAAGCTTCTTATTGTCGCCACTTGCCATAATGGGAGCCCCAGTATGAGTGAATCCTACGACTTCGTAGAAAATCTCCTCGCCCTTATTCAGCTTACCCTCAAAGAACTTTGAGTGTGCTTCACGGAACTCATTAGAACCATAATATCCACCTTCAAAATTCTCAAGTACGGTACGACGGGTACCAGATACATATCCCCAATCGTAGATAGGCTTACCTTCACGACGGAGAACCTTATCAATAAGAGTTCTCTTATACTTCTTGAACACGGGAAGATAACCAGTTCTCTGACTCGTTCCGTGCATCTTGAGCGTAATTTCAATCTCATCACCAGGCTTAAACGCTGCGAGGTTGTACGCAAGCTGCTCAGTGTCTGCGTGTTCTGCAAAAAGGGGCGCCACAGGAACCTTCTTCTTGCGAGTCTTATTACCCTCGGAATAATGTCCTCTTCTATTTTGCTTTCGAGGGATGTACTTACAACAAATCTCGTGACCATTGAAGTTGTCAATTCTATCACCCTCACGAAGAGCAGTAATGTCTCCAAAGGATTCGAGCGCCTTTAGAGGAAGGAAGAGACCATCCGACTTCTCTCCACGAAGTTTGATTGCGGTTACATTTCTCTTGTCTGGGTCCATATAACCGCCGATGTTGTTTCCTGCATCATCCTTCTTGCGAAGCAAATTATTTGCCTCAGCGAACTCGACTGAGAGCTGACCATCCGAAGGAAAATACACACCGAGCTGATTGTCTTCATACTCCATCGATACGATTACTGCGTTTCCAAAACACTCACCAATCTGAAGTCTATCGGCATTAGGATGCTTATGTAGATTCTTAATTCTTGTAATATAAGCGTTATACATTCTTCTTCATCTCCTCTGCTCTTACAATGGCCTCTGCCATCTCCTGGATTCGCTTCTCTCTTTCCATAGCACGCTTCTTCGCCCAATGTGCCTTCACCTTCTGATAATTCTTTTCGGCCTTTGCCTTCTTTCGAGCTTCCTCTTCTGCTCTCTTCTTCTTGTCTGCTTCTGCCTTGTCGTAAAACTTAGTCGCATAAGAAAGCAACTTGCTAAGAACGGCTGTGCCTTCCTTACCAATCATTTCCTTGACAATACAACGAAGAAGTCCGTCCTCAAAGAAGTAGGGATCGTTACCCTGGACGGTCGCCGTCTGAGTGTCACCGTTTACAAAAGTCATCTTGATGGTGTTTTCGTTAAACACGCCGATAGACTTGATTGCAGGAATGAGATCCTGGCTGCCATCAAAGAAACCGTCCTTGTAGTATCGTGCAACAATTCGACCAAACTCAACTTCAAGCGACGAACGCTGGTCAGGTCTGACCTCAGGCTTCTTAGTTGCCTCTTCTATTGCAGAGGTTATATTGGAAAGTGAGTTGGAAGTTACAACCTCATTGACGAAATTCCAACAAGGCTCGCCGTCGTAAGTGTAAGTTACATTGCCATTATGGCCCGCTTTAATTGTCATTTTCTTTTTCTCCTTAATCATTTCGTTGTGTGCATATTATAGCACAGTTTCTTTTATTTGTCAATAGACTTTGTGTATCGTTTACATTTTATTTACAATCAGGCTTAAATGTCGGTATTGGATTTAATTTGAATAAATTCTTCTGGTGAAGGTGATCAATTTTTGCCTTTGCTACTTCATCTTCGCATACACCAGTGCGAATATATTTATTCAATACTTCATAGGTAAACCCAAAGTTATCCTCGTCAGTTTTGCCACAGAGACCGTCTGAAGGTGTCTTGTGAGTCAACTCATATGGAAGTCCACAGGCATCGCCAATAGCAACCACTTCATCAGAAGTAAAGTTTAGTATGGGCATTAAATCTGCTACATTATCGCCCCACCTGGTGGAATAACCTATATATGCTTCTGAGGCATTATCTGTTCCAACAACACGTCCATTTACACTTTGAGATATGGCATAAAGCGTTGCCATACGAATACGAGGAGGAAGATTTATGGTTGTCTGCTTGCTAATTTCAATATCCGTCGGAAACTGATTGTCAATACCAACAACAGCATCCCAAATATTCATAGTATAACTTTTAATCCCAAGACATTGAATAAGTTTATTAGAATCATCGATATCAGGCTGTACACCACAGGGCATCTTTACACCGATTACTCTGTCCTTGCCAAGAGCTTCTACGCAAAGCGCAGCTACAACGCTTGAGTCTTTACCACCACTAATACCAATTACAGCATTACAACCTTTTCCATTCTGTTCAAACCACCCTCTAATCCAAGCGACAATTCTATCTTTAATCTCTATCGCATTAAAATTATTCATGTGTAATCTCCCCATTTTCAATTTTAGTAATTAATTTATCCAACATTCTATATACAGAAGGCAAGCCACCTCTATCATCAATATAAGCATTTGCATATGTTTTGCGCCCACCAAAAGATATAGAACTGTCACAGTTAATACCTTTATATTTAATGCCTACATTTTCCATATACTCCTTGATTATTGGATGCTGCGCTTCGCCATTTCCTGTTAAAATAACAACCTCTGAATAAGGCTCCCAACGTTTGAGGAGCGTAATAACATCACTATAAGAACGACCAAGTTTATGAAAATCATAGATGGTATCATCGAAGTCTACGCAAAAGATGAGTTTGCCATACTTCTTGAATTCATCTTCAAGTCTTTGATAGCAATTTTCTTCAGAAAGATAAAAATCCATTAAAAATTACCTCCGTGCAATCTATCTCTAATTTCTGCAAGAGTCTGCTCTTTAGTCATTACTCCATCTTTGAATATGGTGACTAAATGATTCTGATAATCATATTTTGCTTCATCCCATGTAGCACCATCTATATAAACAAGTGCTTCTTTCTCTCGACTCCATCTAACGGAACAACATCCCTTCTGCGACTTCTTAAAACCACCATCTTTAGGATTCTTGAATATCGGATATGGCTTACCGTCAATCTCACAATAAGTCGCCTTGATGCAAGAACTAAAAGTATCTCTTGTGAAAGGCTTCAGAATACCATCTTCCTCAACACACTGGAACGAGAACGAACCAACACCAAGAGCAACATTGGAACAAGCAAATCCATTTTCCATAAGAATTTGATAAATCTGTTCGCAACGCTGGATAGTAATACTGTCGCCATAAATTGCTTTCACATGAGGATTAAGCACTTTATATCCCTTACTATTAATAGTACCACCAAAGATATCCCAAAGTTTAAAAACGGTTTTGGTTACAACCTCAACACAGTCACCAGAGTCACCACGCATAAGCATGCAACCATTGTGTGCAAGGATTTCTTCCTTAAGTCTAGGAAGAATATTGTCAATTACATTCCAATAATCATAAGAGTCAAGTACAGCAGAAAAACTTGTGTTAGGGTAAATTTCTGTAAGCAGTCTTCTAAGAAGAGTTTCCTCATCGCCATCAACGGCATAGTTACTGCACATTACAGAATGCTCAGTAGAAGGCGAACCAAAAGCCACAGGTTCTTTTGTACAATCACAGTTATAATTTGCCTCAAGGTAAGGAATTGTAGGAACAGTTGCCGTATTCAAGAAGGATAGACACCAACCAGCTCCCGCCTTTTCAGCAGATTGTAGACATTCTTCACCTCTAAAGTCGAATGCACCAAGTGCTCTTGCTCTCGGAATATTGTCATCACAAGTGAGGTCATAATACTTGTTGACAATTTCTCTATATGTATAACCAACAGTAGCAGCAAGCATTGGATGCCATATCTCAGCAGAAATAAGGGATTCTAAACTCTGAGGCAACCACGCAAAATCAGGGTGAGTGTTTGTAATACCAAACATCGGCACATGCATAGGTACAAGCGTTCCTTCGGGAAGTGCTACAATTTCAATAGGAAGATAGCCAAGCTTGTGAAGATGTTCAATTTTATCAATTTTATATGTGTCCTTGCCAAGAGTTGCATCCATAACTCTCTTATATTCAGAGATTACTTCATCAAAAGACTTGTTAAAGAATTCGTTGTTAAAATAATCAATAAGATAGGTCTTAATGAATCCCTGAAGTCCAAACATTACCACCTTGTCCCATCTCTTTACTCTGCTCATGCGAGGAGTAAAGTAAGATACGGACTTAGTAATGCCCTTGGGGAGCATTTCGGCATGGACAGCCTTATAGAAATCAATTAACAACATAGGATTTGTTCTTCTCATAATTCAAATACCTCAATCTTTTCGTGTTCCTTTGTAAAAATACTGTTAGTCGTATAAACTCTTTCAATGAAACCGCTTGTAAGAAGTTCGCCTTCGAGGATAGTGTTTTCACAATGAGTTATATAAAGATATATGTTCTTAGCACCAGCCTCTTTGAGTGCTTTAGCAGAATGATAGAAAGTGCCACCACGAGAACAAATGTCGTCAATAATTAAAACATCTCTATCTTTTACAACATCTTTGTTCATTAGTTCAAGACCAAGAATCTTTCCTGTTTCCCAATCACGCTTTTTAATTCCGAAAGCATAAGCACCCTTTACATAATCTGTGCCACGCTTCATTGCGCCTTCATCTGGATAAAAAGCAACCAAGCCATTTTTATTTGGGATAGCTTCAATTGTCCTAGTAATCATTTCCAGTGGATGTTTAACCTTAACATTGTTAATAAGCGCTGCACAAACATTGCTGTGCGGGTCAAGAATTCTCACTTCAGTAAAATTGAGACCGTTAATCACATCTGCGAAATGCTTCAGAGTAAAAAATTCATTAGAGCTTTTTACTCTGTCCATACGAGCGTGTGGACAATAAGGCATTTCAAGAATCATATCTTGTCTATCAAAATGTTTGCGAATGCAAATTATAGTAAACAGTTCGGCGTCGTTTTCATAGTGCCAAGTGAGTATCTTTGGAGATTTGCCAAACCAATCCAAACTAAAAATAGGCTCTGTATAATCGGTTTCAATTCTTAAAGAGTTGTCTGGAAAACGAGCCTGTGTTATAAGCTTATCATTTATTTTAATCATAATTATTCTCCAATCACATTTATCTGGCACATTTTCATTGTGGTAAGTGCCGCCTGATGAGTCTCAGGAGTTACACCAGCACAACAACTTGCATCTACTGTAATGCTGATTTCGGGGAACTGAGCCTTGAGAATAAGTGCATTAGACACTACGCAAATGTCGGTGCAAAGACCTACGAGTTCAATTTCTTCAAAATCAAACAAGTCGTTCCAATATGTGCAACCGAAGGTGTATTTATCGACGTGAACACATTCTGGAGAATTAATTTCCTTTGTTATAAGCCAGCCCTCGGTGCCACGAATACAGTGTTCGACAGGCAAGTGCTTGCCCTCGTTGGTGGTAAGATAATATGCTGAATGAGTATCTCTTGTAAAGATAATCTCATCTCCACGAGCCTTATACTCTTCAATCTTCCTCTTTACATTTGGCACAATAGCCTGCGCCTCCTTAGTTCCGAGGGCGCCGTCAATAAAATCATTCTGCATGTCAATTACAATAAGCGTTCTTTTCATTTGTTTTCTCCTTTGATTTTTAAATCATTTTGTTGTGTCTGTATTTTATCATATATTTTTAAATTTGTCAATAACTTACGCTTCTTATTTACATTTTATTTACATTTGCACCTCACAGTCCTCAAAAGGTGCAAATATTGCACTTTTAAAGGGTGCTGTAGGTGCAAATTATTCGATAGTATAGGATGTAAGCCAGACGTCTTCTCTGCTATAATCCTGCACCCAGTTCTCTCCGTCCTTTTTCCACGCAGGTTTCTTTGTTGTACGATAGTCGATAATCATGCCTGATGCAAGAGGGTTGCTCTCGTAGTCCTTTTTCTTTAGCTTAGCGTTAACCGTCTGACCATCGTAGAGTCTGTATAATGAAAGTTTCGGAGTATACTTGGTATTAATATCTAAGACAACTGCCTTGGTAGGTTTGGTAGGATCGACAAGGTCAATGTATCCTAGGAACTCCTTTTGTGCCTCAATTTGAGATAAGATAGGCAGTTCTTGATCTGGTACCATAGAACACAGTTCGGATAACATTGTTGTCATACCTTCTGACTCAAAGCGGTATTGCTTCTCGGTAGATGATTTGGCATACTTCTCAATAATCTCGACTGGTAAATCTAGTTTCTCCTTCTTTAAAACCTTCTTGCCATTGTACTTATCATAAAGTTCGGCTATCTTTAAGAGTTTTAGGCTGCCTCCAAACTCGGAGAAGTAATTTAAGCGAGTGAGTATTTCTCTCTGTCTGCTATTTCCAGGGAATACGGATAGTAGATCCACAAAAGAGTCAAACTTCTGATCTTTCATAGAATATAATTGCTCTGATACTTCCGAGTTCATATATTTAAGGCTCGATAAGCCTTTATAGATGCTATTCGTTTCTTTTTCCATGTTATAATTCGCACGAGAGTGACGGAACTTGATCGGATTCAAGGTAATACCGAAGTATGGCATCTCTGCAGTTAACTTTGCAGTTCTATCAAGGTCATCGCTATATAAAGATAATGCCACCGTAAAGTATTCATTTGGATATGTCGCTTTCAAATAAGCTCCATATAAACTATCAATTGCAACAGAGAGACTATGCGAAGCATTAAATGAATAATGCGCTGCATCTTCTACAACCTGCCATGTCTCGTTAAAACCCTCTTCACGACCAACGTTCTTAACCCAGCCTGCACGAAGCTGAGACTTAAGTTCGTTTAGCTCTTCTTCCTTGAACTTTTTCTTTGCAATCTTTTTAATAATATCATATGTACCCTTTTCCTCTACACCAAGCCAAACAAGATATTTCATTATCGACTCTTGGTACATTAAGTAATGGAAGGAATCTTTGAGAATATCATCAAGCTCCTTGACACCCGTTGTATACGGCATTCTATCTACAAAATTGTTAAGTAGTGATGCAAATCCAGGACGAATAGCGGCAACATATGCCGACAACTCCGACAGGTTTCTAGGTTTATACTTCTTCAGTATCTGTTTATCGTAGTCGGAGTCTGCCTGGTTGATGGTCGTCGTCAATCCCTTGGCATAAACATCCCATACCTTATCATCACAATTCGCAACAAGGGTGTTAATGTCATCCATCGGCTTCCCAAGGAGTTTATAAACATCACTAATAAGTTGGTAAACCGTTACTGTCAGATAGTCATTCTTCAGGAACTTGTAAACATCACAGTTATAACCATCAAGGCAGCAGCAAGTAACATCTCCCACCTTAACCAATCCAACCATCTCGGAAATCTTATCATTGGAAAGCAAGAACGAGCAAGGCGACGGAGCAACACTCTCTACTACGCCTCGGAATTTTTTACTGCCCTCAATCAAATCTTTCCACTTCTCATCATTTTCATATGTTTCAAGGTTTTTGGCGACTTCATCATACTCGGAGATATGCATATCGTGAGCCTTGCACCAAAGTCTAAATGCTGAAGACTCTTGCAAAGGTTTGTATGCAATCATATAATAGATGCCATCTTCACCAAGTAAGTCTTTACTTGCTTGAATAACAGGGGTAACATCTGCCCAGTTAAGGTCGATATCGGGAAGGCTGCGGCTGGAGAGGATACGTTCTGCCGACATAAATCTTGTAGGATAAAGAGTAATCGGAGCACTGATTCTATCGACCTCGGTAAGTCCCAACAGTTTATTAACGTAAAATGAAACCGCACTACCTCTTCCACTCTTAGTCAGAATTGCATCATATTCCTTAACTGCTCTGTCAACGATATAATGGTCGAGGATGAAGTAATCTGCCATACCACAGTCTTCGATAATCTTGTATTCATACTTGATTTGTTCAATATACTCGGACCATCTTTCCTTAGGTACGTTGCTGCGCTCCTTTGCCCAGCCTTCATTGATGAGCTTCTTAAGAACTTTATTGCTATCTCCCTCTGTAATCTTAGGGATTTTGAACTCTTTGTCAATAGTTATGCCTTCGGCATTATCGAAAACAAGTGTATTCTGCAGTGCCTCTGTTACCTCGTCCTCTGTGAGAATGCCTTGTATTTTATATCTTCGATAAATCTCATCGGAGTCTGGATAATCAAGACAAAAACCACTTTCTTCTTCATATACAATGCCCTTTGCTTTTAAGAATAAATCTCTATATTTAGCATCTTCGGGATAAATATAATGCGAGTCATTGGCGTGGATAATGGGAATATTGTATTTTCTATGAACTTCCATTATCTTTTTATTATATTCTGCCTGATCGTGATCCGCATGAGATTGTACCTCAAGATAGAAGTTTGCTCCAAAATGTTCTTTTACAGGCACCAAGAAGTCCGTATACCAAGAATCTTCTCCAACTGCTATTGTTTTATAAATAGGTCTTTCTTCTTCGTGTCCTGTGGTATCTATATAACCTGGGCCACTATCATATACTCGAACCTTTTCATACCCAATTATTTCTTTGGTTTTTTCGAAACTTTTGGGCTTAAACATCCTTCCTGCAACACAGGCAGTAGTCACAACGACCTCATCTCCTGGTAAAGAAAGCAAGAGGTTAAGATCGATTCTCGGCTTATAGTAGTAACCATTGGTATTTGCCGTAGACATTATTCTATTGATTTGTCTTCTGGCATTCTCCGTCATTGCAACGAGGATTATATGGTACATTGCTCTTGATGACTTATCATTGATATCATCAACATAATATGCCTCGACTCCATAAATACACTTTAGGCCATTCTCTTGACACAATGTATATGCCTCGAAGATGTTTCCTTGGTATCCATGCTCGGTTGTAAAATATGTAGTGTGTCCTAATTCTTTAGCTCTGTTGACATAATCAATAGGCTTTGATACGCAGTCAAGCGTTCTTAGGTTTGAGTACATAGTATGTTTATGATAGTTGTTGTATCTCATTCTTTCACTCCTAATCATTTTGTTGTGTAAAGTATAGCACCAAAGTTTTAATTTGTCAAGATACTTCGGTGCTAATTTACAATTTATTTACAATTAAATCTCGTCCTCTTCTTCGGCCGAGCCCTCATTCAAGAATGCCGTAAACTCGTCATACTTCCGCTGCTTAATTTTTCCAGGTTTCCCCTTGATATTGTAGGTAAGATACTTGTCGAAGAGCTCCTTGATTTCGCGCTGGGTATTTTTTCTTCCTTGCTGGAGCCCATCTCTGTAGCCTTTATTCGACTTGGCGTCACCGAGTGCCGCCTTGCCCTCGCCTTGGCTACCAGTTGTCTTATTACGCAGTTGAAATCCTTGGTCAGCGTAACACTTAATCCAATACTGCTCTCTGCCATCAAGCTCGTCTTCTGGGCAATGGCAGATTATCTCAACGTGGTAACCATAGGGATTGGTTTCTTCATCATAAAACTTATGTTTCTTAATACTACAGTCGATATGTTGATATCCACTAAGATGTTCTGCAAGTCTCTTTAATAAGTTCTTGGCTTGCCCAACATAAGCAAACTTAAAACCGTTCTCGTCTGTACGATAAAATACATAAAGGCCTGAATCTTCCGTTGCAATAGGACACACCTTCCGTATCTTATCTTCATTAGCTTTTCTTATAGCCATTATCTGTCTGTAATTCGTAGCCATAACCAATCTCCTTAATCATTTTGTTGCGTATATTCATCAATTGTAAGTTGCAAAAATTTGTTTTTCCCATAGAACGGATTTGCAAGCACGCCTACCGCCACAATCTCACCGTCATTACCAAGAGTTTGCCAATCCATACAGTTCCACTTAACAACAATAACTCCAGTCTCATTATCAATAATCTTAAGGTGTTTCTTGGTTGAGAACGTACTAACCTCATAATCGTTGGTTCTTACCAATACCTTAACTGGAGGAAAACCCTCCCCGCTAATACGATTGATTGCGTTCAGTTGCTTCACCAAATTCTCATTAATCTGACTCGGAGCAAGTTCTATATCTGCCTCTATATTAACAGAGAACTCAACATCTTTTAGTTCTTCCTCAATGACAGTCTTGAACTGCTCAAACTTATCTGCATCTATAAACGCACCCGCAGCATTGGGGTGTCCCTGGCAAAGACACAGTCCTGTACCATTTGCGATCTCAAGGAAGTTCTCGGTTCCCATACTTCTCATACTTCCCGCATATTGTTCATCTCGCTCTTTTAAAATAAATAGTGGCCTCTGATACATTGCTAGAAGCTTATTTGCAATAAGCCCCGTGATTTCTGCATCCGTGTCATTGTCGAGCATAAAGAACATACACTTCCTATCGAGCTGTAACTCGCCCTGCTCAAGTAATCCATCAAGCAAATCTGCTACGACTTTATTCTGTTCTTCTCTGCAGTTTTTCAGATCCTTAACTAACTCGTCAATTTCATCCTCGTCTTCCGCAAGAAAAACATTCATTGCCTTTTCATTCTGATGCATTCTCATAGCAGCATTAACCAACGGTCCAATACTGAAACTGACCGACTGACTGTCAAATGTGTAATTACCGACCATCTTCTGCACCATAGGATTTCTGAACTGTGCCAATCCTCGATATGCAATATATCTATTCTCTGGTTCCGCCATACTTGACATATCTGCTATAAGTCCTATCGCTGCATATGCCCATAAATCATCACTATAATCAGTTAGATTTTGGTAATCGCAATATTGCACGAATTTAAGACAAACTCCCGCACCCGACAAGAACTCATTTGGATATCCGTTTGCCGAACTCACGAGCACAAAATCCAAATCTGCGTCAAATAATCTTTGCTCAGGTAAGTGATGGTCAAATACCACAAGTTTTACGCCAGTGTCAAGAATTCGCTTGTAGACTTCAGGATCGTTGTTGAGAGAATCGACGATGATCATCACATCAACGCCATTAAGTAGCTTCAAATCAAAATCTTCGGCACCATGTTTCTTACCATCATTGATAACGCACTTAACATCCGCACCACACTTACGCAAATATCGTGTGATAATGGCATTGCTGCTACAACCATCTGCATCCACGTCTGCCAACACAAGGAACTTTTCTCCCATTGTAATGGCATCGTCTATAATCTGATATGCCTCGTCAAGTCCTTTTAATTCTTCGAACGGTATCATATCATCTTCCGTTGGTTTGAGGAAGTCGGAAATATCCTCGATTCCTCTCGAATCCAATATCGCCTCAATTATTTCAAAATCATCTTCCATCTGCCTGCCATCGATCTTGGCAGTAAGTTGTTTTATCAATTCTCATCCCTCCAACAAATCCTTCGGTATACCTAAAGTTTCATAAAGCTTATTACGTTGTTCGTCGATCCGCTTCGCCGTATCTGCGTCAGGATTGCATATCTTATAAACATTATCTAAACCAGTCCCATAAGTAATCTTCCAATTGCTTTTACACGGACATGCATCCACCCACGGTGCCACTCCTCGTCCACACACAGGGCAAATCCATCCTTCTTGCTTGCCGAAGCCCTGGGGCATAGGCATATCACAATTAGACAGACCACCTATAGATTTATCGTCTGCCATATTATTTTTAAAATACGCTTCTTCTATATCGTCTAAATGAAAACCAATAGTCATAATTAATCCTCCACTTTAACTGCAAACTTATCAAAATAATCATTGGCATGCCACTTAGGCAAACTTAATGCCTTTTCACTTAACTCTTTATTGAAATAAACAAAAGGTTTATCATTCATTTGCGTTTCAACATAATATGAGGGATCGTTGTCTGTTTCATCAATCCTTCCACAAATATTACATACCTTTGTAGGAAGAATGGTTTGCCTAATTTCTGGGCGACCTGTTTTGAAATTAGTAGTATGCCAATCTCGATACAACAATACCGTTTCATAAGTATGTTTATGATCGGCACGAGGTTGACCTTTCTTTTTTGATTTCTTTTTATATGCAGGAATTTCATCATCGATTAAATTTATTTTATCATTCATATCGATACCTCTTAAAACTCTATTTTTATATCACTAAATATCCAAGCCAACAACGACAAACAGTACCTTCTTTGATAATATAGCCACAGGGTTCTACATTACACACATAAGCAAGTTGGCAAGTAAGCCATTCATCTGGAATAACTGGTTTACGCAGAGTTTGGGTTGCGGGGTCGATAATGTATAAGTCGTTATTATGAATAATTTCTCCCGCTGTGCGAGAAACTATTGTCCCATGTTGAAATCTATTTAACATAATATACCTCTTAAAATTTTATTTTTATGTGCTAAATAACACCGTCTTTGGCAGCACAAACTATTCTATATGTAAAGTCAATGTGGTCTTTATCCACAAAAATAGTAGGAAATCTATTGCCTTTCATAACTTCAACGGCTTCATCTATGCCGCCATATGGCTTAAGTTTACTCAATGCGTGTGCATACTCACAAGCATTATCGCATTCTTCTGTATACTGTTTACCATATCTATTTAAACATTCAAAGCATGGATTATACATCTTCTACCTCACTTTCAAGCCACATCTTTACAATCTCCTTGCAGTCAGGCACATCATCGTGATCGGGGAAGTAACGACACCTATTTTCAAGTTCGCACCATGCAAATTCGCATTCTCTCTGACCAAAATCATCCTCCACGGTTGCCTTAACAGATTCACACCGTTGACAATATGTAGAATCAAACCACTTACTCCAAGGAGAATTGTCCCACATACCGTTTGCGTCGAGCCAATCGGCAAGCTGGTCTATATCTAACGACTTCCAATTTTCAAAATTAGTTTTCATAATTACCTTAACCTATAATCACATACTTCTGTTTACGCATACTTTCAGGTGCTCGTTCAGGAAGAAACGGATACACCTCTTCTTCTATATATTGTATATCTTCATATTCATAACTCAAAACTTCCATATCTTCAGGAAACTGCTCCAACTTCTCTTTGAGTTCTTTAACGGTCATTGTCCTTTCTCCTTTTCTGCAAGTGCTTTCTTGGCTTCCTCTTTTGTGTGGAATATGAATTTGCCGAAGTCTTCAAATTTACCACAGATGTTTTTGAAATAAGGCTCATCGTCAAATCCTTCGTGGCATATAAACAGATAATTACCTGTATTACGAATATCAATGGAACCAACATATCCTCGATGTATTGCTGTAGTGTTTGTTTCAGTATTGAGAGATACTGCATATACTATATCGCCCACTTTACAAGGAGGCACTATAACACCGTTGGCGAGAAGGTAGTCGGCAAGTTTTCGTCCAACTCTTCAGAATACCAATGACTGACATCTACGCCATGAATGAAATCATCTATCAACTCAATAAGCCTATCTCTCATTTCCCGTCCTCCGCGTATTTCTGAAAAACTTTACAAATAGCCATGCCAATATACCCTGCGTACATTTCACCAGCACGGCATAACGACTCACGAAAATCCAAAACGCTTATATTATTTATTACTGCTTTATCTGCTTCTGCAATACCGCTTTCCATAGCTCGCATAGTCTCCTCAAAAATCTCCCTCGCAACCTCTGCCCTCGGTGCGACATCGGCAATCGGAGCTTCGACCATAAGTTTTCTCGCGCCTCCTGCGGGACCGACGTGTACTCTGTCGTATTCGGCTATGAGCTTATCAATATCTGTATATCGTGCCATATCATTCACCACCTTTCATCTTCGCACCACAATTACAATAAGGTTCTTTAACATGTTCATTTCTTCCACAAATACTACACCTATAAGCTATGTATTGATGAATAACAAGACGACCTTCTTCGTCGAATGTCGCAGGAATCATTGACTCGAATGGTTCTTCAAGCCACTCTCCCTCTATCTGTTTGCGATAGCCTGCATCGTAGAGTTGTTCCGCAACGCAATGTTTGCAATCAATCTTAGTATGACACTCATCAATTGAAGTATCTCTACAAAATTTCAATACTCTCGCCATTTCCTCAATCTGCTTCTCTTTGCTCATTTTCTTTTCTTTCTCCGTAACTACAAAACGCATTTGGCCCCGTTGGAACATCATAGTCTACGGTCCATTTCATACAAGTTGTGTAATCTCCCCAATCTCTATAATGCTTGCAATCCTTGCATCTCACAACTTCTACAACATTTGCAGCATCTTTGTATGCTGTGCAATCTGCTACAATAGCCCCTTTATGAGTTGCAAGAAACTGACAATTTTCCTTATATAAACACTTTTCACACTTATCCATTGTTTTCCTCCAACAATTCTCTTGCGACCTTTTCTACATCAAAAACATCAATATATCCAACATAAGGATATTTATTAAGTGCCTTATCGCTCAACATATCTCTCATCTTCCGAACAGCGTCGGCTTTAATTGTCTTGATTTCTTTCCGCAACTTCCCATTATCTTCTACCCAAGCTTCGTTGTACTGCTGTGCCTCTTTGATGAGATCCTGCAATCTTTCAATCTCCGTATTCTGACAATGATACTCACAGTAGTCTCTTGTCTTTTTATAACAATTGCCGTCTTGACACCAATGGCAATTTTTAAAATTACACCTAGGCAAGTCTATTCTCATATTTCGTCCTCTTCTTCTAAATTTTCTATTGGTTCTATTTCGTGTTTAAGTATATACTCAAACTCCACCTTGGTGTCATCACAAGGTGCTGATTTATTATCAAGAGTTAAATTATCTTCCCAATTCCAATATCGGATCTCCAACTGCCTCATAGTACAAAATGTCTTGAGCAAATCTGCATTCCTTTTGGTGTTATCAAGCGGCAAACTCTTGTCTAACATAAAAGTGATTCGCTTTGGATTCAATGAAATGAGCAGCTTTGCCTGGGTTGGGCTCAATGAGTTACTACCAAGAGCAACCACATTGTTATAACCCCAAGAGTCTAATATAAGCACCGATTTCTCACTCTCTACCACAAGGATCTCATTCTCATATAGCGAACTGTAATTTTCTGAGTACCCGAAAAGAGTTTGAGACATTGGACCATTCTCAAGGTATAGATACTTAGGCTCAAACTCTTCTGGTATCCCATTAAGTCTGCCCTTTATCGCCATGATTTCTCCCGTAGAAGTTCTGATAGGCAGTGTAATTCTTTGGCTCAGAACATCGTAACCTATGCCCCATTTTCGTTGAGTACTTAGCGAAATTCCATCCTTAAGCCAAAGAGTATTTGGCGTATTGCCGTATTGCTCAAGTATCTCTTCTGGGTAAGTAGTTACGGCTATTTCGCCATTAGAACGATTTAGACCGTCATATATCCCCCCAAAGAGCCCCAACTTGCGTTTGTAGTTATATATGGAATCAAGATGTAATTCCTGTTTGATAACATTCATTACATCTTTAAAGGAAATGTTCTTGCTTTTGACAAGGTAGTTGATTAGGTCTAACGAGAGGTTTCGCTCATAGTCTTTCACGAATAAATTCTCATTGTCTTGTAATCTAATCACCACCGCAGTCGGATTCATTCCGTCCTCAAAAGCACACCTGATTTCTCGGTGACCTCTGCGTATTTTAGAAAAACCAAAGGTGTCGAGGATATGCTCTATGGACTCTGGTTGCTCTAATAAACGTTCTTTTACTTCTTTGAACACATCTCTGACACCTCCAATCATTTCGTATTGTTAATTAATTATCTTAATGAAGCTTTAAAGTTACTATATGTTCCAAACTTTTCTTTCCATCCAGCAACGATCTCCGTGGGATTCAGATTGAACTCCTTGCAAACATATGTGATATACTCATTCTCATATAGTTTCTTCCTACGTTTATTAAACTTCTTAACCTCGGCAAAAACTTCGTCTCTTGAAACACCATACTCCTTAAGGAGATATGTGCTCAAATCGCATTCTGAGTACTCAATAAACTGGCAGATGGGACACATACACTCAGGTACATCATAATTATAACCACTAGAACAAAAGTCATCAAACAATGTATCCTCATCCATAACTATTAGCTCCTCTTCAGAAAAATCTCTATAGCTATGAGTGGTGCCATCCCATTTTTCCTTGTTCCATTCATTTTCCATAATCATCTTAAGCATTTCTTGTTTAGTGGGTCTTTCAAGTGCCTCATCACAACAGAAAATATGTCCATTGACGCACTCCATCATTTCGCAGTCACTCAAAGACAAGTCATAACCGCTTTCATTACGTCCACAAATTTCGCAGATATAACTCGAACTACTACTATTAGTCACAAAATCTTTTCTAAACTTCATAATCGTCACCCATTAAAACCTGCACCATACTGAACATCAATATCTGCAAATCCGTTTTCCTCTTCAATATTATCAATTATTTCTGTGTTAAAATCCTCATAAGACACATCGTAATCTACCTCGCCATCTTCGTCCGCATAAAGATCGTCATAATCTCTTACGACAACAAATCTAGAATCCGAATGTTCCATAATATATTCCTTGCTTGGCGTAGCATTTATTCCTGCCCAATCATATTCAAGCCACTCAGACCATCTACTATGACGAATTTCATCCAGCACCTCTTCAGATGTGTAAATTTCAATTTGCTTACCATACTTGTCAAGTATGGTCTTTGCCTTTTCTTCATCTGCAATTCTTGCAAAGCAAACAATATAACTGCTAGAACTGCTATTTGTAACAAAATCTGTTCTAATTTTCATATTAAATTCTCCTTAATGATGTGATATTCTTTGAATTGTGCACGCCACATTAGGCATGATATCATGCTCCAAATCAGAGTTGCAACAATCATCATATTCAACTTCTACAAATACGGTTTTATCTTCCATATCTTTAAGAATATTATTAACAATATTATCGAGATGTTTTTTAACTTCTTCTGCCCCTTCTTTTGTCTTTACATAATCTACTGAAGCCGAATAAGAACATCTAGTGCGTCTACGATATGCTTCTTCTACATCCCACTTTACTGTCCATTTGAGCCCATCTCTTACTCTATTAATCGCTTCGTCTTTATCGAATTTTTCTGCCTCGTCAATATCTCTTATTACTATGCCAACTTTATCGATCGCCCAATTTGGAAACCCAGATACTAGTTCGCTATATATTGTATCTTTGCCCTTAAATCCAAGAATAAAGCTTGAGCTACTACTATTAGTTACATAATCTGTTCTAATCTTCATACAACAAGTCCCTCCAATCTACTTCGTCATCATTTTTATCTGGCAAATCAAAGCTCCAATCGCTCCAATCAACCTTATTCATATCGACATCAATTTTTTCTAAAAACTCGTACATATCAAAATTGTCCATAGTAGTAGAACCTGTAATATAACCATCGCTTTCTCTGATACCCCAAGATTCTTCCGAATAATCAATCCCTAATTTTTCTCCCAATTCTGAGTGGCGTCGGATTGCCTCAATCTGGTCGTTATCAAGGTGCTTTTTAGCAATCAAAAAACTACTGCTTGATGAATTAGTTACAAAGTCGTGTCTAATTTTCATATTTTCACCTCATCAATCACAATAACCATATTCCCAAGGAATATTATATTTACCTAAAATATCTTCAATAATATCCCAATCATATCTACCACAATCATCGTTGTCAATAATAAAATGATTATCATACTTTGTATCATCATCCCATCCCCATCCGTTACGGATTTTTGTTGGGTTATCTGTTGTTGCTTCATCAATGTGATATCTACGAGCCACGCATTCATCAGTTACATCGTCTAAAGTATATTCCTCATCAGCCCATTTTTTACACTCTAGATTTGCAATTTCAAGCAAAATTTCAATTAATCTATCACGAGAAACATCATTTCTGCTAATAATAAAACTACTACTAGAACTATTAGTCACAAAATCTCTGCGTACTTTCATACAGATCTTTCTCCTCTCTATTACACAACACTATCTGTCTTCTAATGGGGCATCCACCACGACATTCGCACTGTCTACCGCAACCCTTGCAAGAATGTCTGAAATGATCACGAAAATCTTCAAATTGCTTACTATCCCAAGCATTCTGTACAGTGTCATTTGAAATATCATATGCCCATCTCATATCTTGATTGTCAAAACTGCAAGGCAGCATCTTCATATCAGAAGTAATATAAGCAGACCATCTGCCACCCTCACAAGTGTCGAAACTATCTTCGTTGATATTAGATGTCATATTGATGAGTGCAGGAACCGTGCAAGAGTCAAATCCAATCTTAAAATCAAACTGGTGCGTATCAATAATATGAAAGAACTCCTTTACTCTCTCATCTTCAATGTTCAGAACATTACTCTCCTGACCCAGTCCAACGGGCTTATGAAGCAGAAAGATAATTGCGTTAACACCCTTGGGAAAGTCATTATTCTTGAGCCTCTCAATTGCCTCGTCAATAGAGTTATTTCCCAATACATAATGAATATTAGTCTTTACTCCTGCATCTAAAAGCATCTGAATTGCCCTATAGGTATGCTCCTGGCGATACCAACTAATTGCCACTGCTCCACAAAGTTCCTTGCAGAGAGCCACAATCTCATCAGTAAATCCAAGACCAGAAGATGTGAAGTTGGGTACGATTTTATTGGCTCTGCAATATCTTAGAATCTTTTCAAAATCTTCGTGCTGGTCCACATCTCCACGTCCACCAAGAGCAAACTGAAATGTTTTACCTTTACACTCATCAACAATTCTTTTGAAATTATCGAATGACATATTGGGAAACTTAGTCTTTAGTCCATTCTGATAACACTGAACGCCTGACTTAATACACAGGCCACTAGCGCCGTGAACACAATGTCCCATTACGCCGATATCTAACAATTCAGGGAAAGAAGTCATAAATGGATCTACTCCTGTATCCTTGCCGTCCTCAATAACTCCACTACGCACATAAAATCCTGTGTCGGGATTAAACATAGATACGAACTTATTCTTCTTGTCAATTTTTCTAATCATCTTTCGTTTCTCCTAATCATTTTGTCGTGCCATTATTATAATACAAATTCCTTAATTTGTCAAGGTGGTTTGGGACTTATTTACAATTTATTTACAATTACTGAATATATCCGTGCTTGAATTTCGCTTTTGCTGCGTCGCTCCAAAGTCCCCACGCGCCCTGGAACGAGAAAATATACCCTATACCAGTATCTGAACTAACCGCTCCAGATGAACGGCTCTTCTCAATAAACACCGCTCTATACACCATATCGTCCTTTGGCTGCCATCCAACATTCTCCCATTGATTAGTATTCTTGTTTAATACCGTCTTGAAGGGATTGCAATAATACTTGCTCGAAGGATCGAACTCCTCTTGATACATTGAACGACACAGAATCATCAAGTCGCATACCTCTTTAATCTGCTTACTCATTGATAATACTGAACTATCAAGGAATAACTTGCCAAGCGTATTAATCGCAAGCTGAAGTGTACAAATTACTTGAGTTCCTGGATACTTACGAGAAAGTGTCTCAAATCTGCGGCTATCCTGAATAAGAGAAAGCCAGCTATTGTCATTGTTAGTTGAGAGGTCAATCTTAAATGTGTCATACACGCAAGTGTTTACACCTCTATTAAGAATATACAGACGCATCTTCTTAATTGCCAAGCTTACATCACTATCTGGAATGCTAATAAAATAAAGTTGCCCCTTATATCTGTCTCTCCAATACTCCTGGGCCTTTGTGATGTATTCCCTGTCTTCCTTACTGATGTTTCCGTTTATCAGTTTAGTCTTTGTTAAGTTATAATAGTTGAAATGCTTAGTCAATATCAACAAAAGGAAGCCTATCTTAAACGCCTTAGATCTCTGCTCGTTGGAAATTATCATACATTTGCGACCCTCGTGCATCATCGACATAAGAATGCTAAGAACCATCGTCGTCTTACCTACGTTGGAATATCCACCGATGATAGTCATACCATCTGGAATGCCGTTGACCTGTTTCGAGAAATATCTTAAAGCTTCTACTGGATTCCCCATACAATCATCATCGAAGTATTCAAATGGAGTTCCAGCCTCCTCTCCTCTTTCAAGAGATTCAATAAATTCATCCGTGATATCTAATTCTTCTTCTTCAAGAACCTTACTTGAATACCCCGTGCCAAAACTTTCAAGTTTCGATGTGTACCAGTCGGTAACCTGTTCACTCGACATTCTAGTAAAAAGTCTCAATGGGTTAATTGTTTTACCCTCATATTGGATAGGTTCAAGTAGATTAAAACCAAACTTGTGCATATCAATAATCATATTTGATTTCAGAAGATTGTCAAGGTAGCTCTCGTAGTTCTGATTATTCACGCAATCCGCCATATTCTTAATTGCCTTGAAACCACCGCTCTCTTCAAGCTTCTCTCTCACATCTTCTGATACATATGTTAAAACGGACACCTCGTCAAACACCGTACACTTTTTATCTCTAAGTGTCTTCAAGATGCCGTAAATTAATCTCGCATCCTTTGTTAAAAATTTGGAGCTATCGATATTTGTGTCCTCTACCAGCAACATATCATTAACCATACTGCCAATCACGTTCGCCTCGATATTGACACGCCCCTCAAGTAATTCCTTGGGAATTTTCTCGGTAACTCCACTTATATATAAATTATTCATTAACAATCCTCCTCAAAATCCAAAAGAGCTTGTCTAGCTTTTGGCTTGTATTTTGTTTCATAGTGCTCTTCTACTACAACCTTAGGAGGAGCAACTTCTATTGTCTTCGGCTTAAACGCCTTAATTTTATTCCTAATAATCGCCGACAAATAGCGTATACGCGCGTACTCGGAAGACCCCAACCTAGCAATCGCCGAAGTTAAGTAATCCTTATTTTCTGCTAAGTACTTAGCGATTTTTGCGTTATCTGCGACCTTATTCCAGACCTGCCATTCCTTGAACAACGCAGTGCTAATTATCTCCTTCTCGCCCATAATATCGCATATCAAACGATACACTTTATCCTTGTCTTCCTGGGCCTTTTTCTTACGCTCTTCTTCTGCCTCAAACTCAGAGGCTGAGCAAAAGTATTTGTTCTTATTATTCTTATCTGTGACTTTATATGCCGTCTTCGTGTCAAGCTCTGTGCCACAGATTTTGCATTTGCATCTTGCCATCTCAATCCCTCCTCAAACACGCTTATTAATCTGCCAATCCTTATATCCCATATCCTTATATGCCGCTCTTTTAGCTATCTCTGCCTTCGTGGCGTCCCAATGCTCATCACGAATATGATAACGAATGTCTGTAAACACCATGCCCATCTCTTCAAGCGTTTGTTTCACTCGTGAGGCCAAATGTCTGCCACTCATTTCTACGCCTTTAGCACCGATATGATACGAAGATTTAGGAACCGTAAATAGCAAAATAACACCCTCATCCACATCATCAAATTTATCAATTACAACGCCCATCTCCGCATAAGTAACGAGCATTGCTTTACCCATCATACCATTGTTCATCTCAAGTCTCTCCTTATGTCAAAAATAAGGAGTAGTGGCCCTGCCACCACTCCTATATATCAATTATCAAACCTCGTCATTCAGTCCAAGAATTTCCTCGATGGCGTTGACATCACTAGTCTTCATCTCTGCAGAAAGCTTGTTGTTGTAATCTACAAGGTGCTTCTTAACCTTTGCCTTAGTAGTCGCGTCGCTCGCCTTGAATGCACTTCTAATTGCATTCAATCTATCATCATCAAGAGTGATAACCACATCCTCGTCAGCAGTTTCTTCTTCCTCATTGAAGATGTCTTCATCATCAAGGTCAAAAGGCACATCGTCATCTGCTGCACCGTCTTCGCCCTTAGCAAGTGTTTCTTTAAGGGCTGCAAGAAGCTCCATATCTTCCTCATCGAGGCCTTCCTCGACTACGGGTTCTGCCTTCTTAGTGGTCTTCTTAGTCGTAGTCTTCTTGGTATCAGAAGTGGCACCGCCGTTCTTTCTTTCGGCTTCAATAGCATCCTTAATTGCCTGGATAAACTCATCGGGATCAAGATTAATTTCATCGGTAATATACTTGAATCTACTCTTTGCATCTGCAACGAGTGCATCATCTCTGAACTTAATCTTACGAGTCTCGTCAATTACTGCCTTACGTTCCTTTTTCTTCTTGGTCATAGGATTAGCATCTCCTACTTCCTGCTTCTCGATGTTTCTATCAAAATATCCGAATCCAATTACATGGCTGGAGTTCTTGATGCTATTAAAATACTTCATAGGCATATTAGCAGTAAGAGAAGTATAATTGGCACCAGTAAACAGGTCAGACTGATCCTTCTCCTTAACGTGAGATGTCCAATAAGTCTTTACACCAACCTTCTCAAGTCTCGTAATTTCCTTCTTAACAGTATCAATAACACGGTCCATACCTTTTCCGAAGCCGCCCTCAACACTATTGATGCTGGTAGCCTTTGTGAAATCTTTCTTACTAATATTCTCTCTATTCCATGCGTCGATGGTATATGCCTCTGCAATCTCAAATGCGGCATCAAGAGTATCGAGAACCACAACCTTGAGGTCTGGATAGTCCGAATCCTTATTTTTTACAATATCATCGACAACTTCCTTCATCTTCTTCCAAGTAGGAACGGGCTCTGCTACTACACCCTCGATTGCAGATACACCGTCCTCAGTACCCATATCTAACACGATATAGCCATCAGATCCAAACTCCTTCTCGCAAATCTGATACATCAGAGTTGTCTTACCAAACCCACTTGGGGCCATAATACCCACCATATAATCATTGATATTGGTACTTACACTAACTTTCTTTCCAAACTTACCCATAATATTTATCTCCTTTTAATCATTTTGAATTGTTATCAAATGTCATCATCAGAATCTTCATCGAAGATATCTACGGTCTCACTCTCTTCATCACTTACCACGGGTAGTCTCTTAAGGTCTTCTTCAGTATAGACCGTGGCCTCGCTGCCCTTAGCACTGTTTCTCGCAAGAGACTGAATTCTGTACTCCGTAATTCTATCTCCATACATACTACCGCCGAGTGCCTTAATGGCGTCTTCGAGTTCAATAAGACCCATATCAATGTTGTCTCTGGTGTCTTCATCAAGATCGTCGTATGTAATAGCCTGCTCTTCGGCACCATCAATCATCTGGCATACAAATCCACACTTTCTAACGGTCGCCTCATCATCAAATGCCGTCAACTTCTTCTTGAACGCCAGGGCCTTCTTCTCTGCCTTCTCATCGCCATTACCATTAATAACAAGAGTCATAGGTACAAATCTGTTTTCCTTGATAGAACTAAAGTAATAATCGGTATAACAGTTGAAAAGCATCTTCTTATTCTCATCATAAGATTCGTCATCAATTGCGTCCTCGGTATAGAAGGTATTAATGGTCATTTCTGCCTTATAGGGTGTATCATCCGCCACCTTGTACATCTTATCTACGGAAAGTGTTCTGTAGTACTGATCCTTGCTTTCGCTATACTGGAAGTCTACCGTACCAAGAATTCTAAACTTAGCATCTGTGTACTTGTCACTATCGATTACCTTCTTCACAAGCGCTGCGAATTCAGTTTTCTCAAGAAACTGGTGATTCTTCTTCTTTGCATCATCTTCCTTACCTTCGTCCTCAAGAGCCTTTCTTTCGTCAAAAGTCAGAAGATTGCAAGTGTAAATTTTAAATCCCGCCACCTTCTCAATAATTTCAGGATTCTTTCTGTCTTCCCATTTTACTTCAAGCTTCTCAGGCTTCTTGCCTGTTTCTGCTCTAGAGAAAGTCAGAATCTTATTCTTCTTGTCGTCCTTCCACTTACCGCCTCCGATTTCAAGCATAAAACGGTTGTTACCCGAAATTGCGTTAAAACGATATCTTGTGTTCTGCCATCCGCTATCAAAATCACGGACTTCAAACGCCTTAAATGTGTCGCCGTCCTTTACGGCCTTGAGTGTTGCAATAATTTCAAAATTTGCCATGTCTTTTAATCCTTTCTAATTTTAATCATTTTTTACTTGCTATTAGCCCTACTAGTAAGCAGCGCCAACTTAACTTCGTCTGGTAGACTAGAGTTCTGTAACTCTTCATAAAAAATCTCAAGAGTACGGATTGTAATCTTGCAAGTTGCACGAATTTCATCTTCGAGCTCTGCCATATCTTCTGTGTCTAAATTAAAACCAAACATAATTTTTCTCCTTTTAATTAATCATTTTGTATTGTTAATTATAAAATCTTTCATCGAGCATTGTATCTCCATATAAGTAAACATCATCCTTATGCTCACCTATAAATAAATGTTTCGTACCATCCCTACACTTGGGACAAAAAATCGGTTTTGTATATAAATCGTCGTCTGAGATCGACGCATCTTTGCTTTTAACTTGATGTAAATTGCCGCATCTAGTGCATTGCACCCAAACCTTATCCCCCATAAATTAGCCCTCCTTTCGCAATAATCATTTTGTTTTCTGATTTCACACATATTATAGCATAAAGAGAGCTTTTTGTCAATACCCTTTTACCATTCTTTACATTTTATTTACAATTACCTCAATTCCTAATAAATCATCTCCCACCACAAACATATTCCCACTAGTGCAGAACTCGACTACCTTCTGCTTGTATACGAACAATTCAGTTCCCTTCACTACAATTCCAATCTTCTCGTCATCGTTTACCACCTGAAGCTCATCACACCCATATTGTTGCTCCCCAAACAGTAAATGCTTTAATGTCACCTTTCCACGTAGTCCTTGTAACTGATCCCATTCGTCATATTTTCTCATCTGTATTTCCCTTTCGTCGATTAATAAATATTCTCATGTAACATTATACACGAATGTTTGTTCGTTTTCAACCCACAGATTATGGTAAATTTAGGCAGTATTCGCCAAAATTATCAATATAAGTGGGATTACTACTAAAATACCCAATACAATTGCCCAGCTATGTCTTTCCCATTTCATTCATGTTCTCCTTAAACACAAGTCAAAATAACGTCCCTACAAGGAATATCCCATCTGTGCTTGTTTATCCAATCAATAATCCCCTGTAAATCAACTTCATCATTGTTGGTATAAATAATCAAATAATCATAATGTTTATCTTCAATAACAACCATTTTGAGAGTGTCCGAAATACATTCTAAAAAATCTTCCAAAGAATATTCTCTGCTATCCAAACCGATGCTATTAAAAATAACGGGATGATCATAATACATAAAACAGAGGCTGTTAGATTTGTCCATAAGAAAATCAACCACTCTACTTTTCCCATAATCACCTTTTAAAATCAACATTCTTTCTTTCTCCTTAATCATTTTGTATCGTTTTGTGTAGAAGAGGAAATTAATCCTCTTTAAAATATTGCTCATATTTCTGAACTAATACCTGGCTTTGAAACGCAGTTAAAATGTCATACCTTCTCGCCAAGTCGCAAGCATGTTCTGTTTTCACATACTCTCTAAATGTCATACCCGTTTCTTTCATACCTTGTTGAAGATGCCATAATAGCCCGCTTGATTGTAACCCCGTCGGCGATATCTTAACGTCAAGATCCTTTGAGATAAGTGCAAGTCTTCTCAACAGGAATCTGTATCTGCGCTCCATGTCACCCTCGCTATTCCAATCTGAATTACTCGACAAGGCGTTTGCTCTTACCTTGTAGATGCCGTGAGAAACTACCTTTGCTACTCTTGCGGTCGAACCAAATGACATAAGTTCATCCTCTTCGCAGGCACTTTTTAGCAACTCATAAGTCTCTTTATCTATAGGAATGCTCTTGCCTGTCTTGAAGTACACAACATAGTCGCTTGTGTCCACCTGTGAGATTTGGAAGAATGACAATTCTCTAAGCCACAATGATCCGAAACCTAAGAATAATGCTTCTATTATTGCCTTATCCGTGTAGTTTAACAAGTTCGCCTTAATATCATCTACATCTTCTCGGCTCAACACCATACTTTTCTGTTTCTCTGTGTCAACAACCGTTTCAAGCATATCCTTTGTAATTTTTTCATATGCGCTGTCGATGGCTCTACCACTCTTGTGACAGAACCATCTTGACGCATTCTTCAGTAATAAATTAGTGTTCTGCAACGATACTACCGAAACTGCGTGAGCACTTTCGTACATTTCTAAGGCTTCGTTCGTGGTAAATTCATAAAACGGCTTCCCGAACCTCTTTTCGAACCCAACTGCCCTATTAAGCACTGCCCTTGTTGTCGTTTCTATTATTACTTTACTACGTTTGTACTCGGTTAAAAAGGCTTCAATGTCCTTTTCACTAGTATACACATATATCGACTCCTTATTTTTTTATTTTGCTTTGCCATTATAACATAACAAAATGATTATTGCAATCATTTTGTGGTATGGAAATATTAAAAGAGATTGCCATCCAACACGTTAGTTGCATTTTCCTTTTCCTTCTCTAATACTCCAACGTATCGAGTTGTGGTTTGAATATTCTCATGTCCTACCATTTCTTTAATAACCTGAATCGATACTCCTTGTGTGCTCATTAGAGTGCACGCAGTTGCTCTCAATTTATGAGGAGTGATGTGTTTTCCTTTAATGGTTTTGGTATATTTTTCTACCAATTGTCCGATTGTATGGGTAGAAATTCTTTCTTTAAGTTGACTTACAAACAAGGCATTCGTTTCTGCATCTGAAAAATACAATTCTCTATCTTTTAGCCAAGATAGCAGCAATCCTCTCATATTTGTCCCAAACTGCACGTTCCTTGCTTTATTTCCTTTTTCTACAACTTTAATAGTATTGTTGGCAAAATCTATATCCTCTATGTTTATCTGAGTAAGGGCACTATTTCTTAACCCCGTTGAAATAAATAAGGAAATAAGGGCCAAGTCTCTATTCAATAATTTTGTTCCAGCTTGCTCTTTAATGTTTTTAAATACTTCTTGTATCTCTTCTTGCGTCAAATAGGTTACTTTGTGTTCAGTTCTGATTTTTGGTCTCTTTGTTTTAGTCATAGGATTTTCTTTAATATAATCATTATTTATAAGAAATATAAAAAATGTATTAAGAGCAGACCATCTGGTTGCTTGAATATCATCTCCTGTTCTGACGGTCTGGCCGTCTACATTTCTGGTTTGCAGCGACACTAAATACTGCTTGATCGTTGGAGTTGTTACCTTTTTATAAAAATCCTCTTTTAAGCCGTCGTCAGATATATAATTCATAAATGATGCAACGTAATTAATATAAGTGTCTATTGTATTAAATGATTTTCTGTCACCTCTCATGTCATTATAAAACTCCGTAAACACCTGAGGTAAATCGACCAGCTTATTTTCTATTTTTGTTCTCAGTCTGTCTTCTTTTTCTAATCTTCCGCTTGATGCCATAATATATCCATCTCCTTAATCTCTATATATATCAACTAAATATTTTAAATAAAAGAAAGTTGCAATAATCCATATTCCAACTGCCGCCCGAAATATTGTGCCTACAAGAATTGATGTTATATACAACACTGTACCAGGAACAATATCTGCACGTCTTGTCGGAGGCGTATTTGCGTAATTATCCATTGCAATCCTCCATGTTGGCTTGTCTTCGTAAAAAACAGGTTCGATGATTTTTTCTATTACATCTTCTGGTTTATCAAATACCGCTATACCACAAAATCCCGTTCCAGGGGGTATAACGCCGCTAAATTTGAGATACCCACTTTCAAGTCCGCCAATAAATTTTGCGATGCCATCGCACCTCTCTATTTCTCGCCGACTTGTATATGTTCCTCCTGGTCTAATTTTAACAACGGTTCCAACGCCATATCTTTTACCATAAAAATCAAAATAATTTCGCGTATGATTATAAGACATTTAACCGCCTCCTTACGCAAACGCTAACGCCTTATTCTGCTTTTTCTTCTGTTTTAAAAGCTCCCTTTGTTTCCACCATTCATGGTCTTCTATCTTGTCTAAATGGTGGCATTCTTTTTTAAGACATTCTTTTTTCTTAACTTGTTTTACGGTCATATAACAACCCTTTCTTTTACAATAGGCACAAACATTAGAGCTCTCGCCTCCATAAAGTATTTTCTTTGCTTCTTCCATATCTCTTTCCCTCATATTATATCACATTTTATTGTTAATTTTGCGCATTGCTGATGGATTCTAACGCGCTGTCTATATTATCAGCTGCTTCATCGAGAGAGTTAATCGCATCACTCATATTATTAATCGCCTCTTCCATTGCAGCATATCTATCCGTTCCCGCAAATCTCTCCATATTATCTAAAGAGCTTTCTTCGTCGCTAAGCACATACTCTAAATCACATTTAAGATCATTGATGGATTCTTTAATAATTGATAGTCTTTCCTCGATTTTAAACAATTCTTTTCTTTTTGTCTTGTTCATTTTAACCTCTTTTCTTCATGCTTGTATTATAGCATAATTTTGCCATTTTGTCAATCATTTTGTGGTGTATTAATAAACTATTTACAATTAGCTTACTTTCATTCTCTTAGCCATCGCCTGTCTGTAAGGCTCGAATGCTTCTTGCTCATCATAATTCATCTTATTCAGAATCTCCATCCTTTCTGCCTCACTAATGATTCTTGTAATTTTAATACGATCTGCAATAACCCATAATCTATTACCAGACTCCTTAAAATTATAGAAGCCACCATCAGGCAATCTATCTGTAAAGCACTTCTTCGGTAGCTGCTCAACCATAGATGTATAATCTACGTCTGCCACATACTCTACCTCGCACCACACTCTTCTAAATCTCTTGCCTCGCTGAGATTTATATGTTCCATCTGCTCCCATAAGCCAAGGCGCACTAGGCATCATAGTTCCCAGGTGCCAGCCTGGTCTGTGGGCGAACCCAGGATGATGTTCTACAATCTCTGCCATAACCCATTCATCCATAACGGTTTCTTCATTCTTACCAATAAAGAGAGGAAAGAGTTTGCCATCGTCCCTCATTTCAAATAGCTTGTATCCTTTTTCAATTTTCATAATTAATCCTCCTCACCCAAACACAATCTCATCAAGTCGTCATCTCCTTAATTTCGCCAACAGCCTTTAGGAACGCCTCTCTTTCATCTAACCCTTGACGTACCCAAAACCTCATATTATCCCTCATTGCCTCTTCTAATACCAACATTGTTTCTTTATCATTTAACACTTAAATCCATCCTTTCATTTCAAAATCATTATTTTATGTTCTTATCCAACATAATAAATGCCACACATTTCACAACATTTAATAATGTCAACGCTTTTATTATCCGCTTCATCATCTGTAATTAAAGGCTTTCTATACGGCTCTGCTTCAATGGGAATTGCACCACCCAAATCTTCTCTATAATCTCTTGCATACCATTCACCATCTATGCAATCAAGTTCTACCTCACCTTTTACATATGCTCTTGCTCTTTCAATCATAGCAATCAACTTTATTTCGTTATCATTAAACATATTTAAATCCTCCGTGTTAAAATTAATCATTTACGTTACAACGATTCCATATCGTGCCTATAATTATCATACGGCTTCGGCATATCCGCATAAGCAAGAACAATGGTATATTTTCCATCAAACCACCATCTATCCGTCTGCCATCTTCTAACTGTGACTTTGGGATTGCTTGAACCATCAATATATGTTACCAAGTATTCTCCATCTTCTTTTGGATTGCCATTTTTAATTACACTAATCCAGTTAATTTCCATAATAACCTCCGTTAAAATCACTTTTTATGTGTTTATAAATTCCACGCACGGAACTCATTCATCTGCTCTTCTATATCCATTGAGAGATTATAGATTTCCATTACAGAACACATGTTGTTTCCATTGTAATAAGCCACTCTTTCTTGAACAGACTCTCCTTTATCTACATATACAGGAAAGTCGTCATAATCCCAATGGTCGCACACAATAATTACATGGGTGGCGCCAGTTTTAATTCCTCGGTTTACCCAAGCTCTAATCTGATCTTCATTTGCTGCCATATCTAACTCCTTATCAAATCACTCTTTTATGCGCTTAATATCTAATTGATATGGGAATTTCCAAAAACTTCTTAAACTCCTGAACGAGATACATAGACAATCTATCGTCCTTGTCAAAATCTTCTTCGGGGATATAACCATCATTGTATTCATCGCCCCAATAAAAATAACTTCGCATCAAATCGTCCAAATCATCTTCTTTGTTTGGCTCTAAATCGTAGTGGTATTCAGCCTTATCCATAAGGTCATTATACAAGCATTTTCTCAACTTGATTTCTTCTTCTTTTGTTAATTTAATCTCCATCATTTGCTTTCCTCCGTTATAAAATCACTTACTCTGTCAAAAAACTTTTTCCAATCGTCCTTATAAAAGCGGTCGTTTGTATCTATCGTGTTATAAATTGCATTGTCGCCTTTAACTTCTTTAATGCACACATGATGTACAACACAGCCTATTACAATAATCCATTCCCCATTTGCCTCATCTTTAATAATTCTTGTGGTTCTTGTTTTGCAATCGTACTCATATATCTCATCTGGACGATATTTACAATAAGCGGTTATAAATCTTTTACAATCTTTTCTTCTGCCTCTAAACAATTCTTTATATTTGTTGCCCCACTTACTTCTATCAACGGCAACAACACAATATTCTCTGTAATTTTCCATAGCAACCTTCCATCAAATCACTCTTTTATTGCCTCTCTCAATGCCTTAATAGCAAGAGAACAGGCGTGGTATTTTTTTATTTCTTCATCGTCAAACAGATTATATCCTGCTCTAATGTCCGACAATTCGTGAATTGCGTTCCAGACTTCTTCTTTACTCCAATCGCACTTGACTATCGAAACACCAAACTCGTCTTTTGCAATCTGCTTTAATTTTTCAAATCTATCATCTGACATACTTTGCACCATCTAAAATCACTCTTTTATTGTGCGAATTTCTAAATCCGTACCATCATAATTTCCGCTAATGCCATCATAAAAATATTCTTCGTGTCCTATGGATTTTATTGCTTTATCAAACATTTTGTAAAAATCCTCAATAAGATAATAGTGTGTAAACCCAACTCTTATATTGCAAAGTAGCTTTTCCAAATAACTACGAGCATGCATTTTACAATAGTCTTCATCTTCACATTCAAATACCTTAATGAATCTGTACTCATCGTCAAATGGATGTTGATTATTTTCCCTTGTATATATCTTAAACTTTCTGTCTGACAAATTGATGTCTATATCCTCGCAAACGGTTGAATATGAATACTTATAGCCATCAATACCATAATCTCTGTCTGTGTTAAAGTTAGCTTTAATTATTATCTTCATATAGTTTTTCCTCTTAAAATCGTCATTTTATCTTACTTAAATATATCCGTTTGCTTTCATATACTCATCAAAAGTTGTTCTGCTTTGCATAAATTTTTCCTCTTGTGTTTTGTCTAAACATTTTACTGTATATCCCTTGTCGGTATAAATTTTAATACTACAAAACAATAAGTTTTTGTCTGTATTAAATAATTGCTCATATCCATTTTTGGTTTTTTCATAACCACCATACCAACCATTTTTGCGTTCAAGTACAACTAATTCTTTCATATTTAAACCCTCACTACTTTTATCGGTTTAGGTCTTGCCATTCCATATTTCCAGCAATAACCTTGTGCTTCGTGATATTCTACCACATCATCACCTTTAATTATTTTGTATGTAGTTTCTCTTTTGTTTGTAATCTGTTCGCTTATATCTTTTTTTTGTTGCAAACTCGCCTTTATAAATCCATTTACCAAAATCCCACGGATACCAAATATAAAGTTTATACATCTTATCACCTCATAAAATTATCCTTTTATTATTTAACTTCTTTTACATTTGAAATATAGGAAATATCATTGCCATCTATAACCGCATCAAATTCTATTTTTGTTCCGTCTACAAACCCCAGGCATTTTTCCAGTGCTTTTGTTAAGGCCTTATTTATCTTTTCAATTACAACATTTCCGTTGTAATCTTTGATATTAACAAGTTCTACACCTTTTTTGTAAAACATTCTGCCATAACCCTTAACATAGCATTGTCTGTTATAAGTGGCATATAATTTGATTTTATTCATATCTAAATCCGCTTCATGAAATTACATTTTTATAATCATTTTGTTTTGTTTAATGTTCGTCAAAGTAAACTGCCTTAACCTTCTTGTTCCAACATACCCCACAAGCAGAACAATTCGTTTCCCTGCCAGGACAATGGAACGCATTCTTAGGAATTTCAGGCGTAAATCTTTCTTCCTTAAACTTCACATAAGCAACAGGAAGCCCATGGGGATTCGGCACGTCCCAAAGCACATCCCAAGCAGAGAAGAAGATATTATAATTATCGGGGAGTTTTCCGCCGTCGTCAAGATACTTATTTACCAGATCGTACTTCTTGGTATAAGCCATAAACTTTACATTAGGGAACTGCTTTGCCAACTCTACGCTTCTCTCAAGAAACTCTCCATCAGGAAAATCCCCAGAATCAAAGAATCTTACCATAGGAAGACCGCTGAACTTAATCTTATAATGCAGCTGCTCAAAGAAATCATCTGCGCTGTTATTATACAGTCTCAGATTTCTATAATAAGCTCCCTGAACATTTGCAAAGCTCTGACATCCATGTTGTGCATAACACTTCTTGAAGCACGGTGCATCAGGATTGCAAACGGTTACAGGAAACGGCACAGAAATGCATGCCTTTCCAAGCTTTCTGTTATTGTTGTTTGCGCAGATTTCATTACTGCGCAATGCATACTCCTCTATTCTTAATATCTTTTCTTCTTGTGTAAATGTGTAGTTAGCTTTCTTTCCCATTTTACATTTCTCCTTTATTGTATCATATTTTAATCATTTTGTACTGTTTAATTGAAAACAATTTCTGTTGTATAATCCTCATCGTCTTTATCGTCCCACACCAGTGCTCTCAGTTCATCACCCACGGGTTTCTCCATTAGCACGGTTGGTCTGCTTGAATTCTCACCCTTATCATTATCAGCAACAAATTCTACGCATATTCCAGGATAATCTATATCTCCACAAATTGTGGCATACAAATACCCACCCTCTACTTTTACTTTTAAAGTTTCTTCTGGTTTACTATACATTTTATTTGTCCTCCTTTATATTAAATGCGCTACCACGATCCTCATGACCGCAATCGGTGCAGGTCCAAAAGTCCATATCATCGGGGAAGTGGGTTACTTCAACACAGTCGTCAATAACTTCTATAAAATCTCCGTGCTCATTGACTATCCAATCCTGCGTAACGTGTGCCGTCACGAAAAACTTTTTGCAACCACATTTGGGACATCTTTTCATATTAATTACCTTCCTTATTAAAATATTTCATATGGTCTTCGAACATACCATAGTCATCACCAAAACCGCCAATACAAATGTTTCCATTATCATCTACCATATCTTCGGTGAAATTTGTTTCATACTCTGCGTTATACTCTTCGATAGTATCGAACTCCCATATCCAATGTTCCTCATAATCAACACATTCATTGATTACTGTCTCTTCCTTGGCGAATAACATATGTTCCTGGAAGGCACATCCAGGCTCCGAAGAATACACCTCAATCACAAGCTCAAGCCTTTCTGCTTCACTCTCAAGAGACGGGCTGTCTCCTCTATATTCTCTCATCATGGCTGAAAGTACGGACCAAGCGCAATCGCCATAGCCTTCCACGCTTACGATCTCGTCTTCATTTTTATTATCAATGTCTTCTGTATCGCAATGAAACTCATATATACGACCGAGCCCGTTATTTTTAAACTCGTCTTTCCACTGAAGCATTCGGATTAACTCCTTAATACTCTTTGCTTTTCCTGTAATTTTCATATCAAATAAACAATTGTTAGCCATAATTTTATCTCCTTCTGCCCAGGTTTAACCGCCTGGGCTCGGTTTATTTTTTTTATTTATGCGACATCTACACGGATGTTGTCGCTATTTCTTTCTACTACATCAATCAAGAAACTTGTTCTTTCTTTAACCTGCATATGCTCCCAACAATAATCGAGTATTGTTTCAAAAATCTCAATACCAGACGTCTTGCCGAGATTAGTAATGTCTGTAATCTTATGGTGCTGGCAAAACCGAATTACATCACCAAGTGTATCAAGTCTTGCTCTCTTCAGAGCGTTGGTCGATCTGCCAGACATTTCAAAGTCCATAACAGATACTCCGAAGATTGATTCATTATAAGGAATGCAAACTGTTCTCTTATTATATACCTGCTTGAGCGCCTGAGAGAGCTTTGCGCCCTCTGCCATCTTATCAACGATAAAATCCATTACATAAATATTTCTCTGTGTCATAATACGATTCTCCTTTAAAATCATTTTGTATTGTTTAATTAGTTTTACATCAAATCTACAATTATGGCTGAGTAATGATAAGTCTTTCCCTCATATTCATCCTCGAACTCTTCATACTCAATATTTGTAACCTTCTTTGCCAGGTCTCTGGTCGGCACGAATGTTTCTCTTACAGATGGAATACATCCGCCGTCATTGGTACTGATTGCATAATCTCTGTCTTCTTCCATTCTCAGAACATATATCAGTTCGTTGAGCGACTTAGGATTGCTACGTGCAATCATAGGATGCTTCGCAAACATTGCGTCAAGTTTTGCCTGAAATTCTGCATTAGTCATTGTTTTTATTCTCCTTAATATATTCATTGATTACATATCCCATGGTGCCCCAATAATGATCCCAATATCCATCATTGTGTTCAAGTGCGTCTTCAAATCTTTCGGCGATAAGCTCAAGATCTACATCATCAAGATCCTCATCTTCTTCAAGCTGAGACGCCACATCTTCTTTCAGATATTCCATATTCTTTGCTTCGTATGCCTTGCGAAGTTCTTCTTGGGTTAATTCAAACTCTTTTCCATCTCTAACAATTTTCATAATTACTCCTCCAATTCTCCGACAATCTCAATGTGTCGGCCACCTTTGCTTTCCGCCATAGTTACATACTGTTCAAGTAACCAGTTCATTTTGTCTTTCATAAGAAAATATGCTTCCTGCTCTTTCTTTGCGCTTCTACGACTACAAGGCACAAGCATACAAGCCAATGTGTTGTAATACTGAAAATATTCGGGACTATAGAAAACGCTATAATGACCATCTCCTTTTGAACACGGCGTTACTCTTGCTTCGTAACCTCTGCCCTTGTTGTAGTGGATCTCAACTCTTAATAAGTTTGAATCTGAATAAATTCCTGTTGTTTTGTAGTAATGTATCATAGCTACCTCCAACCATAAATTTTAGCCACATCTTTATAAAGCGACTTTGTATAATAATTCAATTTCTTTGATGTAATTTCTTTGCCATCCCAGATATCATTAAGTAGATTCACAATATTTCTATCCTCACGAATTACTCTGTACAGGTAATGATTTGTACCGTCATGATGTACTTCCGTTCCTTTGATGTTATAACCATCGCCATAGAATTCAGCATATTCATAAGTGAATCCAAGGATATCCTTAATATTGCCGCTCTCTACAATCTTATAAGCAGACTTTCTGCCATTCCACAGACCAAGGTCTGCGATAACAAGAATTCTACCTTCGACAACCTTGTTGAGATTCATACGTTCATCATCAAGATATTCATCATTTGTTTCCATCATCCATTCATAGATAGCAAGTTCATCATCAGAATCATATTCCATATCGTTGTTTTCGCAAGACTCTTTGTAATCTTCCCTCCAGTCCTCGATATCGAGATTCATATTGCTCCATATAATGTGCTTTTTCATAATTTATTTCTCCCCTAAAAGCTGTTTAATATATTCTTTGTCTTGATACTCATTCTCACAAAATTCTTCGTAACATGCCCAGATTTCATTATGAAAACCATAATCAAATTCCCAATCCTCAAAAATTTCCTTTAAATCAATGGCTTCGTCCTCATCAACCTCTTCTATACAAGACTTCAATTCCTTGATTAAATCTGCCAGCGTATATCCGTGTCGCATCATCCAATCTAACTTATACGCCTCGTATGCTCTTTTTCTACGACTCATTTTTGCCATAATTAAACTCCCTCTTCTTTATCCAACTTTTATTTTTATATACACTCATGAATTTGTAAGCTTTCTTTAATTGTTTCATATGTGCAGCATGATCCTGAATAAGGATCATAAGCAGGATGATAACCCTGCTTATGATCCGATTTCAGGAGTTATTTGCTGCATTATTGAATTATATTCCCTTGTGTATATCGGCGCTTATACCAACACACTCTGCATTTCTGTAGATATATCTTTAACTGTTTCATATGAGAGCTGTAAACGGATGTAAATACAGCAGTATTAGCTGGTGATAACCAGCTCAGACTGCTGTATGACATATCATTTACAGCTCTGATTAAAGTTAAATACCTTGTGTGTTATGCGTTATCTATCCGCAGTAGATTAATTAGTCATTGTAGATTTCAGACATTCTAGCCTTGAAATCAAAGTTGTTATCTGCAATAACCTTTTTCATAAGAGCAAACATTCTCCAACCTTCACCCTTATACTCATTAAGCTTTTCATTTAAGAATGCAACCGCACTCATTCCGTATCTAACATCGAACTTGTCAACCTTGATGCCACAACCGTGGAACATTATAAGATTCTTAAGAGTATAGAACGCACCCTCACCCTTGTAAGCATCAAACCAAGCTTTGCTCTGAGGAGTGCTATAAGGAAGCTTAATCATATCACTCATGAAGTAACCAACAGCTCTATAGATTTCATTGTAATTTCTTGCATACTTAACGCTGTTGATTCTGCTTCTAAGCGGTGCATATATCTTCTTATCAATGTCTACTACAAAGATATCTCTGCCCTTGATTCTCTTATACGGAATACCCTTACAGTTCTTATTAGGAAGAGCGTCGATATACTTCTTAAGTTCTTCAAGATAATCATTCATAGTTGCTTCAATAACTTCCTTAGTAAAGAAGTGACTTCTCTCTACGAATGTGTCCGTATCTCTTGCTTCAAGCTTGCTAAGTACTCTGATTTCCTCAAGCATCATATCAAATGTATACTTGAAGCCCATTCTCTTGATGTATTCGTTATAGCCCTCTTTTCTTCCATCATAAGACTTGTAGTTCAGAGCGTGGAACATCTGAGCCATTACGAATCTTCTGTGGAGTTTGGTATTTCTTACGTAACCATCCTCAATGATTGAGTTTGCGATGATGTCGTCTACTTTTACAGGGTTGCCATTCTTGTCGATAATAAGGTAAATCATTGTGCCATCTCCAGCATCAAGGGTAAAGTACTTGCTAGTGTTAACTCCCATAGCGTTAAGTCTGTTCATTCTTTCATTCTTGTTCGTCATAATTTGTTTCTCCTTCAAATTTGTTTTATTTGCTCTGTATTGCCGAGCGTCGCATTATTTTTTTATTAATAATTATTTTCCTTCGACCCAACTTCTTAAGATAATCAGGTCAGGGTCTGATGGGCGCTGATAGAACCATTTGCCCATAATTTCTTCATCCCACACAAAGTCTCCGCTGAGAATTGTGCATAATATAAACGCTTCAAGCGTAAACTGTGCAACCTCACGAGGCTGTCCAACAATCAACTGTTCGTCAGTAAGCTCGTCTATTGACAGTGCTTTGAAATATTTCTTTCTCTTACCGTCACTTCTTTCGCTCGGAAGAGAGTATTTATAATTTCTATACAACTCTCTCACCATATGCAACAGAACTGGCAAGTCATAGATTTGGTGAGTATGCAGCACTTTTGATGTGTCCCACTCACCATTGTCGATAAGCTTGTCCTTACCAACTTTCATAATTCTTTTCTCGAAATCAATGTAGAATGGTTCTCCGTTCTCCACTCTTTCAAGTGCTTCAAAATAAATACACATTAATATGACCTCCTTGTATTTTTTATAGACACTCAATGACTGCAGCACATTACTTTAATTGCTTCATGATATCAGATAAGGGAAGCCTTAACGACGCAGATAATCTATGATAATGGATTATGTGCGTCGTTTGGGCTTATCAATTATCTGATGCTTGAATATAATCATTTTGTTGTCTATTGGTGTGCTCCATAGATTGCTCAATAACTTCGGCATATTGCTTTAACTGTTTCATTTGTACAGGTTGTGCCCGAGCAGCCTGCCTTGATCTCCTCTCTCGATAGTGGAGGTGATGAGGCTGGCTTCTCGGGTTAAACAACCTGTAGCATGAAGTTAATTACCTTGCAATCAACCGCTATGCTACGGGTTCAAATTACTCACAACATCGATACATTTCTTTATTAGCTTCATATCAAGCGAAATATGCCTGTCAGTGGCAGGATGAGACTGGGAAATTTCCCAGTAATCATCCTGCGGCTCACAGGTTAAATCGTCGCTTCTTGAATACTGTTGTCTTGTAATTTGTCGTTGTATTACGAATGTAAATTACTCATGACATTGATACATAACTTTATTTGTTTCATATGTGAAGGCGTATCGCCAGATGAAAGACGGGAAACGTCCCGCAGATAGGCGGGACGTATCCCGTCGAATCTGGTTAGAAGCGCCTTCTATTGAATGCTGCCACCTTGTAATTTATTGCTGTACTGCAAATTTGAATTACTCACAACTTTGACACATTACTTTAGTTGTTTCATGAAAGGCGTCTGAATCAGGAGAAGCGATCAGAAAGCGGCGGGATAGCGCCGTGTGATGATCGCTTATCCTGAGTTGTAGACGCATTACTGAATTTAGTTGCCTTGTAATTCGTGGTGTGTTCCAAATGATTGCTCACAATGATGACACGTTACTTTATAGGTTTCATATTAAGAAGCAATTGTGGTTTCCATCCAAGGCGATGCCCCTCGCATCGCCGCCCCTCGAAATCATTTATTGCTTCTTGATTAAATTTTCATTGCCTTGCAATCATAATGTCGTGTTACATACATCTTACCAATGTTTCATATACTGCTCTCCTTGTCAGAATTGCATTCTGCATACACTTCAATGTAAGGTATCCAGGAATTTCTTTCTCGGTTTTTGCTCGGTTTGCTGTTACATTCTTTCCTGTGCCTCTAAGAATTGTGTGGTCGGGCTGGTCGTTTACACTTCCAAGACCGCCAATCTTTGTCTTCTTAGTAGCGCAAGCTCTTAAGGCATCCATAACGTACATATTCAGCGTTTCAATGTCTTTCTCAACATTGATTATAGGCAGTACTGATGTTGCCCAAGAGTATCGACCGTCTCCCTTATAGAGGAAGTTATTAACCGAGTTAACCGCTTTCGTCATTGAAATGTTGTGCTGTTTGATTGTTCTCGAAGCAATTTCCTTTTGGAAACTCTTGACACGAGAAGAGGACAGTGTGATTTGGTCACCCTTTATGTTGAAACCAAGGAACTTGACCCATCTATCTTTATAAATCTGCTCAACTTTCTTGGGGTTGAGCGTCATATTCATATCCTCCAAGATAGATTTAACTACCCGAAAGGCAGAATCACACTCTTCACCAATATACATCAAGTCATCTGAATATCTTACGTAATATCCAGGCATCATACTTGCCGTCTCATCGAGGTGATAGAGCACCGCATCTGCCAAGAACGAAGCAACTGCGCAACCCTGCTTTAATGACTGATAGTGCTCAATCAAGTTGCCGTCAACATCAAAGCATAAGTCTGTATGATAATACTTTCTAACAATATCAAGTATCTTCGACTCACCGCATTTCTCTTCCATTCTATCGAACACATCATCAATGTATTCAATCGGAACGGTGTCGAAATATTTCGTAAGGTCTGCCTTAAAGCCAACTTCTCGACCTTTGACGCTGATTACCTGTCTTGATACTTCCTGTACAACTTTGCCGCAACCAAGCCCAGTCTGGTATGACTTACATGACTTATGCACAAATTCGGGGAACATTTCAAAGAACAAATTGTTCACAATAGACAAGAATATTCTATCAACATTCTCATTTACATAAACAATTCTCATATCTCCATTGTCCTTGGGAATAGCCACTTGATGGGGCGGAGCTATCTCATAGTTGTTACTCACAATACAGTTATACATTGCAAGTCTGACTTCGGGAGAGGTAAGTTTTCTCAACTCACCTTTATCAATTCCCTTGCCGACACCCAATTCGAGTGCCTGCTCCCAACGTTCTTTCTCAAAGAACTTTTGCAGTAAAATGTCTGTCATTCAGACTACCTCCTTTAATACCATTCTGTGTAGTAGATGCCAGTATCTACCCATTCGTCTCCGTCTAGGTTTTCATACCAGCCTCCGTTTTCTCCCTCTTCTTCAGAAGGTCTCCATTTTCCTTTACCGTAAGTTGTGTCCATAGCGCCATCGAAACACTCTTCGCAACAGTACCAATCTCCGTCTCCTGCAATAAACCCTGCATCGAAAGGTTTGCCGCATTCCTCACAGAATCTGATTTCAATATTGTCTAGTTCAAGGGCGTCTCGTATGTCACTCTCAATATTCCAACCTTTTTGATTTACAAGGATGACATGTTCTTTACCTCTCTCCGTTGTCAGAAGTATGCTTTCCCCAATCAAATCTAGATTAAAAGCACGACCCCCAAAATCGTGCTCATATTTACCGTGTTCTTTTAAGTAATCTATAATTGTTTTCATTATTTATTCCTCCTCAGGATTATTATAATCATTTTGTCGTGTTAATACAATAGATATCTCTGAATGTTTTCTCTTGTCCATTCATTTGGATTGAGTCCCGAAGCAAGAATATTCATTACTTCATCGAATGTTACGTTAATATATTTTTGTTTATCCACTAAGTATATTTGCACATATATTCCTCCTTAGGAAATTAGTATTGCTTTGCCCTCAAGCTTGATATTGCATCCGTCCTCATTGATAAGTTCTACAAAGTCTGCATCTTCAGGATTGTCAATGTCCACAAGATTTGTGTACCATCCACAATGAATGCCATTAAGTTCGTCATCGTTTCCAAGGTAGATAGGGAGTGCACAGATGTCGCCCATTGTCATACCATCTTTCATTAAGTTGTGTACTACCTCAATTATTTGTCCAAGCGTAAGTTGTTTCATATATTACTCCTCCTTAAAATCTTCAGGTACTTCGAACCAACGATATTCGTTGATGAATGCATCACCCTCATAATGAGAGCAATCTACAAGAACAACGTTGAGATTGTTTTCTACTATGTGGTCAATTTCTGTTAGTGGGTAGTCCCACAGGTCGTCAAAGCCATATCTTGCAAGATGTTTGCGAATGCAGTTTACTGTTCCATCATATTTAGATATAAAGAAGTTACCTGTGATTCCCTCTACATAACTCTGCGGGTTATAGATATTATTTGATTTTACCATTGTTTGTTCCTCCTTAACCAAAATACGTTCCGACAATGTGTCTGATGTTTGCTCGATAATCAAAGTCTTCAGGTAGATACTCGCCGAGTTTTTGCTTGAACTCAGCAATCAGCTCGTCCATATTTTCATATGCTGGCTTGAATAGCGTAGAATATGAACATATCGGAACATAGTAGATTCGATCTCCACTATAACTCTCTGTGCTTCCGTATTCATGACATCCACTATCTGTAATACGGAACGCTTCTCCTGAGAAGTCTCCAATATATTCACAAATGCCCTCATCATAAAGAGCATCACCGTATTCGTCTTCTTCTATATCGTCAAAGTCATCACATACTATTGATGCGATGGTTCTCATTGTTTCCTCTGTTAATAGCAGTCCGTAATCGTCAACTGCGTAATCTCTCATACTCATATTAGTTGTCCTCCTCGTCTTCGCTTCTCACGCCGTCAATATCAAACGCATATTCAATCTGATATGCAAGGTCGCTCCAAGTACCTTCGACCTGAGCTTCTCTCAATGCTTTTGCAAGAGCAATAAGTGTGTGCTCCTCTGCTATAACCTCGATGTCATTTTCTATGAATTTGTATCTGTATTTGTCTACTTTTAACATAATTATCATCCTTTCGCTCGTATATGTCCGAATCGCCCAGACAGTTATATTATATCATAATCATTTTGTTTTGTTAATCCTCATCTTCATAGTCCCATTCGCTTAGCAGCTCTTGACCATTGCCCCACCAAGAAGGTTTACCGCTTCCCTCTTCAGTTTCTTCGTGAGTCCAACACTCAATTTCTTCGCCGTCAACATCGACAATAGGTGTAGCCCATACAGAGCATCCATAAACATAACCGTCATAATACTTACCTTTTGCGTAAATCAAGCCGCTTGTATTATTCCAATCCTCTTGAAGTCCTGCGTGAATTACCGCATTAGGATGCTCATCTACAACCTTTTGTACCTTTTTCCAATCCATATACTTTTTTGAACCGATTGGCTTTGTTGCAACTGCCTGCGGACCAAGGAATCCCATTGCGAAATCTGTATAGCCTTTCATTTTTGTTTATTTCCTCCATTTAATTTATCTTTTGTAAAATGTTTTGTTAACCTACTCTTGTAATTCCGCCGCCAAAGGATTTAACGGCAACTGTGCCAAACTCGCTGCACCAGTCATCTGTCTTATTCCATACATAGGAGAATGCATAGCCCTCTTTGATATCTTCGAGTGTATCTTCCCACTCTTCCTCATATTTACTGATACAAAGAAGTTCATACAATTCACCAAATTCGGTCATTGTGTGAGTTACAGCGTATACTATTGAGCCATATTCGACTTCAAATTCTTTGATTTTCTTAAGCAGCTCAGGTTCATTATCTTCGTCGATGTAGTAACCTCCAAATCTCTCAAACAGAGTTACCGTGCCGTCTTTTTCGAACTTCTTGATGTAAGGCTTATAGATGTCAAGTGATTTCATTGCGCTGATTGCGACTTCTTTCTGCGTCATAGTTTATTCCTCCTCCTGTGCGGCAATCGCTCTCTTCAAAGCATCCGCCATTCTTGGGTCTGTGTTAATTTCATCTATAGTTAAACCGAGTGCTTCAAGCGTGTCGGTAAGGTCTTGAGTATATCCATACTCGTGGTTGCCAAGTTCATAATTGAACATCTGATACAGATACTCATCATCCTGCATTGCGGCTTTACGCTCTGCCTCGTGACGGTCAAACATTTCATTCATTGCTTTAATGTCGTCTCTGCGGATATAACTACCTCCGCCGAGAGTCAAGATTTCTCTGATGTCCGTAGGTTTGAGATCCCATTTCTTCATCATCTCATCGAATTGCTTTTGATTGAATGCAAATCCGAATGGGAATGTGTCAACCTCTTTTTGGTGCTTGGATTTAAGTTCTGTATATTTATTCAATATTATTCACTCCTCTAAATTTATTCCGTTTCAAATCTCATTATATTATGCCATCTATCAAAATAAATTTTCTTTACTTTGATTTTTCGCAAGTCATACTTTTCGGCTATCTCTTCTTTTGTTAATTCATCACCATATAACATAATATAATCTTCGGTTGAACATAGTTTTAATGCCGTGTATAAATCAATCACTTTTCTTCATTCCTCCGTTAAAATCCAGTCTGTTTACCAACAAAGTTAATAGGCTTGTTAGTTTTCTTGCTTACTCCATGACCAACAACCTCAACGCTATAATCAACGTGTTTATCGCCCTTTTTACCATAGCTTGTATCATGGTCAAGAGTCCAACGATTTTCTTTGACTACAAATTGAACAGTGCCCTTAAAATCTTTAATCCAAGTTGTCGTCCACTTTTTGTTAATGTGGTCATCATAAGACGGATTATATTTTAACACATCATCGAGTAGAATGACGGAAACTAATCCTGCGTCGGCGCAAAAACTGCCTATCTTTCTGCGAGTGTCGGTGTTGTAAGTGGTGCAGCTCCAATCGCCATAAATTGTGTTGCGAGTCATAAAGTGATTGATGCCAAGAACGTCAAGACTATCTCCATATTCACTCTTTTCCCAGTCGCTGATTGGCTGTTCATTTCTCCATTTTTCATACGCACGGCTATGAGCGTCCCATTCAGCCTTGAGAATGGGAGACTCTCCGTTTACACAGTCTGGATAATCAGAATGTCGCGGAGGGTATCTGAATGTTTTCCCATCTTTAATTTCTTCGCGAAATCTGGTGACGTAATCCCACCAATCAGGATAGGTAGAATAATCGTTTCCCTCTTGGTCATCTCTCATAATATAGCACGGGTCTGTGATAATGATGTCACCATCAAACTCCATGGGTTCAGAATCTTGGTAACGTTCATAACTTGTGCGTTCTAAACTACATAATTCCTCGAAATTAATGCCATCAAATATGTTCTCTATATCACTATAGAATTTCATATATGCCATTCTATCTTCGCCATAAAGTTCTTTTCGTTTATCATATAATTCACGCGGAATCATAAATACATAACTCGTGAATCCCATATTAACCATCTCTTTAATGTGACCTATAATCATATCAATTTCATCGTTAGTAAAGATGTTGGTGCTGACCAAAGTATTTCTAATGTGTTGATAAAGTTCAGCGAGTTTGCCATCTCGCTCTTTATTCTTTTCTATTACCCAAGACTTATCCATTGGTATTCTCCTTCTTCTTTTCGCCCTTGGTCATTCTACCATCACAAGGCATTGTACGAGTTGTCTCGCCACAAGCCTTGAAGTAGATGCAGTTGATGCAGGGATGGATTGGTTGGTTTTTCATTGAGATACCTCCTTATTCCAGGCTTTTATTGCTTGCTTTTCTGTAAATCTCGTTACTTTTCTTCGGCAATAGCAACATAGAATCGTTGTGCCGATTGGAATACCAAGAAAATGTGTTTTATATGGCAGCATCATAGGTATCTCGCAGTTACAAGGTTCTACATTTTGAAAAATTATGGATTTCATTCGCATACCTCCTTGATGTCAGTATGTCTGACACAATATGTCTGTTTGCGGCTATCGGTTTGTAGTTCATAAGTAAACCAATAACCAGTATCATCGATGTGTTCGAGAGTTGTCATATACATTTCTCTCGGTAAAAAGGGCACCGAGGCGTAAAGTACCTCGAATGCCCTGTCTATCTTCTCTCTCCAACGCTTCTGCTTTTCAGCATCGAGTTGGATTTGAAGTCTGATATTTTCTTTTTCGAGAGCCGCTACTTGAGCGTAGAGCTCTGCTTTTGTGGGAGTTTTCATTGAGATGCCTCCTTATATACACATTCATAGCGTTTTCTTTCAAACTTATCGCAGATGTTGAAGAATATTCTTCTTGCTTCTGCGTTTGTAGGACATACCTTTACTGTGGTTTCAGGTTCTGCGTTAAACCAACTGCTTCTGTAGGTTCTTGTGGTTACGACAATGTTATCTTCACAGATTACTTGTTCGTAGATTATACATTCATTGCCATAGTGCTGATATTTGGCTTTCATTCGAATGTCTCCTATTTCTTAGAACCATACTCTCAGATTCTTGACGTTATCGGGGTCATATGTCGGAACAAAATCATCTTCGGGCATTACGTCCTTAAGAGATATCAAATCCTTATATGTTTTATCATATCGATAATAGTTACCATATTCATCAATAGCAACCTCATTTTCCTCATTCACAAGCCACGTGTCGGCTGTCCATGAATAAATCCAAACAGTCTCGGCGGGCAAGAATGTAACATCAATGCGGCGATTGTATGAGCTGTACTGACTATACGATGAATGATAACTCTTATATTCTTCGATATACTCAAACTTCTCACATTCTGTCGTCAGCATCTTTACGGACTTCTCAATGATAGTATTCATATCACCGATGTCTACATATTCGTGCTCAGTATGAGGATTGTAATATCCACTTGAGATATTTACCGCCGCCACTTCAAGGTCAGGGGCAATAATGCTTATATCGGAGAATGTGCCGTAAGATTTTTTGAAACCAAATCCCTCGACAAACTCAACGAATTCCTTATTACCGCACTGATAGAAGACACAGTCCTTATTCCCCTTGCGGTCATACTCAACGATATACTTGAGGTCGGGTATATCAGTAGTTACAATGTACTCCGTGAATACTCGTGCTCCAACACCGCCAACTTCCTCGTCCATCGTGAAGAGGACATAAGGCTTGTACGGAAGCTTGTTGAGCAACTCAAGGATGATATACACACCGCATCTATCGTCGCCGCCAATTCCCTGCGGAGACATCATATAGTTTCCGTCCTTGGAATAACAGATGATTGATGGTAGATTCTTGTGCACAGTATCGAGATGTGCCACAAGCATATATGGAGCATTTCCCTCTGCGTAGAGGAACTTAGGTTTATTGTGCAACTGAGAGGGTGTATACCCTTTCTCTATCAGTTCGCATCTCAGAGCATTCTTGAGCTTAGTAGCAGGTGTTGTAAATATTTTTTCGAATTTCATTTTCATTCATCCTTTCTATACATTTCGAGCACTTCATCGATTGTCTTGCCAATCCACGAGTCGTCGGCATTCTTGAGACGTCCTGCGATGTGTTCGTGGTCCCAGTTCCAACTGTGTCGGTCTAGCGAGCTAATCCAATACTGTTTGTACCCACCACTTATAAACACGTCTTCAATCTTGACGATACGATTGGGATACCAGCGTTCCATTGAACTTATAACACCGACGTGATAGCATTCGATAGTCGGGTTCATTACGACATAGTCGCCTACTTTGTAAGATTTTTGAGGCGTTACCTTAATTCCGTGTTTGCTCAAATCATGGCATCTTTCACAAACCTTATCACCATCGCGTTTTACGTGAACTTTTCCCTTGGTAATAAATTCGCCGCATATTGAGCATATATCATACTTTTCGATACAGTGAGAGCAGAAGCTTCCCGCACGCTTTGTTGTGATCATACTTTTCGGATACCATACGCCGCAATCGTCACACTTTATAAACCTGCGAGTCGCCTCGTAGCACATTGTTTTTGTGCCCTCATTGGTGGTCAGCTCGCCATATTTCCAGTCCATAGGTTCATATTGCTGATGATAATCGCACCAGAATACACAGTCGGGGCAATAGAAGTTGCCGCTAATTTCGTAGTAATCATCGTGCATATGCATTCTCTTACCACAGTAGTTGCACTTAAGTGTTCTTTGATGATTGGGACACTGAAGCCAACTATGGTCTCTGCCATACAATGTTTCTCCACAATGGAGGCAATATGCTTCGTGACCAATTACAATAGGATTATCCACATCAATAGAGATGGGGTTGTGCAGCGAAATAACAGGCTTTTGATGGTCATAGAAGTAATCGGGATAGTGACCTGAGTTATCGGCAGTTTCTACAAATCCCTCAATTCTCTTGATTTTGCGGCTGAATGTCCACAGATTTGTGAAGTTTTCAGTCTGCGAGATAATCAACTGCATCATCTGACGATATCTATCAACTAAAGCGTTCTCATTATTTGGATAACACTTTCCTGTGATAAGAATGCCATTAGAATACTGACAGCACATACGGGTCAGTTTCTGTCGCCGATAATACTCCTTTCCATTGTAGGAAGCGGGCAGAGTATACAGAATGAACGACGGCTCATCGAGAGCATAAGACAGACAACCCTGCTTATACATTCCCTGATAAGAAGACTCGGAGTCCTCGTGGAAGATGCCGTGCGAATTGATGAAGTGGCAGCTCGACCACGAATTACCATTACTCATTGTCATAAAGTCAAGGAAATTCAAGGATACAAGCGTAATCTTCTCGATGGTCAACTCCGAGAGGCAGTCTGCGAACTTGGCGTAATACTTGTCGAAACTCTTGCAAGTACGAGGGTCGTCGCCGTCATCTTTGAGAGTTGTGGCGTTGTGTACTTCTTCGCTATATCGATTGACTACGAATTCGAATGCCTTGCGGACAAATTTGGTGATTTTGGTGCCGTTGTGGAACATTCTTTCCAAGGATGTGGGCAATTCATATCTCCAGTCCCAACTGTTGCGAATGGTATTGATTATATCTTCGTTCAGCAGTCCTGTTTCTTCGCCCCTATAACATTCCAAAGCATAAATGATTGCATCTATGCACCACTTATCGCCATTAACGTTAATGTGGTTTCTTACATATTGAGCAAGGTCGCAAAGGGCGTTTGATGCTCGCTTATAGTCAATGGGTCTTGTTTCGGTCTGCGAGAAAACGATGGCTTTTGCTTCCTCATTCCAATACGGATGATTGCGGAAGAGTTCCATCTGTTTCTTCTTGTTTTCGAACCAAGTAGCAATATTCTTTCGAACGCCATCAACGGTGTATGTACCATCGATTTCAAATTCATCGAACAGCTTACAAGCAAGTTCGGTATAATAATCAATCTGCTTGTCATCGGTGTCGTATTCTGCGAGGAATGCCGCATTAGCCTCGGCATTATCTGTGCTCTTGTTTAAAACGATATCTTTGATGTTTTCCATGATAATACTCCTTTATAGTATTCGTTTCATTCTTATTCTGCACACAGAGCTTCGGCTTCCTGCATAAGAAACATTTCTTTTTCGAGCTTTGCACGCAGTTCTTCACACTTTGCCTTGTGTTTGGCAAGCTTTTCCTGTGCTTTCAGCTTTGCTTCCTGCTCGGTAACCATGGCATCATAAGCAGCAACCTTTTCAGCTCGGATACGGTTCTGCTCGGTGATTTCTCCAAGATGCTCCATCATCTTTGAGACGAGGCAGAGCTTCATTCCTTTGCAGGTTCTGGATTTGCCAGTTAAGGCGGCACTTATACAAGAGCGGTCTACACCAAGTGCATTTGCGGCATCATAGCCTGATGCATAGATGTCTCCAGTCGTGATGTTATACACGGCTTTGCAGTTCTTGTTGTTGTGGTGTCCAGTTACGTTTACGTTGCTTGCGTTCTGAATGTTGACGATCATGATTTTTTTATACCTTTCTTTTTTTTGGTTTTTATTTTTAGTTTATTTTACGGTTTCGATTCCCGAAACTTCAAGATAAATTCCGTGATTGCCGCAACAAATTAAGTTGTGAGCCTCAGCGTATTCGTCTACGCTCTGTCCGTTTTCGCACTCGTCGGCAAGCTCATAATAGTCTGAGTATAAGCCGCAGAGTTCGTGTTCTTCGCAGTAATCTGCGACCATATCCACGGCCTCTTGTTCGTTGTAAGCATGGGCTTGGAACACTTTGAGCCAAGCGGTGCCTGTGCCGAGATATACTCGGTATAGAGTTTCTCCACAGGAATTTGATCCAATTGTTGGTATGTTCATAATTTCTTCACTCGCTTTCGCCTCTTCTTCGAGGCAAGATTTACAGTTATCGGTGCAGTTGGTTACTGTATTGCAAAGTGGGCAGAATTTGGACATAGTGTGCCTCCTTAATTCTGTTTACGGAATGATTTTGATTTCTTTGCCGAGTAGCTTACAGACTTCTGCGAGAGTCATTTCTTCGACTTTTTTGCGTTCGTAGATGAGGTTGCCGTGCTCATCTTCAAAAGCATCAAATGCACAATCTGATTTGATTATGGGTCGTCTTATGGCAACAATATCATAATCTCGACAAATGAAACTGCTTAAATCATCTCTTAGACAATCAATATCGTTCCAGCAGCAATCTTGGCAAATAAACATTCCAAGGTTGCCATTGAAAATTTCGACATCTCCGTTTCTACGAAGAATTACATCACCTGTCTTAAGGTCTGCTTTGGTAAAAGTGTTATTCATGAAATCCTCCCATTCAAGAATTGTGTAGCCATTGTTTGCGTAATGCTGTACACTACAATAATATCCCTCATTGAAATTGTATGCGGTTTCTTCGCCACACAGAGCATAGCAGATTGTGGATTTATAAGTTTGACCATCGTGCCACGTTCTGCCGATGCTATGCAGATAGTCACAGAAGTTCTTTGCTTCTTCTTCGGTCTTGCAGTGCATAACGTATTTGCCTGTGTAATTGTTAATGTTGAATTTCATTGGTTTCTCCTTATACCTGGTCACTATAAAAATAAACGGTGTTTGTTTTCGTGTCGATATGGTCTATTACAAGCACACCATAAGAAACATTCTTAAATGCTTCTATGTATTTGACCATTTTCTCAATCGACACTTCGCCTTTGCCTAAATGGATTACTATTTTATTTCCATTCTCGTCAAATTCGGTGCTTGTAAATTCGCTCATATGGTAGAATTTCATAGTAATTCCTCCTTTATACAAAAGCAACCATACTCCAAACATAGATGCTTACGAGTATGGGAATGGCGATGGCTATTTCCACAAGAATGATTGCGGTTAGGGTTTTGATGAGTTTCATAGTGATTTCAACTCCTTATTACATTTGGACTTCAATCCAAAGTTTGTTGCTGTCGATATGCCAAATAATTTCAGCAATCGTGAATTTTCCGTTGCCAAACGCAACTTTATCTCCGACTTTTGGGATTATGGTGGCAGATTGAGTAATGGCATACGTTGCACTTCCCCTCATCCATATAATAGTCATTCTCATGTTCCTCCTCTAACAATTTTGAGTGCAGTTTTAACGAGCGTGGTTATATGATTATCGTTGCAATCGTACTTTTCGTACCATTCGCAAACGGTGCTCGACGGAATAGTGGCGTGTAGACAATCCCAAGCAAGTCGAGTTTCAAAGTTATTGAAGCCGCCAACTTCTTCAAGGATTGCGGCATAGTTGTCGAGATTTTTAATTTGTTTGAACTTTTCGACTACGAAGTCGAGTTCGGGTGCAAGTTTCATAATTATCACTCCTTAAGATTAGGGTGGATTTTGACATAGTTGTTGCGTTTACGCTTAGGTCGCTTAATTGAGTACCATATACGAAATCCACTCCACAATGGCTGCGATGCCGACCTGAAGTGCGAACTGCAGAAATCCGATGCCGCCTGCGGCAAAGGCTCCCGCCGAGCCGATAGCGAAGATGAGTGCCGCTCCTGCAAGAGCGAGAAAAAACAGTTTAGTCATAATGATACTCCTTTCTGAGCAAGAAATTGGTTAAGAGTTTTTTCGCCATACACGATATCGTGCAGAGCGTTGTTGATTTCGGTTTCGGTGCAATAGTGCGAGAGCACTTCACGGAGTGCGGACTCACGAGGGTCTTTGCTGAGGCGTTTGCCATCTCTTCCACGGCGAGCAGAGAGAATATAGAGGTCATAAAGCAGACTGATTTTCTTGTCTGCTACAACCTCTGCGGGTTCGGTTGTGGGATTGGTATAATCGTCAATACGGTCGTGTCTCATAGTTAAAATCTCCTTTGAGCTATGTAATTCGTGCATTGAGCACATAAGAAAAGACACGAATATAGTACTCGTGCCTTTGATTTGCGTGTTCAATTAATCTTCGACCAAGGTGTATTCAATAACGCCCTCAAACAAAATATCAAGCTTTACTCGGTCATCAGCCGTGGGATAAATCTGAAAATTGTCAGCATTTTTAGTAGCTTCCGCAAATGCCGCCGTATCGTATACGGTTACATCGGAAGTTACAGCCCTTATGGCTACGGAACCCAGCTGAAGTGCCCCCTCAATAATTTCGATGGTCGCATCAGGGTCTTCGGATAAAATGATATTTTTGATCATAGTATAGGAGTCCATCACCTCTCGCTGTCTTGTAAGGTTGACGACCCCCATTTTGGGCGCATCCAAGTACTCCTTGAATTTCTGAAATTCTGCGTCTAATTCCATAAAGTCCTCCTTTTGGGTATGAAATTAGAGCGTTTTTACGGAACGCTCCATCAAACCGTCTTGAGTTAACAACCACGAAAACTCAAACCAAACAACCAACTATATTATAACCTGAGCCGCTGATTTTGTCAACAATCAGGCATAATACCTATTTCAAAACTACAAGGTCATAGCAAGGCTCACCGTCGAAGTCCCAACACAGACCTGTCTGCATCAAAATGCCTTTAACACGGGTAAGAAATACTAACTGACCATTGATGTAACGAGCCCAACCCTGACGAGCGTGCTTTACTCCATAACGAGCGTAATATTCAGGTTCAAACACAGGCATTTCCTTAGGGAATTCGCCATTGAAATAAACCTTTGCACCACTACGGATAGTGTGACCATTAGCGTCTACAAATTTAACCTTAGACATAATTATACCTCTTTCAAGAAATTTGTGCATAATCAGCCGAACCCGCCCACACCAACGAGGAGGAATGCACCTTGTGGGCATTCGCAGGAATTGCGACCTGAAGCCGCCCGATATCCTGCGAAGCGAAGCCTATTATCATAAGCACCGCATACAGTTGCAGTATCCTGACGAACAATCCTGAATAGTCAGGATTGCCCGCCTTATACTTTTTAAAAAAAAGAGAGAGCCGAAGCTCTCTCTTGGTCCAACCTGAGCCTTAGTTCTTCTTAGACTTAAGGTCGTAAGGAGTGCCATACACGATGTGCTGGAAGACCTTATTGTTCAGGTTGTAAAGGTCACGGCTACCGAGAATGCCTGTCTTCTGAGTACGCTTGTCATAAGCCGTAACGCTTGCTCTCATAAACTTGTAGTCCTCATCCTTGAACACGTAGCCGCTGCCGACCAAGTGCTCAACCACGGTCTGACCAAGGCTCTTAACCTGAGTCTTAGAAGTGGGGTCTGCGAGGTCTGCGTTGCCGAGAGCCGCCTCGTGCTTAACGAGAGCCTTAGAGAAGTCGTAGTCTGTCTTAAGAGCCTTGATAGTCTCTTCACGCTTTTCAGCGTCGGTGAAACCAAGCACAACCTGAGCCACGATGGCACCTGAGAGAGCCATAAATTCGCCGCTCCAAGCCTTGTCAACCGAACCCTTAATGCCGTGAGTAGTGCAGTAAGTATCCATCTCCTTGAGAGAGATGAAGACCTCACGAGTTTCGACCTCGTAAGTAGTGGTATCGGTTTCCTTATCCTTGACGGGCTTAACCACATAAGTCACATAGGACTTAGCCTTAATCGCCGCCATAATAGGATTCTCGTTACAGAAAGCGAGTTCGTAGAAAGTCGCATCCTTGCAAGCCTTAGCACAAACCTTTTCGAGTTCACGTCCGTTGACCTTTTCGACCTCGATAGCCTTGAAGTCTTCGTTCATATGATACTCGTTACGCTTATCAGCAGAAGCCTGAAGATTTTTGCGAGCAGACTCAACCTGAGCCTTGAGAGTTTCGAGAACCTGAGCAGGAGTCAGTGCGTTTGCGTTAGTTTCAACCTGGGTAGTGTTTTTCTTGTTTGCCATAATATTTCTCCGTTCTTGCGAGCCAAAATTTATTTTTGGTTTGAGTGTTGAAATTCCACCCGACAGGCTCACATTCAAGGACACCGAGTGACCTGAGCCGCCCGATGCCCTTTATATGCAAGTCTGTCAAGGCTTTGACAAACTACGAATTCCTCAGTATTCGCCCTACTTGCGACCTAATACGGACAAACGGCAACCCTCACCTGAGAACCACCGAGTAAAGCTTGTTGGATGCAGAACCCTCACCTGAGAACCCTGCCAAGCCGTCCTAATTCGGACACTTTGGGGTATAGCCACAATTCGCACCTGAGTGCAAGGGAGTAGCACAACCTTTCCCTGATTTTGCCCAAGCCGAGCCTTTTGGATAAGCCCATCAACAACGGTGGGGAAACACCGCCTAACGGAACCCCTAAATGCGACCTAACTTCGCAACGCACGCTCACGGAGTGCTGGCACCGACACGGATTGACCGTGCTACCCGACCTGACATTCTCCCAAGTCGGTGGGATAGTCGGCAAATGCGACCAAGACGGTCTACGGGATACCGACAAGATTTGCTCCACTTGTTACTTCTCGTTTAAGGTGTGGAGCGACCCGCCTACCGAGCGGTAGACTTCGGCTCTTAACGAACGCCTTTCTTCGTTGTGTCGGTTGCTACCCGACTATTTGCTATAAGTTACAATACTCGGCTTTTGCCCTGCGGTTCGTTTTCGTTCCGCTCGGCTCTTGCCGTTTCCGTTTCCGTTTCCGTTGTTTCTGTTTCTGCCCTATATGGGAAAAAAATCGATAAGCGCAACATTTTATAAAAAAAATTGAAAAAAATTTTATTTTTTTTCAATGCTCTTTAAAGGCTCAATTTTGGCTTGTGGGCGGTTTTGTGCTTTTGTGGTATGTTTGTATGGGTAAAGGCTTTTCGGCTCTTGTGGGCGGTTTTTGGCGGTTATAAGGGCAAAAAGAAAAACCGCCCCAAAATAGGGCGGTTTGTGGGTGCGGTTAGATTTTCAAAAATAACTTGAAAATATGCCAAAAATTAAAGGGTGATAATACTATGCTATTGGTTGCGACTTCGAAACAAGAGCATATAAACCACGCACAAAGGGCGGCGGCAATTAAGGCGGTTATGATATTTTTCATTGACTTATACCCCCTTATGAAAAGCGGTTACCCATTCGGAATAGGCTTTTTCGGTTCGTGCTTTGGCTCTTGTATATACTTCTTGATATACTGCATCGTCGGTGTGCTTTTCTGCTTTGGCTCTTGCGGTCTTTTCTGCGTTCTTTGCGGTGATATATTCGGCATAGGCTGAAGCGGTTGCAAACTTTGCTTTGCCCTTTTTCAAATTGTCTTGTACTGTGCGAAGTGGGATATTGAGCAAGTCGGCAATGGTTGCGGTATCTTCTCCACGGATAGCAAGAGCAAATATTTCTTGTTGTTGTGCGGTCAATCCGTATTTGTCGAAAAAGGCTTTTTTCGTGTTTTCGGGTATGTCGGTCAAATCGTCTTGCGGTCTTTTGCTCGTTGTGACTTGTTGCCCATTGTCGGCAATACCGATAATATAATGAAGTTTTTTGTATCCGTCTGTTTTGCTCCAGCCGTGTATATATTCACGGATATTTTTACAAGCAAGGGCAAACAAGGTATAATTTTTTTCGTTGCCGTTTTTCAACACTTCCGTGAAAACTGTGTCGGCAAGTGTTAGGGACGCAGAGGAACAAAGCAAGGAATTAATAGCAATGTATGCGGTTTGGAAAAGGTCGAAAGCGTCACTATAATTTGTGGATGTGTCTTGCGTTTTATATGTGCGTATATCGTGCGGAAATGCTTTTAACATCTGCTCACACTTTTCAACCCCATTTGTGCCGATGTCTTTGGGCGAGTCGGTCAATTTTTGCAAGGTCTTATATACTGCTATTTGTGCGACAGTTTCGGTCAATTCGTGTATCGTGTCGGCAAGGTCGGCGGAGTAAGTCGGCATAATGTCAACGACTTTTAAAAGGTCGTTTCTACGGTTGCAAAGGTCGGTCAAGTGGTCGGTTGTGTCTTGCGCTCTTGTCGGTGCGGTCGGTGCGGTATAAGTAGGTACTTTTCCGTACTTGTGCATATTTGCACAAATGGTCTTGATGTCAATTTGTCTTGTGGTGTTGGTGGTTGTTTGGTTTGTCATTTGGTTTATACCTCTTTTCTTTGATTTGGGCGAAAATGCCCTTGCATATATTATATCAAAAAACGCAACTTTTTGCTATATTTATTTTTCACAAAATTTTATATTTTCTTTTGTGCATTGTGTATAATTTATGCACAAAATCAATATTTTGTAGATAAATTAAAGGGCGGTATATAAAACCGCAAAAGCACCGCATCCGCAAGGGCAACCCGTCAGGTGATCAACTTAGAAACTGACCCAAAAATGCTTATTCCACCAAAAAATTTATCTAAAAAATATTTTTCCCAAAAACACCTCAAACACACCTAAACCGCCCCAAACCCTCTCCTTACCCTCTCCCCACTTTTCCACAGCCCCATCCCACAGCAAAATTCACCCCTCCACCACCTTTTCCACACCCTTTTCCACAACCCAAAAATCCAATCGCCAAACCTCTGCAAATCCCACCCCTGTTATCGTTACCAAAAATCCCACTCCAGTGGAGCCAAATCCCACGCCCATCCCACAAAATGCCCGCAATTCCCAACCACATCCCGCCACAGCCCCATTCTCCCAAAATCTCCCTCCCAAAACCCCACTCCCAACCTTCCCGCAACAAATCCCTCCCCAAACCGTTTCTGAGCCCCAAAATCCCACACTACTTAACCAAATCTGGCCCCAACTTGCCCCGCCCCACCAATTGCCCACCTAATTTAATATATGCCCAATTCCCCACAGTACGGGGGTATTTTCAACCCCCAGGATCAACGCCCCTTGTCCCTTACGGGGGTGCTTCAAACTACGCCCCAGTCCCTATACCCCGTCCCAGTCCCCAGGCCTCGTTTGTAAACAAATTGTAAATCCCCAGCCCAGCCCCTTGACAAGTCCCAGTTCCTGGTGTATACTGTCCCCAACCAACCGCCCCAGTACAAACCCCGTAAAGAGTTATTCTTAATAACTCTCTTATCTATATCTATATCCTTATCTATATCTTTATCTATATCTATATCTATATCTTGCTTTTTACCAGTTATAACCAAGGTTATAACCAAGGTTATTACTTAGGTTATGGTTAGGTTATTATTTGTAAATAAATTGTAAATACCCATAATAACCTATTGACAAAACCTTGGTTATGTGTTATAATAACCACAACAAAACAAAATGATTAGGAGGAATCATATGAACGAAAAAGAAAACTTCGTCTTCTTAGCGAGCTGGGCGTCCACTATTGAGTCGTTCGATGAGGCGAAGCAGCCCGAGCTTGCTGGAGAGCTTGCTAAACAAATTATCTATTACGGCACCAAAGGAGAGATCACAACCGACAATCCTATGATTCGAGGCATCGTTGAGGGAATGTGTGTTGCACTTATCGACCAGGCTAAGCTGAAGTACCAGAACTGCAAAACTAACGGTAACCTTGGCGGCAGGCCCGAAAAGTACCCTGTATCCGAAATGATTCGTCTGCGTGATGCTGGATTGTCCAATGAGGAGATTGCGGAGAATCTAGGCTGCTCGGCGCAAACCGTAAGTAAGAAGTTTAAGGCGCTAGATGAAATTGCCGACTCAGATAACGAAATATAACACAACAAACTGATTGAGAAAGGAAAACAAAATGGTAGACCATTACAACAAAGACTTCGTTGAATGGTTCAAACATTGGGACGCCTGGCACAAATGGGCTTCTCAGGAACCATCTCCGTGGCGCCCAATAAAATACATCAAGTGGCTTCGCAGCGAGCCTAAAGGCAAAACAGTTACGATGGGGCTTATACCTATATGTGATATTTATATACCAATCGAGAAAGGAAAGAAAAAATGAGAGGAACTATTGGAGTACACGCCGCCCACTGTTGTAAGTGGCACGGATGCAAATACGGAGATCCCGACTGTCCTGTTGTTAACGGCGAGATTGAGCAGGAGTATCTCTGCGAAGACTGTTATTATCACCTGGAAGAAGAGGGATATTACAGAAAGATGCTAATTACAATTGAAGAGATTAAGAAATGGAAGGAGTCTCGTAAATGAAACTTTGGATAGATGATGTAAGACCTGCGCCTGAGGGATATGTTTGGTGCAAGAGTGTTAATTCGACAATAGGGGTAATCGAGTCTGTAGAACAGACATTTTTCAATTGGTATGACGTCCGTGACGAGGATATCATATCTATCATTGACATTGACCATGATGCAGGTGATTACGCCTCAGACGGTGGCGACTACATTCGCCCCCTCGACTGGCTCGAAGAGACTGGCCGCAACTACCCTATTCGCATTCACTCGCAGAACCCCGTCGGCGTTGCTAATATGCGACGGATTATTGAAAGAAATGGTTGGACTGAGGTGAAGTGATGATACTACGCTTAACTTGTGAAAAATGCAAAAGTGAAGTAGATGTGCATCTTTATTATAATGATTATCGTATTACCACAACTATGTGGCATGACATAGGAGATCCAGAATATACAGCAGAAGCTAGAGGCAAAACACTTTGTCCTTGCTGTGGAACGGTAATACACGCAAATTTTAAACATACGTTAGATAAAGGTGAAATAATCGAATTGGCTCAAAGAGGCAATGTAGAGACTTATTAAAGAAGAAATGGTTGGAAGGAGATAAAATAATGACCGTCAAAGAATTTAATGAGAACTTTTGGCCCCAATATAATAAAGCAGTTTCATTTGTCAATTGTATGGAGCACGCTTTGCAAAAAAGTGACGACAATGCTCGTATGCAGATGCGAGTAATTGGTTGGAACGAAGATACAAAACTGTTTTTGCTTGATGCGCTCCGCAGAATCGAAAGAGATGCAAGAGATAGTTACAGATGGTGTCAATCTGAATGGTGGAAAGACAATTAAAAAGCGTATTTTATGAAGGAGCAAAGATAGATATGAAAATATTTAAAATTATTAAGACAGTTGTGAAGAGATTTAAATGTAATCACGAGTTTGTCACTACATCAAACTTTTACGGAGACTACATAGATTATGTTAGTTCGGGTTTTCCTATATACAGAAGCCGACAAAAATGTATTAAGTGTGGAAAAGAAAGGCTTTCAGAATATTTGGATGAAAACTGTAAAGTGATTAACGATGGAATGATATAAAATACGAATTTTAAGAGGTGAAATTATGAAGATAGAAATTGAAATTCCTGATTTGGAAGAAATATATTGCAGTTATTATGAGGATGATGTCGTAACAGGCAAAGACCTTAAGAAAATAATAGTTGATATAGCAATTCAGAAATTTATTGATAGGATGTATGACGACTATATGAACGATAAAGTGTATGAATCGGTTAAAAATGATGTAAAGGAAATTGTAAAAGCTAATTCAAGCGATATTGTAGATAAAGTTGTTAACAAAGTATCAGATGAAATAATCAAAAAGAAGTCGATAGTAAACGAGATGCCTAAAAAATCGGAAATAGCGAGCATTAGCAAAGAGTGGGAAGATTACTTTATTACACTTGTTGATAAAGCTATAGCTAAAAGATTTAAGTAAGACGAATAAAAATAAAATTTTAAGAGGTAGATATGAGTAAGAAACCGAAAGATGGAAATGTTCTTAAATCTGATGTGCTATGGATTATTCAAAATTATATTCGTGGCATTCAAATGAATGACTATGGTAGCGACAAAGGCATACCTCAGTTATATGCGGTAATGGAACAGATTGAAAATATGGAAGTGCAAGAAGCTAACTGGCTAAAGGATGAGAAGGGCGCTTGGGTTTGCTCTCATTGCGGTTATGGCTTTTATAATGGTGTAGGAACTTGGGTAGACCATTGTGAAAAATGCGGATATAAGATGGTATAAAAATAGAGTTTTAAGAGGTAATATTATGGAAGTGTCAAAGATTTATTCGATGATTTATGATAGTCCAAAGTATGGCGATAATGGATATGGTAAATATTTAGGCGAATTTAAAAGAGTGAAGCAGCTTAGAGAAGATGCTTGGGTGGATGATTTTATTGGTGTTAATACTGAAACTGACGAAGTATGCTTAGTACTCTCAAGAGAAGTGTGCGGATATGGTGGTGGTATTGCCTACGAAGTAATTCCAGTCCCAGAGTTGATGTTAAAGCTATAAAAATGAAGTTTTAAGTGGTGAGAGATATGATTGTTAATTCTAATGAATTTATTAAATATGTTAAAAGACATTTATTAAGAAACAATAGTCATAATGAATGGAATGCAAAAATTGATAAAATGAATAGTGTTGGCTTATTAAATCATAATACATATCAAACACTTAAAATGATTGTAAGCAACACATAAAAATAAAATTTTAAAAGGAGACAAAACAATGATTTGCAATAATTGTACAAACCCTATATGCAAAGCATATCGCGGAACCTGTAGAAAATATAGGCTGTTGAAATTAATTACGTTTGGAAGATATGGTAGAAAGGAATTAAACTAATGAACGGCGTAGAAATTTTAGCAGAAGAAATGGTTTATAAATTACAACCCTTTAATCTTTTCTTTTGGTTGGGTATTATAATTAGTATACCTCTCCTTCTTGGGGTATGGAGAGCCGCCTATCGTTCTCATGAGCTTGATGTGGGGCTTATAATTCTTTCTCTCATATTGGTGTTTTCAATTGGTGTCGTTTTTGGAACAGCAACAATGGCAACTCCTTTAGTAGATCGAGAAATCAGATATATAGAATACAAAGTCACCATCGACGACTCCGTCTCAATGGTAGAGTTTCTAGACAAATATGAAATCATTGACCAAGAAGGTAAGATTTATACAGTAAAGGAGAGAGAATGATGATCCGAGTTCAAAAATACCGAGAACCCATTAAAATGGAAAACTGGCTTGTTAACGCAGACGAGATTGGTACACTCTCTGGCGACTGGCTTATCTTAGACAATGGACCAAGCGACTTTGATGCAGTAATGACAACTGTAATCCATCTAGATAGCGTTGAGTATTTTACGAGCACCAAGCCAATTAGCAATAATAGAATTTTTCTTTTAGATAGAACTCACCCAGACGGTTATTTATATTGGGTAACACAAGAAGAGGAGAAAACCAATGACTAGACTAGACAGAGTACTCACTCTACTCGAACGCTACGATCGCCTTGCAGCAGATATATTTTTTGGAGAGATTGAGTGGGGTGCAATTTCAGGCACACTCATTGACCTCCGCAAAGAAAAAGAAAAACTCACCCAAGAACTTATCGAGCACGGTTGTAGGAGGAAGAACTAATGAAATACAAACCTTACGCAAAAGTAATCACCAACGATGGCTGCCTCTGTGCCATCTACGAGCCCCACCCTTTCCGTTCCAGTGCCATCTCCGAAGCAGTCGGTTCTAAAGTCAACACGGGCATCGCAGACGACGAATGGTGCTGGATGTACTATGACTGGTGCTGCAATCCCATCGGCACAAGTTACGAGAAGCCCGAAGGCATTGAGGTAGATAAATTTACAACAGACAATCTTGACTTCTCGTGGACCACGCCTGAGTGCGCTCAGAACTTGTGTGATTATTTGAATATGGAGCCTTATGGAGAGGAGAATTAACTATGGTATATAAGCATCATCAGATTTTTAGAGATAAGCTCGGTCTTGATTCAAGCGTTTGGGATACTGCAGATCTTGATTCAGATCTTAGAAAGAAAGTTAAGAGTGTCCGCAATGCTCATCCTATCATTCCTTACACCCTTGAGATTGAGTGCAATTCCTACTGGGGTCAGTTCGAGCGAGAATTTATTGCGTACTCAGTGGGCATTCTTGACGATGTTCAGATGAGCATTCGCCATTCTAAGGAAGAACTTGAGATGTTTTGGCAGGATGTTTTCGGCAGACCCCACCTTTCGTTCGAATACGCATTGGAACATTATGTGCTGCTACAGGATTATCTGTTTGAAACCTTTCAGGATGTTGACGACTGGGAGCAGCTTACCTTCTATCAGATCGACTGGGATATTATGCACAAAGAAAAACGAGATGTATTAAGAATCCAGCTTGCCAAGCCTCTTGACGAGTATTGGGAGAGCATTATCATTCCTCGTATGAAAGACTTCTTCGTCGAAAGACCATATGTATATATGGATAAAGATGCTGAACTCATTAGTATCACTTTGTGTGATAGCAAGGGAAATGTCGTGAAGGAATATTGAGAGGAAAACTAACAAATGAAATACAACCTCAGAAACTTGCTTTGGCATCTAAAGTACAAGGGACAAAAAGACGAGGCAGAACGAATTGCCGAATGTAAAGAGCAACTCTACGATGCCGTCGAAGATAATATAAACTACTTTACTAATTATACAGAAAATCACCTAGTTGCAAATCCAGACCTTTATTATTCAATTCCTATGTCCCATCTTGAATCATCTTACGGCTTAACCTTGGATAAGTTTATAGAAATCCAAGAGAGATTTAACAAGGCTGCCACGGGACTGTTTGGATTAAAATATGATAACAGTGCCCATCTTATACTGACCGACATATTCGGCAACTCTTTTATCGCATATTGCAGTTATGAACAACATACCAAGTCTTACAAACTATACATTTGGGATATGAGTGGTCAAATATCGTTATATAGCCTTTCAACAAAGAACCCCCAACTAACACACGAGCAAGTTAATGAAATAGAGAAGTGCCAGAGCAACCTATTGGAGCACTATGAGAAACGAAGAGAATCTGCCAACCGTTATCAGCAAATTTGCAAATACAAAGATTATATCAGAAGGGCAAACTATACCAACGGTCATGCTCAGTACACCTGCGATGTATACGTTCGCAAGGACATCCCTATCGAACTCACAGAGCACGAGATTGCCAAGTATATTGACAATTGGAATTACTGTTTCGGTGGTAAGATTTATGCGGCTGGTGAAACTGATACTGAGCGAAGATATCACATTACGGTTTATACGGATTGAAGGGAGAACTAACTATGAGCTACTATTCAAAATACAATAGCAATCATGATTTATGGACTGCCATCATTTGTTTCGCCTTAGCTATTTTTGTAATGATTAGCTTTAATACTTGTACTGCATCAGAATGGAATGACGGATATTGCCCCAAATGCAACGTCAGATACGAACTTGGTGGAGTATATAAATATATAAGATACTATTCTTGCCCTAAGTGCGGCAATGAAGTTTCTAGATATTAAAGGAGAGCCGCCTATGCTAAAAATATATGAAGTTCATAACTATGTATCCATAGACGGTGACGACTGGCGTGAAGTTTTATGGAGTGGCTGGTTAACTCCTATAGAGCGTAAAGTGTTTGATGAACCGCCAGAAACACAACACATATTGTGCAACGCATCTTTTTACGAAGCCTATGATTATATACACAACAATAGGTTAGACGGGGTTTATGAGTCTAGCAGTTGTTGGAATCGTATGATACATCCAGCAATCAAAGTTAGATATAGAGGTGCATATGATGATGTCGCTTATAGGAGATTCATTGCAATGTCTTATAAAACGGAATACGAAGAATGGAAAGAAGTAACGCTCGAATGGATTCTAAAGAATCTCCCAGCAGACACCGCCATCCAATACCTCAAAGAGCGTGGTATCTCCGCCTGCCCTGTTTTAAAATAAAGGAGAATGGCTATGAAAAATAAATTCAAAATGGAACTTACTTGGCACAACTGTTTAACATGCCCACCCGAAGAATATTGGAACAAGAATTTATATATATCAGACGGTACATATGTATCTGAGGTTGAATACGACAAACAGTATGGGTGGTTTGATAAATCCGCTGGTGATTACATCCCATATCAAGAATTGTACGAATATTGGTGGGCAGACTTAAATCAAACCGTTAACAATTGTTCGGAATTTAAGGAGAACAACTATGAAAGATTTTAAAAGTGTCCAAGACCTCATCATAAAAGCCGCCCTCTATGACGGCATATCCACTACCATCAGCGCAGAGGAGCTGCTTGGCAGAGGTGACGCGTTGCGAATCACCTTTTCGAGAGGCAACAGACATTCAGCCACCCATATTGACCTAGTGGACAAATATCGAAATCCAGAAGAAGTTGCCCTATATTGTTGCAAGCGTGCACTTTATGACTTGCTTTGTGGACCATACGAAGAGATTAATTATCCGAAGGAGAATAACAATGTTTAAACGCAAGAAAAAGACAGGCTGCGAAACTCCTAAATATAGCCACTTTAGTATGGCACCTGGACCAAAACCAGAATATACCTTTCCTAATCCGTGTTACATCCCTCCTGCTAGTACACCTCGGTACAACCCACCACCTATGCCACCCATAAAACCAGCAAAACAAAAGGAGAATAAAACCATGAATAAAACTATGTACGGACTAAATTTATACATTCCATTCGAAGACCTTGACGCCTATATCCACGAACACATTGACAAGAACTACGGAGATTGTACTTTTGTGCCCGTCAAGGTAGAGATCGATGAAATTGGTCTGGGTATTAATATAAAACTTTTGTCTGCTAGTTCTGTAGAAATAGATAACTGCAGATATAAGATTGACCTTAATAAAATGACAAAGGAGAACAACAAATGAGCATAGAACTTAATGTGCGTGATTGGGATGACGAAGAATATGATGATTGCGGTAATACTGCCGTAGCAATACTTAAAGTTGGACGTATTAAAATTCCGCTCTGCATGGATTGTGTCAATGAACTGAAAGAATCTGTCGATGATTTTTGTCGTCCACAGTACTGTTATCAGTGCAAACATTTTAAGAAATCACACTGGGGCTGGAAGTACGGTGGTTCTTGTTGTAAGGATGAAGATGTGCCCGATGTTCATGTAGGTTACCACCATTGCAAGGATTGTATGGATTCTTGTAAGTCTTTTGTAGAAAAGGAGAACAACAAATGCAGGGACTAAATCCATTAACAATGGAGTGCACCTACTCCACTCCCTGTGGCTGGTGCACCAAGTGGGATAAGAAGTGCGACAAGAAGATTGGGTGCGGTACAAACGTAGATGCATCAAAACAGGATTTTTTGGATCTAGATACCGTTTTGGAACAAAAAGGAATGAAACGATATGACCAACCTTGACATAATTAAACACCTTGCCCTCAACAACCCCACTCGCCTCGCCGAACTCCTCGATGACATTTATTGCATCGGTTGGAATTGCGGTGTGTATGCGGCGAATAACGAAAAAATACTAGAAAAGTACGAGATTGATGATTTTAACGTATGGCTCGGCCAAGATGCTTCGGAATCGGGTTACTTTTGCGAATACGAACTTGAAAAATGGTCCAAACTTATTGAAAAGGAGAATTAACATGTCAGATTATATAACCGACGCCCAGAACGACGTCAAGTCCTATTTTGAAACTCACGACATCCCTACCCACTTCTACCAATGCCTTTTCGGAGAGCTTGTCAAGATATGGGGCATTCGTCTTATTATGCCAGATGAAAATTATGGTGCTATATATGATGATGAAGATAATACACCCTACTCGTATAAAGACCAGATTGCTTGCTATCTATCTGCTCAGAATGGCACTTGGGGCTGGACTATCGCTTTCAAGGAAGCTTGCACTCAATGTGACTTGGCGTGGCTTGCGCAGGACTACGATGGGTTTGACTGGGTCCACGGTGATATTTTTGATAGTTATATTGCTGAGAAGTTGATTGATGTGGTATTCGAAGGTAATACTACGAATGATTATTATCTGTTTAAAGTTTCGAAAGGAGATCCGCAATGAGAACAATTGATGCAGATGAACTTAAACAAGACTTGCTCAACAAGTCCTTCTACCCCGCTATTGTGGCAGCCGCTATTAAGAGAGCGCCTACTGTTAATCCGTATGAATGGATTAGCGTTGAGAACGATCTACCTGCTATTGATCCGCACGGCAAGGGTAGATATGGCGGAGCGAGGTCGGTCAGAGTGCTTTGTGCGTGTAAACAGCGAGACGGTAGAACTTTTGTAAAAGAAGGATACTACGAGCCATGCGGCGACGGAAGTGTTTTTTGGAGAATACCAGGAACTATTGATTCCGTCACCCACTGGACATACCTCCCTACTCCGCCCACAGAAAAGGAGAATTGATTATGAAGGTTGAAGATACCGTGTTTGTTCTAGCATCAGAAATCCATGGAGAACTTATATATTTAACTTATGACAGAAGCGATGGTTATGATTATTCTTTTAACATCCGTTGTGCAATGAAGGCAACAAATAAAGTAACCGCGTTGAGTATTAAAGATGATTATGAAGATGACTTAGGGAGAAAGTCTGATCTGAAGATTATTTCTCTTAAGATTACTTATGAGTGGTAAATCGCCTCATTTTACCCCAAAAATCCCCAACTACTTAAGCAAAATTTAACCTTGCCCATCCTACCCTTACCAACTACACCCCTAAAACTTTCCACTTTAAAAATCGCTAACTACTTAGGCAAAATTGTAACTAAAATGTAAACATTTACAGTAACATATTGACAAAATTAAACATTTGTGCTATAATTATTACACAACAAAATGATTAAAGGAGATTTAATAATGGAATGGTACGTAATGCTATTTGATTACAGCCGAGGCAAGGTTGTGCCGTACAACATTTTTAATAACGGCAGCTTTTGTCGTGACGTCGAGATGGTGTTAACTACCCCTAATCACACCCGTGAGTCTTTGTCTGAAATACTATCTCACGCTGCGGCATATGAATTTCGCTCACGATGCCAGTATGAATTTATTGTATCAGATTGGCCGCCTAGTGGAAGAAAAGAAAAATTTGATGTGTATGCACAACTTAAGTTTAATTGGGATCGGTTTATTGATTATATATGGAGTAAGTACAAGGTATGAAGAAGTTTATTTTAGAATATGCGGACTTGTCAGATGATAGAAAACGCATCTTGCAGGTCTTAGCAGAAAACGGTATAGAGGTGGTTGATTCCACCTCTGACCGTGATTTATATCAACATATTGTGATTCGCATCAGAGACATCAACGAGTTAAATTGGATTATGGACAAATTGAATCAGGTATGCGAATACGGAGTAAAAGTTATCAAAAAGGAGGAATTAGGATGAAGGCAAAATTGATATTTAATGGTAAGGAGTTCGAAGTGGAACTTACCGAAGAGGAAGCTAAGAAGTTTGAGCAGAAAACCAAGAGAACAGGTTATGAGCGAGGTAATAATTTGGATAATTTTTCGGCAGTTGTTGCGGAGGGAACTGTTCATTCCGATTTTATCGATGATGCAGGATTCGGTAGTTCTGCGAATCTCATGTACGAGAACGCCAATTACTACACATCTTATGAGGTTGCAGAAAACAATGCTCGTGCCGATAAACTTATGCGTCAGTTGAGAAGATTTGCTGTGGAGCATAGAGAGAAAGATGTCGACTGGAAGACTAATCTCGACCTTTTTGAGATTTGGTATTGCTATGATATAGAGAAAATAACAGTGAATGAAGCGTGGACCGAAAGAACTTTAGGTACAATCGCTTTTGACTCCGAAGAAACTGCCCAGCTTGCCATTGACACCTTCCGTGACGAACTCATTTGGTACTTTACTGAATATAAGGACAGTCTGTGAGGTGATTAGATGGACAAGAAGCCATCAGAATATATAAGCGAGTTTTTAAATTTTATTTCCGAAGCCCAGTCTCATTACAAATTCTGCTATGAAGAAATGGAAACTCAAGACAAATTGACCCAGGATTATCTTCATATGCTTGAGCTTGACGATCTTAAGTGTGGCGAACGTAGTAAGCTTGCTACCAAGCTTGCCATTAACCGCAAGGATCGTAGATATTATAGAGATCGAGTTGAGGAACTGGAACCCATTGTTAGGTTTTTTGAAGACCCACAGAACAAGAAGGTGTTTGATAAACTCAAAGAAGTTCTCGGTCAGACCAGAAAAGCTGAGAACTATCATAAAAATAGAATATATATACCAAGGGTGCTAAAGGAGAAGAAAGAATGAAGTGTTGTGAATGTAATTTTTGTTGCGAAGTTACTAGACGAAGATGGGTTCGTGGTAAAGGTTTTGTAGATTTTAAGTTTCAGGAGTGTTGTGGGGTAAGACACCCCTTTGAGATAAAGGATGTTAACCAGGAATGTATAGCATATCCTGAGAAACGAGTTCAGAAAGTTGTAAAGGAGTGAAAATATGCCTAAGTTTTTTGTTACGAGTGATATTCATTCATATTATACTGAATTTAGAACCGCTTTATATCAAGCGGGCTTTGATGAAAAGGACGAAAACCATTGGCTAGTGGTTTGTGGTGATTGCTTTGATCGCGGCACTCAGTCGAATGAAGTTTATAAATTTTTAAGAGATTTGCCTCGAAAGGTACTTATAAGAGGCAATCACGAGCAGCTTTTGCTTGATTGCTGTGCCAGAGGCTATCCTTGCTCTCATGATATAAGCAATGGTACCGCTAGAACTATTTGGGATATGGGTTATGGTGAAGAATTCGAAGATATGTGCAATTACACTTTAGCGAAAGTTAAGCCGTTCATAGATGGCATGGTTAATTACCTTGAAACCAAGGACTATATTTTTGTGCATTCGTGGATTCCTGTAATTAATAAAGATGGGCTGCCTGCTCACTATACCAAGGGTCGTAGTTTTGGCTTTAATTCCGACTGGCGCAACGCTAGCCAAGAAGACTGGGTAGATGCAACTTGGGGAAATCCATTTGATATGGCTGCAAGAGGTTTGATGCCTGACAAAACCGTTGTTTTTGGGCACTGGCACTGCAGCACAGGGTGGGCAAATGCCGAAGGTCGTAGTGAATTTGAAGCCGATGCTAAGTTTGACCCATATTATGGTGAAGGATTTATTGCTATCGATGCTTGCACAGCACATAGTCACAAGTGCAATGTAATTGTAATTGAAGATGACTTTTTGGAGGGAAACAATGAGCACTGAACATAAAGATTGGCTCGCAGATCTTAGCGACGAGCAGAAAAGAAACTACGAGCTTTGTATGAAGTACCCTATTCTCATCCCTCACAGTTGTTGGACGGGCAAGGTTGCGGAGGATTATATGTATGAATTTACAAAGTTGGACGCCATCCCTACTGGCTGGAGAATTGCGTTTGGAGAACAGTGGGCCGCCGAGGTACAGGAAGCGGTTAATAAAATGCCCAAAGAAAAGCAAGATAAGATTATTATTATGGATCTTAAGGAAAAGTACGGATCGTTTCGTCAGGACTTTAGCTATTACACAAAAGAGCTTGTAGAAGTAATTGACAAATACGAAAAACTGTCCAAGCGTGTCTGTATTCGCTGTGGCGCTCCTGCGACAAAGATTTCTCTAGGATGGATTTCGCCCTATTGTGATGTTTGTTCTGAAAAGATTCCTTATAAGAAGATAGATATAGATGAATGGTTTGAGGGGGTAAAGTGATATGAAAGAGATTATTGGAGAAAATATGAATAATATTTTTTTAATCTGTCTTGGTATTAATCCTAAAGAAACTTTTAGTGGCTCCATAGGATATTGGAGCAATTTTAAAGTATGGGAACTTGATGATGCCGAGTTTGAGAGCCTTTGTAATATTACGGAAGCACAATTCGAAAGATGGTCCGAAGAGGGCGCCTGGTGGAGATATGCAACAGGTAGCAATTTGGGTGTGCCCACGAATTATTTTAAAGTAAATAGTATAGAGCTTAAGGCATGGTGCGGAGGTTATAGAGACGATCTCTATAGAGATTATTTTATGGAAAGCAAAGAGGAGCAGGAACTTTATATGGGTCCAGATGACTATGTTGCTGTAAATATGCCCTATGAATATAAGAACTTGTTCGAATATTGCTGCGAAGAACTCGGCGCCTCTACGGAAAAGAATGTCTGTGCGTTGGCGGTAGACCTTGCTAAATATAACGGACTTACACTGTCTGAACTGTTTAAGATTTATGGAGGCGATACGAATGGAAATTAAAAAGATTAAAACACGCATCACTTCCGAGGAAAAAGAAGTCCATTTGCTTTATGACTATGTTGATAAAACATGGATTATGGATACAATGATTATGAAGTATTACAATAAAGCCAAAAGACAGGGCTGGAAACAGACCGCCGAGTATGTTTATGATGATGGAACTGTTTGTGGAGGTGCTTTTGAGGCTCCTGACCACGCAGTAACTATTCGTGGCGCTGAAAAGAAGAGGCTGAGTGAGAAACAGCTTAATAACTTGTTTGGAGTAGATGACGAGTAGTTTATAGTCGTGCATATTGACCTTTTTAAAATTTTTGATATAATAGACACGATACAAAATGATTGGAGGTTGATGAGTGTGTACGGTGCGTTTTGGACTATTTATTGGCAATATTGGGCCGATAGAAGAAAAGAAGATGAAGAAAAGAATACAAAATGATTGGGCGGTGAGATAATGGCAAAGTCACAAAAAAACCAGACTTTTGTGTTAAAAGTCAACACTGGATATTTATCAAAAAATAATTGGCATTTAACATTTAAGTTAAGCGAAATCAGAAAGCAGCCGCAACTAGTCGTGAGTTTAGGCTCGTCCCAGGTTTTGAGATGGATGCCAGAGTTGACTGGCGTTCCAGATGCTGATATTAAGGCATCACAAATTAAGCAAGATATAAAATATCTTAAAAAACAGGGAAATTCTTTAGAGAACAAGAAAAAAATCAGTCAAAAATATGACGAACTTTATGAATTACAGTTTCAGCCATATTATATGATGCTGGTAATGGATTCCCCTAAAGATTATAAATATGTCTATAAACACGGATTTATGATCACAATTGATTATGGACATAAGATTGAGACGTTTAAATATAGAAGATTTCTTGGGACGGCGGGATCTATTAAGAAAAGTACTATTATGTTTGTCGATGAGAGAATTCATGACGAACTTATGGAGAAAATCAACAATGGGCGTTATGAGGGTCCAAAACCAGGTGAAGAAGTTAAGACTTACAATGGGTTAGAGCTAAATTATAAGTTCATTCCAGCAAAAATTAACGCATATTTTGCACTCCAGTGCTCTGCCAGCATACCCGTTCCTTGGCCTAGAGTTATTGTAGTAAATGATGTTTTCACTAAATTCAAGAATGTTGTAAGAATTGTAAAAAATACTGGCGGTGAAAACCCAGATTGGCCTAGCGTTAGCGATCCTATGGAGAAAGAAATAGAAATTAACACTTGTGATGGTATGGGTTTGATTTCCCCCGAAATGAGTGCTAAATGGGCCGAGGCATTAAACGAGGGTTCCGAGCCACTGTCTGGCTTTAATACTCGTTGTGCCTTCTTGAAGGGTATGGTGTTTACTGTAGACTTCAAACAATTTGCCGAAGAGGTTGCAGGTACATATATTATCAAGGATGCATGGGGAGACGAAAGGGATGTTCGAGACGCAGACGTTATTCTTTCGGTTTCTATGCTTAAATTGTGGAATTCATATGCTGGCTATGAAGATTATTATAATAACTGTATGAAGAATGGATATGAATTTTGCATTGCAAAGAGCACTCCGCACGAGTTGAGAAATGTGCATACTACAAATTACCAATATCTTCAGGATTTTAAGTTCACCGATGAGCAAATTGACGAATTAATTGAGCCTACTGTATCGAAAATTAAAGATTGCCTTGGACTCGACTGGAGAAAATTGATTTTATATATGTGCGGATCTGGTTTAGATGAGAAAAGCGTGGTTCATATGGAGCCTATGTGTAAAGCCATTATGGCTAATCCTGAGCTTATTAATGACCCATACGTTAGGTCTAAAGTTAGTAGAATGATACAAAAACGTATTAATTCTGCTAAAATTGGCGTTTTAGACATTTCGGGAGACTATGGTATAGCAGGTAATGACCCCTATTCATTCTTGCAGAATATGTTTGGTCTTGAAGTAACTGGTTTGTTAAAGAGCGGCGAATGCTACCATAGGTACTGGATAGATAAGAGATCTGATGAGATCTGTGTTTTTCGTGCCCCAATGACAAGTATTGAAAATATTTGCAAGTTGAGGGTTGTAACTAACTCGGAAATGGAAAAATGGTATAAATATATCAAGACTTGCATTCTTTTAAACAGTTGGGACGATACAGCAATGAGATGTAACGGCGAAGATTATGACTCTGATTCAAATTTCTGCACCGACAACCAGGTGTTGCTTGATGCATTTGAATATAAGACAACATTGATGTGCGAGCAAGAAAGTAGCGTTAAAAAGATTCCTACCGAAGATGATTATGTAAGCTCTGATATTAACGGGTTTGGAGATTCTATTGGAAGTGTAACTAACAAGGCTACGAATATGATTTCTTTGAGAGAACAGTTTGATCCTGATAGCGAAGAATATAGAAGACTTACCTATAGAATTAGCACAATGATGAACTATCAGCAGAACGCTATAGACCGTATAAAGGGCGTTGTAGCTCGACCTGTACCTAAGGAATGGCTAAATAATAGGCTATTTAAGATCGAAGACGATGATGACGATGAAACAATTAGAGACAAGCAAATTAATGCAAATATAGCCGCAGAAATTAAACCGTGGTTCTTTATTTATCGTTACTCACAATTAAAGTCCGAGCTTGACAAGTATATAAAGTCGGTTCGATCTAATTGTAAGATTAGATTTGGTAAAAGTCTCGATGATTTATATGCTAGCGACAATAGGTCTTTTGATGAGGATGAGTTTTTGTATTATTACGAAAAATATCTTCCTGTTAGTAGAGCGCCAGGCACAATGAACCGTATTTGTTGGAAGATTGAAGAAGCGTTTCAAAGTATGGACGTGTTGTCAGATATTGAATTTGATCGTTCTATATTGAAGAGTGACGCATACTATACGCAAGAAGAATATGATGCAATTGTTCAGTTGTATGACGAGTATAATAAGAGTATGCAGTTGTTTTTAAAGGGTGTTAAAAAGAATGATTCTTCAAAAGAAGAGAGAGATGCTTTTACATCTAGGTTGATTAATGAATTTACCAATATGTGCTCAGAAGTTTGTCTTGATGCAGAAATATTGGCGAATATCCTTGTTGATGTTTGTTATACTTCGAATAAAAACAAGTCATTTGCGTGGGAAGTTGCTGGTGAACAAATATTTAATAATATTCTTAAGCAAAACGGTGGTATAATTCAATACCCTATCAAAGATGAGAATGGAGATATTGAGTTTGGTGGCAAGAGGTTCTCTTTGCATACACAAGAGATTGGTGGTGATTTAGATGTTGATTTTGAATGAAGAAAAATATGCTAGAGATATATACATTGGTAAGGATGTAGGCGTTAAATCTATGATGACAAAAATAAGATATATTACAAGACATTTGATATATTCAGAGCATCAGAGTGATGAAGACGCTTATATAAATTCAATTAAATGGTTAAAAACATATCAAGACAATTTTGATGAAAGTTATTATTCTAATGTTGTTTCTGATGCTATTAAAAAGGCACATAAATATCCTTTTTATATTATTGACAATATCCAAATCACCCAGTCTGAGTTGAATGCCATTTCTTCGTTGAATGATTTAAGGGCGGAAAAAGTATTGTTTGTATTGTTGTGTATGGCGAAGCAACAAAAGTTATCTAGTGGTTTTACGAATGGGCTTGTTAAGTATTCCATAACGGAGGTGTGTAAATTGGCACGCATATCCGTTCCTGCTGAAGATAGAGAATATATACTGCATAAAATTGTTCAAAATGGCCTGCTTGGATATCCCAAGAAAAATGATACCCAGTGTTTGATTGTGAATTTTATTGATTATGGTGAAGCTGCTTTAGTATTAGATGAGATTGATTGTCAAGAGCTTGCTTATATTTATCTTATGTGGAAGAATGATGGCAAAGGATATACTAAGTGTCAGAGGTGTAACAGATTAATAAAACAAAGCAAAAATGGAATAAGAAAATATTGCGAGGTTTGTAAGACAGAGATCGAGGTTGAAAATAAATCCATTAGAAATGCAAAGTATTATGCAAAACACAAAAATTAAGACGCTTTGTTTTGGTCATTTTGACACGCCAAAATGATTGGAAATTGCTGTTGTTTTCGGCTTTGATAAAATTTCAAGTCGAATTTTTCCTAATGAATGATATAGGAAACAACAGTAATTTCCTATATTAAACCTAAAAGAAAAGGGAGAAAAATTATGGCAGATAAGATGACAAAAAATTACAAGATTTCTGGAAGCGGAGTCCTCAGTATCAATGACGATATGATTACCATTCTCGTCGAGGACAAGGGTGAGTTCAATCTCGCTAAAGTGCTTGCTGACCTTGATGGATGTGCAGTAAAGTTTAGTTTCTCGTATGATGAGGATTACGAGAGCGTTGATGAAGAAACTGGCGAAGTAATTTAATTTAACTAAGAAAACATTAACATCGAAGTTTGTAAGGGCGAAGTTGCGGCTCCGCTCTAGTTTAGTAGATGTTATATATGGGTCCATAGCTCAATTGGGAGAGCACTACCATTGCAAGGTAGGGGTCGGGAGTTCGACTCTCCCTGGATCCACCATATGGCGCTATCGTCTAGCCTGGTCTAGGACACCGCCCTTTCACGGCGGTAACTGTGAGTTCAAATCTCCATAGCGTCACCAATGGCGGCATAGCTCAGTCGGTAGAGCACCCGACTGTTAATCAGGTTGTCGTAGGTTCAAACCCTACTGTCGCCTCCATATGGTTCCGTAGCTCAGTTGGTTAGAGCGCCAGCCTGTCACGCTGGAGGTCGTGGGTTCGAACCCCATCGGAATCGCCAAGCAGTTTTTAGTAGGTTTCTGCTGTTACAGCTAAATAAACTTACATTTTATGGGAGAGTAGCAAATCGGCAACTGCGGCGGACTGTAACTCCGTTGCCTTCGGGCACAGTGGGGTCGGCACCCACCTCTCCCACCATATATGCTGGCGTGGCTCAATGGCAGAGCAGCTGACTTGTAATCAGCAGGTTGTAGGTTCAACTCCTATCGCCAGCTCCATATTGCGGAGTGGAGCAGTTGGTAGCTCGTCAGCCTCATAAGCTGAAGGTCGTGGGTTCAAGTCCCACCTTTCGCAACCATTATGATTCGCTGGTCTAATGCATACGATGTCGGTCTTCGAAACCGAAAGATGGGGGTTGGAATCCCTCGCGAATCACCACTTAAAATTTAAAAAGAAAAGGAGAAGAATTATGACTATTACACGCGAAGAAGTGATCAGAAAGCTGTCAAAAAAGAGCGGCTATCAGATTCAGCACATAAGAGAAGTACTTCATTGTATGGACGAAGTTGTTTTCGAAGAACTATGCGGAGTAACTCCCGATGAGGAAGTTGCTATACAGATTGTTCAGGGTGTGAAGTTAGAGTGTGTTCCTGTTGCGGCAAGAATGGGAAAGAATCCCGCTAGCCAGGAAGATATAGAATGCTCTGCAACTTGTAAGGTTAAGGCAAGAATATCTCGGGACATGAAGGAAAAGCTTCAAGCTCATTACGAGAGCACATATAATAAGAACGGTTAATGCCGTTCTTTTTTTATTAGAAGAAAGGAAAAGAGAATTATGAATGATATTTTGAAGAAATTATCTGAAGAAAATGAAGATCAATATATATGGAAAGTTGGACAAGCTAAGGATGCGGGCTTGATTGATTCCACTTGGGAGGAGCTTACTCCAAGACTTAATACCGAACTTGGTATTGATGAAACTGAATGGAGAGGATCTTCTGCGTTCAGAAAGGCTTATAGATGGATGCAGAGAGCTTACGACAACGTTTTTAGACAAAATGGTTTTATTGGCGTTCAGGGCGATGAACTTGATGTAAAGAAGCGTGAAGTTGAAAAGGCGACCATTAAACTTAGAACCGAAAAGCTTGAGTACAATAAGTGGCTTCGTGAAGAAGCAAGGGACGAGATGATTTGTGAGAAGATTTGTAGTGAAATTAAAGCAAATAATTCTTTGGTTGCACCCGATCCTATTATTGTAGATAAGCCGAGTCGTAGCGCAGTATTGGCTTTCGGAGACGAACATTACGCTACAGAGTTTACTATTTATGGTCTTTATGGAGAAATTCTTAATTCATATAGTCCCGAAATTTTCGAGCAGAGAATGTGGGAATTATTTTATCAGACGGTCGAGATTATACAAAAGGAAGATTTGACAACACTCTATGTGTTTGCTCTCGGCGACTTTACCGATGGAATTTTGCGCTGCAGTCAGTTAATGAAATTAAGATATGGTGTTATTGAAGGCACCGTTAGATATGCAAATTTCATTGCTCATTGGCTTAATGAACTGACTAGATATGTCAAGGTAAAGTATCAGATGGTATATGGAAATCATTCAGAACTTCGTATGCTGGGCCAACCCAAGGGTACTTTCAAGGAAGAAAATACAGGAATGTTTGTCAGAGAAATGATTAGGACATATCTTGAAAACAATCCTAATTTCGAGATGACCATTAACCCTACTGGGTTGATTTTTGATAATATTGAAGGTCTTAATGTTTTAGGTATCCATGGTGAGGTTAAGAATATGGAAAATGCAATTAAGGATTTCTCTAACACATATAATACCAACATTCAAATTCTCCTTGGTGGGCATATGCACCATTATAAGGCAGAGACCGTTGGTGTCAATAAAGATGTTATTAATGTACCTAGTATTATAGGCATTGATGATTATTCAATGAGTTTGAATAAAACTTCCAATCCTGGTGCAGTTTTATTCTGCATTGAGGAAAACAAGGGTGTAACCCTTGAATATAAAATTAAACTTTAAAATGATTTAGAAAGAAGGAATAGAGTTATGATTGATAAGAAAGACACAAGAAAGAGTCGTCTTATTTTTGATGCTAAGATAGCAAGAAAGCTTCTTAAGCAGGGTTTTGTCGTTGTTGATATTAAACCCAATAGAGAAAATACAGATAAGAGTATTTTTATTTTTGAGAATACAGATGAATTTAAGGTGGCTCTTGAAAAGCTTATGGATGAGCTTAAAGCAAAGAAGGAAGCTGAAGTCGAAATTGAATTCGAGTGCGAAATTGAAGTCGAGATCGACGCTGATTAATTGCTCCTAAAATTTATAGAAAGGAGTGATGTCTATGGCAGGTAAAGCTATGGGGAAAACCTCAGCTAAAAAGGCAATGACCACAACTGCTCAAAAAGCGGCAGAAGATAAGGAAGAGTATTTATGCTATTGTTGTGGCGAAAAAAAGAAAAAAACTTCGTTTTACACTTCGTCAGATCCATTTAATGGCGTGGGTGTCAATCCTTTTTGTAAGTTGTGTATTGAGAAAATTGCTAGAAACTATAATGAAAGAAGCGGACAGTATGGTGAGGTTACCAAGGCATCGTTGTGTGATGCACTTGAAAGAATGGATTTGCCGTATAAAGAAAATTTATGGGATTCATCTTACAATGAGGTTCATGATCCAACTTTAAAACAGCCCAAAACTAACGTGTGGTCGGCATATATTAAAAATGTTAAGTTACCACAGTATAGCGGGGAACGTTGGAGAGATGGAGACTTGTTTAAGGATGGAGCAAAAGTTCAGAGTGATACAGAGGACAAAATTGCATCTACTATGACCTCTGAAGTTTTAGATGAGTGCAAAACAAACAAACGAGATTTAATTCGTCTTATTGGGTATGATCCTTTTGCTAACTATCCTATAGAACAAGACCTTCCCGTGTTATATGCACAAATAATTAGTTTTATTGATGAAGAAACTAAGAATGATGGCATGAAGATGAATGCTATTATTCAGATTGTTCAAGCATTTAATCAGATACAGAAGCTAAACGACGCCATTAATGAATTACTGGCGGACACAAAAAAGTTAAATAGCAACAATGGTACTATTAAGCAACATTCTGATACAATATCAAAATTGCTTAGCGGTGCAAATGCTCTTGCTAAGGATAATGGAATTTCTGTAAACTTCAACAATAGTAAGTCTAAGGGACAAAATACCCTTACTGGCAAAATGAAAGAACTAGACTTAATCGGTTTCAGAGATGCAAAAATTAATATGTATGATATTGATTATTGCGAGGGTATGAGACAGGTTGCAGAAATTAGCGCTAAGTCACAAATAGACCAAATTGGTTTTGACGAAAATACAATGAATACAATTAACAATATTAGACGCGAGTTGGTTGATGAACTTCAAAAGAAGTTAGATAAGGCTAACGAGCGCGCCAGATTGTTGCTTGTAGAAAACAAAGATTTAAAAGAGTTTTTAAAAGAAAAGGGGTTAATTGATGAGTTTGGGCAGGTGATTGACAATGAGTGATGTCATTTTGACTGAACGACAAATATTAGAAAACTGTATTGAAGATTGTTTCGAAGGGTTTAAGGATTTGTGCGATGAACTCGAATACACTCTTGGAGAGTACGGAATATTTGTTAAGCCAAACTTATACAATATGACCACTAAAAGATATAGAGAAAAAGTAGATTTGGCAGAATTTCTTCAATGGGGACGCAGAAATCCATCTCGTTTTATTGAAGAAGTTTTTAACGTACAGTTAATGGACTATCAGAGATATTTGATTGATAGTTCTTGGAACAAACCGTTTGTTGTGTGGGCTATGTCAAGAAATGGGGGTAAGTCCCTACTTGCGGCTTTGTTTATTATGGCAAAAATGCTTTTAATCCCTGGATTTAAAGCATATATTCTTGCGGGAGTTGGTTCTCAGTCTATTGAGTTGTTTACCAAGATGGAACAATTTGCGATGAAAAATATATCGTCCTTTACAAATTTAAACGATGTTTTTCAGAGCAATGTTGTTAAGTCTCAGGCAAATTCAACTGGATGGGTACACAATCCTGCATCTTATACTGTAAGAACTTATGGTGGTTCTCAGGTGTTTACATTGAACGGCGCTTTCGACAACAATAGATCGAAACGTTCGAATTTAAATGTATATGATGAGGCAATGAATGCAGCAGATGAGCTGTTCCATACATCCGAACCTTTTACCACTCAGAACTCAGAGTTTAAGATGGGTAAGGATTTTAATGCAGATGACGTGCTGGCAGAGCCTACTCCGTTCCCTAACCAATTACTATATTGTTCTTCTGCGGGACGCACGGACCAATACTTCTTTAAGAAGTATAAAGAATTTTCTCTTCGTATGTTTGCTGGAGACAAGAGATATTTCTGTGCAGACATTTCTTGCGATGTCATTATTAATGCTACTGTACATAACAAATTGTGGCCAGTTCCGTTGTTAACGCAAGAAAAAGTTGACCAAGCTATGCGTGAGGATAAAGAAGCCGCTATGCGTGAGTATAGAAATATCTTTACTTCTGAAGGCGGCGAAGGTCAGATTATTAAGAGGGCAGATATTATTAGGAATTCTGTTACGAGACCCCCGAAACTTAGAAATGAGGACGGTAATAGCCTGTGGGGGCTTATGTATGACCCTGCTCGTTCAAAAGACAACTCTGTAATTTTTATTCCAGAATATTATAAAGACCCTGTAGTTGGTTGGAAGATGAGAGTTCAAAACGTTGTAAATCTTATTAATTTAGAGAAACGTAATAAAACTCCTATGACAACTCCGAACCAAATCAAGGAGTTTAAAAGACTACTTTTGGCGTATAACGGCGAAGGAAAAGCAGACTATGAAAATATTCTTAGTATGTGCGTCGATGCAGGTTCTGGTGGTGCAGGTGTTAATATTTGTGACTTTTTATGGGAAGATTGGGAAGACGATGATGGTAATATACATCGAGGATTGATAGACAAAGATTATAGCCCAGATGAAGTTGGGTTATATCCAAATGCGATTAAAGACAAATTGCATTTAATTCAACCTTCTAAATATAAAGTCGAAATGTTTACGGCGCTTATCGAGATGACTAATATGAATCTTATAGAATGGCCTAGCGAATATGATAATCGTGGATATATCGTATTGATGTATGACCTTAATACTAAAACAGGCGTTAAGACTTTGAGATATACAGAACCGACGGAAAAAGAAGTTAAAGAATTGGCAAAGCAAGGAATTGAAATTATAAGAGAACAATATCATTTGGACCCAGATGAGGAGATTGCATTGAAACAAATCGATGCTATGAAAAACGAACTAGTTAACATATATAAATTCAAACAGTCCAACGGTAATGTTAGATATGATTTGGCTCCCGATAAAGTTGGTAAACTCAACGATGACCGTGCTTATGTTATGGCAATGGCCGCTTGGGTATTACAACAACTTCGTCGTGAAAGCCTGGTAACTAGAAAGAAACCAGATCATAAAACAATACTTGATAAATTGGTAGTTTCTAATGGAAAACACATTGACAAAATTTTCGGATAGAAAGGATGGTGAGGTGCCGTGGAAACTAAAGAACAAATTGCAAAATTGCAAGAAGATGAAAGAAAACAACAAATCAAGCAGTTCGCCACCGAATTGAAGAACGTTTTACAATTGTTTAATCCTGAAAAGATTCCGAATAGAACAACCACAACCTATAGTAGAGAAACGCTCAGATCATATTTGAGAAATCCTGCGACTGAGGCAAACAACAATAACCTGAGAAAACTTAGTAATTATCTTTACACAATTTCTCATGTGTATCGCCGTATGATTAGATTTAAGGCACATCAGATGAATTGCAAAGTTTGGAGTGCCTATCCTATTGTTAGTATGATCGAGGAGAATGATAGAGAGTCTATTCTTAAAGAATATGAGCGCGTTGTTAAGATTGTTGCTAATATGAACATGGAGTCTCAGATACTTAAGATGAACCTTTTGGCGTGGAAGCACGGTGTGTCATATGGTTTTTGTTATGGTGATCCAGAGGGTGAGGGTAGTTTTTATATTCATCCATTAGATCCAGACCGTTGCAAGATATCGTGTGCTTCATTTGATAATGGTGTAATAGGATTTCTATTTGATATGTCATATTTTAGAGGTAATGAAGACCAGTTAGAATATTATGATGACATATTTACTAGTCTTTATAATGAATATCAAAGAGACAATATTAAGTGGAAGCAGCTTCCTATTGAAAAAACTTTCTGTACCAAAGTTGATCCTGATAATCTGGATTATTCTATCCCGCCTCTTTCTGGTTTGATGGAGCAGGTAATTTCTGTAACCGACCTTCAGGCTGCTCAGGATGAGATAGATAGTCTTTCAAACTATAAAATGGTTTGGGGTAAACTTGATACTATTAGTGGATCTAAGAATCCCGATGACTTTACGGTTGACTTAGATTTGGCGTTGTCGTTTATGAGAAAGATCAATGATGCACTGCCAGAGAACGTGGCTTATGCATTATCTCCACTAGAGTTGGATGTAATTGATTTCAAGACGAATGATGCCAGCGATATTAATGTACTTAGCAAGGCTTATAGTAACCTTATTGAAGCTAATGGCTCTATCATCTTGAATTCTAATAAGATTACGAATAGCCAATCGTTTAAGTTAGCTCTTAAGGCTGAGTGTGAGGATGCTATGAGTATGACTCCGCAGTTGAATGCGTGGTTGAAATTCTATTTGAAGTACAACTATAATGTTGAGACTGTTGCGGTTGAATTTTCTGATGTTTCGCCCTACTTTATGGATGACGAAATTGAGAAGATGACAAAATTAGCTGGCTTGGGTCTTCCTGTTAAGACGAAGCTTGCGGCAATGGCTGGATCTAATCCTCAAGAGAGTTTTGGTATGGATTTCCTTGAGAGAGAACTTCTTGGTCTTGGTACGGAGCGTTGGACTAATCCTCTTGTATCTTCTAACACTCAAAGTGGTGTAGGAAGTGAGGGCGGAGCTCCTGAAAAATCCGAAGGTGACCTCAGCGACGAGGGACTTGAAGACAGAGACCAAAATAAGAATGATAATTAAGGAGGCGTACCTTAATGAAGAATTTTATTAAAACAACAGATGCAGAAACTGCAAATAAGTTGATTGCTTATGGGTTTAAACTTATTTCACATATTGGAAGCGTTTATACATTCTTAAATGAAGCTCCTCAGAATTTAACTTTTGATTCTGTGGACAAATCAAAGATTGTATATGACAACAAGTTAAGTCTGTAATCTCCTTTCGGAGTTACATATATAATTCTAAAGAAAGGAGGATGATGCAGATGGCGAGAAAATTTTATACATTGGATGACCTTTATAATTTTTGTAAAGAGAACCGTTTTGAATTTTTTAGTGCAGAGAAATTTGGAGCGCCCCTAGTTGTACAGTCTTTGGGCACATTTGAGGCCGATGATAAAAATACCGATGGTTTAATGTCTGTAAAACTTAAGTCTTGTCATACGGGTAAAAACAGAAATAGATCTGGAATTACTGATGACAATATGAATAAATACAAGCACACTTTTAAGGGCAGACCTATTCTTGGTGCTATCTATAAGACAGATACTGGAGAGTATGAGTTCCGCGCCCACGATATGAAGGTGATTGATGATGGTGAAGATATTGAATATATCGAGCAACCTATTGGTGTAATTTCACAGACCGAAGAACCTTATCTTGAATTTGATAAAGAGGAAGATAAGAACTATCTTATGGTAAGCGGAACCATTTTCTCTGATTATTCTAAGGCCGCTGAGATTCTTGAAAGACGTAGAACTTGCAAGTGTTCTGTGGAAATTGCTGTTGAAGAACTTAGTTACAACTGTGATGAAGATTATTTGTCTATTGATAAATTTAGATTTTCGGGCGTAACTATTCTTGGTTACGAACAAGATGGCGTTACAGAAATTCAAGAAGGCATGAAAGGTAGTAAGATTACCATTGATGACTTTAGTGTTAAAAATAGTATGTTTTCTACCGATGGTCAAGATAAGTTGATTGAAATACTTGAAAAGCTTAATACAACGCTTGAAAGTTTCAATAATAAAAATCAGAATTCAGAGAAAGGAGGAGAAAAAGTTATGAACAAGTTTGAAGAATTACTTGCTAAATATGGCAAGATTGCTGAAGAAGTAACTTTTGAGTACGAAAATCTCTCTGATGAAGAACTTGAAGTTGCTTTTAAGGAAGCGTTCGAAGAAGCCGAGGAAGAGACCGAGACCGTTGTTGAAGAGACAGTGGTTGAGGAGGAGGCTGAGGAAACTGTTGAGGAAGAGCCTGCCGAAGAGGTAGACGAGGAAGTTGAAGAGACTGAAGAAATTGTTGTCGAAGAATCTGTCGAGGAAGTTGTTGAACAGCCTGCAGAGAAGTTTGTGCTTCAATACGAACTGAGTCACGACGACATTCGCTCTGCACTTTATAGTCTTTTGGCTGCAACCACGGATGATGGTTATTATTGCACTTGGATTCTTGAAGTATATGACGATAAGTTTATTTACCAGGATTATATGGAAGGAAAATTCTATAGACAGGATTATTCCAAGGATGGTGAAAATGTTGCTCTTGGCGAGAACAAGGTTGAAGTATTCAATGAGTGGCTTTCCAAGGCAGAAAAGGATGCACTTGAGGCATTAAAGGAAGACTATGCTGCGCTTAGGGAGTTTAAGTCTAATACTGAGTCTGCTCAGTTACAGGCACAGAAGGATGCAATCTTCGCAAGAGAAGAGTTCGCAGACATCGCAAATACTAAGGCGTTCAAGAAGCTCGTTGAGAATTCAAAGGATTATACTGTTGAAGAGTGCGAGCAGAGAGCAAAAGACATTCTTGATGACTGCAACAACTATGTAACAAGTTTTGCAGCAAAGGACGAAACTAAGAAGCCTAAGGTTCTTGGTTTTGCCGTAGACGTAAAGAAGGAAAAAAAGAAAAAGGCTTATGGCAAACTTTTTGATTGATAAACACACATCAAAATGATTAAAATGAGAGCGTTTTAAAAGAAGCTCTTTTTAATATTAAAAACTAAAACATATTTAATTAGGAGGACAAAATTATGGCACAGGATCTTATGAATAAGCACTGGGTCGCAGAAATTTCCAGAGTTTCTGCTGTTTATGGTACAGGTCATATCCTCTCTGGTGAGATGGATAAGGACAGAGACAACGGTGAGATTGTTACCGTTGGTGAGTACAAGGAAGGCGAGTACTACACCGTTAGTGGCTTCGCTGGCGAATTTGAGGCAAAGGTAATTGAGATTGTTAATCACCCTGGTCGCACTATGGTTAGATTTGAGCTTACCAAGGACTGCGATGGTTACTTCGTTCACAATCCCGAGACTATGCCCAACGATTTCCTGAAGGTATATCAGGATATCGCAAACTACTACAATGCAGAGGGCGACAGAGCAAGAATGTACCCTATGTATAAGCACGATGTATTTACCGTATCCGTTGACGCATTTGGCGGCACTGCTCCTGAAATTGGCGCAACCGTTTCTTATGTTGACGGCACTGGCTACTCTGCGTAATTAGTGAAAGGAGAGAATAATTATGAAGAACTTAATGACTTTTAACACAACTGTTCAGAACGCTTTCGAGAACGATAACGAGAATTTCGTTTGCTTCAGAGAGCTCCTTTCCGACGCTGCTCGCGGAGAGGTTAAGGAAGTTTCCGCTAAGGAAGCTAACAAGAAGATTGTTGAGAAGTTCAGAGCTGCTCTTGGTATCGAGCCCACTGACAGACCTCAGGCAATCAAGCGTGCAATCCGCGCTAACAAGGATCTCGTATTCACTCTTATCGAGGAAACTATCGAGGAAATGATTATTTCTGGCTGGATGGAGAATCCTTTCTTCATGCAGTTCGTTGAAACCAAGAACCTTGCTCTCGGAGACGAGAACGACTTCTATGTAGAAGATGATGCTATCCTTAGCGTATCTAAGGTTTCTGGTAATCACCACAATATGATTAGACAGAGACTTGCAGGAGGCAGACACTTCTCCGTAGCTGGTGAGTGGTTCGGCCTAAAGATCTATGCAGATTTTGAGCGTGTTCTTACTGGCGCTGAGGACTGGGCTGCTTTCGTTTCGAAGGTAGCTGAGGCTATCAACCGTTATCTCTACGATGCTCTTTACGCTTCTCTTAGAGGCGCAAAGGACAGCCTTGGTGCAAACTGGGTTAAGTCTGGTGCACTTGAGACTGCTAACAAGGCAACACTCGTAAAGCTTTGCCAGGACATCTCTATGGCAACTGGCTCTGAGGTTACTATCTTTGGTGCTCGTACTGCTCTCTCTTCTCTTACTGGCATGGCTGATGTAAACTGGGCTCCCGAGTCTGTTAAGAAGGAGTACTACGCAAACGGCGGCATCCTTGGCAACTGGGAAGGCTTCGCTTGCGCAGAAATCGGTCAGGGTCTTAAGAGAGGCGCTGGCATTAATAGTGCTTCTGTTGAGTATCAGCTTGATACCGATAGACTCTACATCATTCCTACTAGCGTAGCAAACAAGTTCATTAAGCTTGTTAACTACGGTGAGACTCAGGTTTCTCAGGTTACCGATAAGGATGTTAACAGAGATATGAGCTACGAATATGAAGTACTCTACAAGATGGGTATTAATGTTATTCTTAACACCGTCTTTGGAGTATGGGAGATTGTATAATCTTTAATTAAACATATAGGACAAAAAGGAGAAATTTATTATGGCTACAAAAAAATCAACAGTTGAAACCGAAGAAATCATCGATACCGAGGCGGTCGAGGAAGTTAAGCCCGCTCCAAAAAAGGTCAACAAGCCAAAACACGACCCCAATGAACTTATTCTTTGTAGAAGTGTTCGTTTTGGTGAGCTTAGACTTATTGGTCCAAAGACTCGTATGCCTTATAGCTGGGCAAACGAAGGAGATGTGCGAGAGGTTGAATATCAAGACCTTGTATCTTGGAGAGCACTTCATTCTAGATATCTTTTCGAGCCAATGATTATCATTGAGGACGAGGATATTGTTGAGGAGTGGAAGGCGGATCTTGGGGAACTCTATGATGAACTTCAGGACATTGATATTAAAGCAATGTTTAAGCTTCCTCATAGACAGTTTGTCGCACAGCTTAAGAAACTTCCTGCTGGTATGAAGACTACAGTCCAGAATATGGCTTATTCTATGATTCAGGATAGAACTCTTTATGACCTTAGAATTATCGACGCTATTGATGAGATTCTTGGTACAGAACTGAAGATGATGATCAACTAATATAGGGAGGTGTCTTAGATGACTTCCTATGAAGTACTTTATAACCGTGCGTTAGCACAAATCACAGATCCTCTTTTAGCGCAACTGCCTGAAGAGGATTTAGAAAACATGCTCCACGATTGGTTACTTGATGCTATTGTCGAACCTGTTGTTGGTGAGTACGACTTCTCCGACAGAGATGATGAATTGAGGCAATTCAATTTTGACATTTCAGAAAGAGACCAGAAGATACTCTCGATACATATGGTTCGTGCTTGGCTCGCCCCTCAGCTCCGTTCGGTTACATTAACTCAGCAGGTGTTTAGTGGTAAAGAGACTAAGTATTTTAGTCAGAGTCAACATATCACAGAAATGCGTGCGCTCGATGAACAGCTTCGCAAGGATGCAGACTTGTTATTTTGTCGTGGAACATATTTAAAGAATGATTATTTCAATGATTGAGGTACATAGTGATGAGAAATATATATGAAAATGTACCGTCGAATCAAATTGAAAAACAAAAGCGTTACTTTTATGGCGCTATAATTAATTGTTTGTATCTCTGGGAGGATAACAGTCCTTTTGTAGATGCAACAATTCAAACTTTGATAAATCAAATTGGTGGGTCAAATCACTTGTTTGGTTTTCAGCCCGAAGTGCTTACAATTGTAAGCAATTTGGAGACGGCTCGAAGAGAGCCTTCACAATTCCGTAAATGCATCCTAGATGCCGCCAATTTGGTAGATAAACTGAATGGTGGTGATTCCAATGTTTGACCATTACAAAAGCCGTATGGCTCACAGAGGCTCTAATATGAGTGAAATGCTTCGTGCGCAGTCCAATATGGTTATTGAGCAAACTTGGGATCGAGATCCAAATTACCGTCAAGTTTATGTTGTTAAAGTTGAGCATGGGTTGCCTATGGTGACCTATGAGCATGAATTAATTGATGCAAAGTTTAATGTTGAGTCGTATCAAAGACTTACATCTGACGAGCCCGCTTATCACCTTCAGTTTAGACACGGTGCCGAAAAACTCAATCCCGATATTGCTATCGGTTCTTATGTATATATGGCCGATGAGGATAATGAGTGGAAGTGGTGGCTAATCGTTGCTTTAGATGAGCGTCCGCAGTTTAGACAGTACCACATATTGGAAACAAACTGGACTTTAAAGTGGATTGTTGACAATAAGATTTATAGCTGTCTTGCGGTGCAGAGATATCAAAATAGTTATAGTACTGGACTGCAGTCTGGTATCAGAATTACTGGTGTTGATGATATGACGGCTATTTGGGTGCCGACAAATTCAGAGACGCAAACCATTGGATATAATCAGAGATTTTTAATTTCAGATGTTGGTAGAATTCCTGCCCTTTGTTATGAAGTGTCTAAAATTTCTGACACATCTCCTGTGGGATTAATTAAGTTTAGTCTTGCACAGACAGCATTTAATGAAAGCACTGATAACACCGACTTGATGATTGCTGACTATTGGTCAGACGCCATAGAGCCTATCGAGTCAGATATTGAGGCAGAGCTTACGAGAGAAGCTAAGATTTCCTATACAGGACAAACTACTACCATTAAGGTAGGAGGAAGTTTTAAAACCTTTACACCCTCGTTTACTGCTTCGGATACAAAGGTGAAGAAATGGCTTGTTAGTGACGAGGTGGGCGATATTAGTAGAGATGGCGAGAATTACACTATAGAATATAGCGGCGAGCAACTTAAATTGAAAGTGGCACGCAATTATTATTTGATTGGAAAAATTTTAACCATACAAGTGGTTGGCACGGACGATAGTACGGCAGAAATAAAGATTGAGGTGATTGGCTAATGAAACGAGATATTCAGCACATTGATGATGATATAATCCGTAAAAAGCGTCGTATCGAAGAAATTCTTTATTCTGACGAGGATATTATCGAGGTATTAGATAACAAGTCTTTGGATCCGACTGTTCCCGAGGATTATGTCGGTGAGAATATATTTGGGTTTTTACGTGTTCCTGGAGTTCAGGATACTTCCAAAAACTTTATAACTTTTACTATAGATGATATGGGATTGATGCCAGGGAATCAGGTAATGAAATCTCAATATATTCAGTTTGTTGTCTTTGTACATAAAGATATGGTGAAGACTGACTACGGTATGGAACGTCACGATTTACTCGGATATTTGATTCGGGACATCTTTAATTTATCTAACAAACTTGGCCCACAAATGGAGCTCGTATCCAATCGCGAGGGCATCACAGACAGAGATTTTTATACCAGAACACTAAAATTTGAGCTTATTGATGATAATTCAACAAAGTCTTGTAGAACAAACCCTTATGAATATGACAGAATTGTTGGTCATAGGAGGTAAGTTATGGATATTATCCAAGTAGACGAACTTCGCTTATATTTTGGTGATGATATAAAAATTGCAGATGGGGTAGTTTTGAGGTCTCCTACTATTGGACAAATAGTTGAGTATGGGGAGAGTTCGTATTTTTCCGTGCTACAGACTTTATGCGCAACGCCTAGTTCTATGAAGGTTCAACTTGATGATATGAAGTTGGACTGGATGAAAGTTACAGATTGGCAATTGTTTACTATGCTTTGTTCTTCTTTTCGACCAGAACAAACATCGCTGGTCCTTGGTGATTTAGACCTTTCTAAACTCAAACCATATTCTATGGGAGAGACTGAAGAAGTTGTGCTTTCTAATGAAGATCACACGGTTGTTATTAATGAAATTATATATAATGTGTTGATTACATACTTGAGAAAGATGCATGGGTTTAAGAAACAGGTAGACAAAGCAGGAAACAAAATGACACATAAGGTGTTGTTGAATCTTGCTAGGCAGGATGCAAAAATGGCCCAAAACAAACCATACAAATCTTTCTTGTTACCCTTGGTGTCTTCTTTACAAGGCAGACAAGGATATGAGAAAGAGTATATTCGTAATATGGGCGTTTACGAATTTTTTAATCAAATAAATCGCGCACAAATCATTTGTCAAGCAGATGCTGCCCTTGGAGGTATGTATTCTGGCTTTGTGGATACAAAGAAGATGGACAAAACTGTCTTAGATTGGATGCGTGATATTACAGATGAATCGCCCAAAAATAATAAATCAATTCTTAAAGAAGGGGCTAACTAACCTCTTCTTTTTATATTAAAAAAATTTATTTAATGGAGGAAATATATCATGGCTCAGTATGCACTCGATAGAGTTATTAGCGTTGCTGGTACTTACGCAGCAACCAATTCCAAGAAGGGTATTACTGAAGGCGGCCTCGCATTCCTTTGCGACCAGGTCGTAGACCCTTCTCTTTCTTTTACCTCTGAAACAGAGGATATCGTAGACGCAAGAAATAATGTAGTAATGCAGCTTCAGGGCGCTCGTGGAGCAACCCTTGGCGCTTCCAACGCTTTCTTCAACACTCAGATCCTTGCAAACCAGACTGGCGGCAAGGTAGAGGCAATCACCGCAGAGACCTTCGACAAGTACGACATCTGCACTCTTGATGCAGAGAAGAAGGCAACCCTTACCGTTACACCTTCGGCTGATAGCGAGTATAAGGTGTTCGCTCTTCGTACTGACAATAGCATCACTACTGCAGAGCCCACCGTTGGTACTTACGCTGACGGTAAGGTAACTGTAGAAAACGGTGTTGAGGGCGACAGAGTTCTCGTTGCTTATACCGCAGAGGTTAAGACTGGTGAGAAGATCGTTGCTCTTGCAGATGCTCAGAACGAACTTATGAACGTAACTGCAGAAGTTCTTCTTCGTGAACTTTGCGCAGAGGAGCTTTATTATGCTTACATCATCATGAGAGGTAAGCTCTCTGGTGAGGCTGAGTGGTCTATGACCAGAGATGGTAACCACGCTTTCGAAATTACTGCATTCCCCTCTTATTGCGATGCAGAGAGAAAGCTTGTTGAAGTTATTATCGTTAGAGGCGAGGATCTCCTTGCTTAATTTATAATGTTTATGCTAAGGCGGCTAACACCGCCTTAGCGCATTATTAAGGAGGTATGACATATGAATAGAAAGATATGTCGCCAATGCGGAAAAGTGTTTAATTATTGCAGAAGTTGCTCATTTAAACCCATTCCGTGGAAAGAGGCTGGATTCTGCAGTCGTGAATGTTCTGCAGAACACAAAGAACCAAAAATAAAAGAAGTTATCCCCACAGAGGATGTAGAAGTAGTTGTAATTGAGGAGGATACATCTACGCCAACAGAAAATGCGATAGAGTGTCCTCATTTTTTTACCGAGGTCGAAGAGTCTGAAATTACATCTACTGAAGAATTTAAGCCTAAAAAGAAAAGGATTAAAACCATAGAAGTGGGACAAAAGGAGAACAATATAGATGAAAATGAGCAAAATAACGGGTCAGTCATATGACCCAACAAGAGTTGTCTATATTACTAACCCAAAACAACATTTTGCATATGCAAGATATTTGGGTGGTTGGCAATATTTTGTAGATATGAGTGCTTCGTCTGATAAAAATGATGGTATGGGCGTGTTTATATGGCAAAAATGCCCAGAGACAAGAGAAGCAAAACAAAAGTGGGATAACCACGAATTAGAATAAATAAAATTTCAAAGAAAGGAGGGTGTGAATGTACAATGGCACTTTCATTTGAAGAATCTAAAAAACAACTACTTGCCCAGCAGGCGGCCGAGGCACCAGCTATGTTTATGATGAGAAGAGCGGCTCCTGCCTCGGATTTTTGGATCCCCCATAATGGGTATAGGTGGTTCGAAGATTATTATGATGATAAGATTTCTACGGTTGATGACAATAAAAATATTTTCGTACATGACTCGCAGGTAAATATTTCCCAGGAAGTTAACAGCCAATTTGTTCCTTTTGAAATGATGAGACGCTATGACAATATAGATTTGGTTAATATGGCGCTCTCGATACATTTTACAACCAGCGACGGTTATCACGGTGCGTCGAACCCTGTGAACGTGGAATATAATGACGAGAAGATTAGATTTGCGTGGCTTGTTGATGAAAAGGTAACTCATGTAGCAGGCAATATTAAATTTGAAATTCACGCCGATGGTGCAATTACAGATACCAAAGGTAATTCATACGGATATCGCTGGAAGTCTCAATCTACCGACAAGTTTAATATCGTAAAGTCCTTGTGCGAAGACCCTAATTGCGAACCCGTAGCTGTTAGCGACGATTGGGTTGTAGAGATAGTTGAGTCTGTCACGGCCTCTGTCGCTGAAAAAATAGCGGAGGCTGAAGTTGGAGCAGAAGTTGCAAAAGCCGAGGCCGCAGCCGCAAAAGCTGAAACTGCTGCGAGCAACGCTGAATCTGCAGCGGAAACAGTTGTAAATAATGCATTGGTTGGTTATAGTACGACTACGGAAATGCAGGAGCAGATTGCGCAAGCAATTGAGAATGCTGATATTGACAATAAGCTTACGGCGTATGCAAAGACGGAAACTGTTAATGCATTAATCGGAGATATTGGCGAAAGCGAGTCTGTTGTTAGTTATGTTGATAATGCCGTTAAGGGCGTAGATGTCACAGAACAGCTAGCTAATTATGCGTTGAAGGATGAAGTTCCAACTAAACTTAGTGAGCTTGAGAATGATGCAGAGTATGTAACTACTAGCGAAATGCAGGAGGCAATTGACAGCGTTGATGTGTCTGAGCAGTTGGTTGACTATGCTAAAGCTAAGGACGTTGATGATAAGATTTCTGTTGTTCAAACACAAGTTGATACAAACAAGGGCGATATTTCGGCACTTTCTGGTAAGGTTTCGACCAACGAAACTAATATTGGAGACTTAACTTCCAACGCAACAACATTAAGTACGAAAATTACCGACTTGGAAGCCGCAGTTAAAGAGATGGCGGATCAAGCTGGTTATGAATATTATGCAACTTATGGAAAGACCACACTTGAAGCGACTGGCGAGGAGGCTGAAAACGTCTTTACTTTATATGAAGTGGACGGCAGTTCAGAGTCTGTAAAGAGCCAGTTTGTTATTACGGGTGGCTCTGGGGGCGGAAATGTAGCGGCAACTACTCTTACCGTAACGCGCGTCACATCTTCGCCTTTAACTATTACTACGAGCGATAAAGCTATAATTGAGTTTAATTGTACATCTTATGATGCAGACGGCGAAACCGTTGATTGCTCTTATACTTGGAAAAAGGGCAGTTCTGTTATTATGTCTGGTTCGCTTGCACAAGGTCTTAACACCTTTGATTTGAGTGAGTATGTTACAACGGGTACACACAAGTTTACCCTTACTGTTACCGATGAAGGCGGATCTATGTCTGTTAAAACTTGGACCGTTCAGATGGTCGACGTTCACATCGAATCTTCGTTTAACGATCAAAGAACTTATGTGGCGGGTGATACAGTTAGTTTTACATATACACCCTATGGCGCAATACCAAAGACTGTACATTTTAAGCTCAATGGTGTTGAACTTGAGTCCGTAAATACTACCGCTTCTGGCTTATTGCAATCTTATACATTGCCTGCGCAGACTCACGGCGCACATTTGCTTGAAGTTTGGATGACGGCAACTGTAAATAGTGTGGAAATTGAAACACCTCATATTTATAAGGACATCATTTGGTATGATTCTGAGTCGGACATTCCTGTTATTGGATGTATTTATCGATATGATTATTACGGCATTGTGGCGGCCCGTCAGTATAATGCAACGGAGATTACTTATGTTGTATATGACCCGTCTGCTGAAAACCCAACAGTAATTCGTTATGTTGATGGAGTATCTATTGGCGAACAGACCCTTGAGGGTGCTACCGATACTTGGTCCTATAAGTCTTCTGAAGTTGGCGAAAAAATACTTACCATTGAGTGTGGCGTAACTTCTGTGGAAATCAAACTTGATGTTGCGGAGCTTGGTATTAATATTGAGCCTGTTATAGCAGGTTTGGCATTTGACTTTAATCCGACTGGCTATTCCAATAATGACACCGATAGAATTTGGTCTGATGCAAAAACGGGCATAAAGATGTCTGTGTCTGATAATTTTGACTGGACTAACGGTGGATATCAGAGAGATGAGAATGGTGACACATATTTCTGTGTAAAGGCTGGCACAACGGCTACTATTAACTACAATCTCTTTGGATCTGATTATGACCCCAAGGCAACAGGCAAAGAGTTTAAGTTTGTATTTAAAACCACAAATGTTAAAAAGCGTAGTAGCACTTTCTTGTCTTGTATCGACGGCGAAACTCCCATTGGTCTTGATATGAAGGTTGAGAATGCGAAGATTTATGCGAGCAACAAAGAACTTTATGTTCCTTATTGCGAAGAAGATATCATCGAATTTGAGTTTAATATTAACAAAGACACCGATATTCCTATGGTTATGACATACGAAGATGGTGTTGCTAATAGACCTTTGATTTATGCAGCCGACTCGTCATTTATGCAACTTGCGGCACAACCCATTACGATTGGTAGTGCAGACTGTGACGTTCATATTTATCGTATGAAAGCATATGATACGAGCTTGACAGATAAAGAGATTTTGACAAACTTTATTGCGGATGCTCGTAATGCAGATGAGATGATTGCAAGATATAATCGCAATCAGATTTATGACGAGAATAACGCATTAACACCTGAGACTTTGGCTGAAAAATGTCCAGATCTCCGTATCATTATGATTGATGCACCTTGGTTCACCAATGATAAGGATGATAAGGTTGGCGGTACTACTATTCGTCAGATTTATAAGGGTGGAGATGCACTATTAGATAACTGGACTTGTACTGGAGCAAAACATAGTGGACAAGGTACTAGTTCTAATAAGTACGGTTACGCAGGTCGTAACATTAGACTTATTATGAATGAAGATGAATCTTTGTTTACATTTAATGGTACAAATGAAGACGGAACTCCTATTACTGGCAAGAAAGTTACCTTTACTAGAGGCTCGGTTCCTACTGACTATATGAATATCAAAGTCAACATCGCTTCGTCTGAAAACCAAAATAACGCACAGTTTGCTCAGAGATACAATGAGTTCAACCCCGTTGTTAGACTTGCAAAGGTAGATGATCCGAAGGTTAAAGACACTATGGAGTTTCATAACTGTGTAGTCTTTATTCGTGAGAATGAAGAAGACTTGACGAAACATAGAGAATTCAATGATACTTCTTGGCATTTTTATGCGATCGGTAATATCGGCGACGATAAGAAGACAGATAAAACCAGGGTTAATGACTCCAAAGACCCAAAAGAGTGTATTGTTGAAATTACAGACTTTGATGTGCCTTTAGCAGAATTTCCAACTGGCATTGGTGGTGACTATATTGCCCCCGATGAATTTGTTGCTGGCAATACTGCGTATGATAACCTATATTCTGAATATGCCTATGATGAAGAGGGTAAATTTAAAGCTTTTGGCGCAGAATCGTATGAATTTAGATACGAAATGAAGGGAATTACCGATGAACAGAGACAGGCAAATATTGATGCTTGGCGTGAATTCTATACGTTTGTTATAACTTCTACCGATGAAGAATTTATTACAAATATTGAGAATTATTTCGTGCTTGACTCGGCATTATATTATTATCTGTTTACTGAAAGATATTTGATGGTCGATAACAGAGCAAAGAATAGCTTCTGGCATTATGGTAAATGTGATGATGGTATTTATAGATGGGATTTGTGCTTTGCTTATGATATGGACACCTCTCTTGGTATCGACAACACAGGTAAACTTATCCTATCATACGGTCAAGAAGATGTAGATAAAGATGCTTCAGGTGCTTACATCTATAGAGCAGCAGAAAGTAATTTCTTCTGCCGTATCAGAGATCTTTTTGCCGACAGACTCAAGGGTATGTTCCAGAGCCGCGAAAGTCTCGGCGCATGGAGCTCAACAAGTCTAATCAATCAGTGGGATAAAGCACAAAGTCAATTTCCTGAAGAACTTTGGAGACTCGATATTCAGAGAAAATATCTTAGAACTTATCAAGGAATATCTATTGACAATAGTATCGCGGGTGCTCAGAACCCGATGTTCTTAGAGCCTATGCTGAATGGTCGAAAGAAGTATCAGCGTAGACAGTTTGAGCGCAACCAAGAATTGTATATGGCAACAAAGTATGTAAGTACTTTTGCTAAGGATGATTTTATTAGATTGAGATTTAATAATCCAACTAATCCTGTGGTTAAGCAAGATTATACACTTTACCTAACGCCTTATACAGATATGTATATTTCGGCAGAGTTTGGTAATACTGCACCTATTGTATTTAGAGCAAAAGCTGGTGTCGAATATCCTGTTCGAAGAGAAACCGCTTCCGACACAGCAGATATTGTACTTATTTACGGCGCTTCGTTTATTCAGGCGATTGGTGACTTGTCCAAGTGCTATCTTGGAGATAATGACTTTTCGAAGGCATCTCGTTTACAGAGCTTGACGATTGGTAGCGACGTTGAAGGATATGAAAATACTTTCATGACTGGACTGGCTCTTGGTAACAATAAGTTACTTGAGTATCTTGATATTCGCAATATTACTGGACTAAATAGCGTTGTTGATTTGTCTAACTGTAACAACCTTATCGAACTTCGGGCCGAGGGTTCTGGAGCAACAGGTGTTATTTTTGCAAATGGTGGTAAGCTTGAAAAAGCTTATATCCCCGCAGTTACATCTCTCACAATGAAGAATCTTAATGACCTTGAGGTTCTTGATATTGCAAGTTATGAAAAACTTCAAAAACTTGTAGCTGAGAATATTCATAGAATAGATACTCATGCAATTGTTGATGCTTCCGCAAATCTGAACACGGTTAGACTTGTTGGTATTAACTGGTCTAAGAATCTTAATATTCAAAACACCAATGTTCTTGACAGAATGTCTGATATGCGTGGCGTTGACAATGACGGATATGAAAATAACACCCCTGTTGTTACTGGTTATATTTGGGTGGCATCTGGCAAAGATAGAGAAATTAGCGAATTTAATGAGTTATGGCCCTATCTTACTATTGAAGCGGATGCTGTTACTAAGCAGTTTACGGTTACATTTGTCAATGATGATGGAACCGTATTAGATGTTCAATATGTTGATGCCGAGTCGCTGCCAGTAGATCCTGTCACCAGAGATGAGAATCCAATTAGTATACCTACAAAGGCAAGTACTATAAGCACACAATATGAATATACAGGATGGGATTCTAACTTTATTCCTGTTTGGTCTGATCAGATAATCAAGGCCACCTATACGGAAAAGGTTAGAGAATATACTGTTCAGTATGTTTCTAACAACAATGTGCTTCAGACTAGTGTTGCACCATATGGTACTATGGTGTCGTATAATGGAGAAATTCCAACGTATACTTCGGGAGAAAGCGCACGTAAATATTACTTGTTTGATAGTTGGGATAAGTCTGGTTATGTTGATGGCGATAAGGCTATTAATGCAATATTTGATTCGTGTCAGTACGCAGACAAGTATTTTGAAGGGAAAGAGTTATCTTCTCTTCGCCCTGTTGAAGTTTATATGATGACTAAACTTAATGCGGCTGGAATAATTTCTATGGCAGACTACATTGGGGCTAAGGATTCGTTGACCATTCAATTAGGTAGCGATGTTAGCTGTTCTGATATTGAAGAGAAAGTTCTTATTGGAGAAAAAACAGTATTTACTGGCACAAACCATATTGATACAGGCATTAAATTGCTTGCAGAAGATAGGAGTTTTGTTTTAGCCATCGATTATAAGATGGATGAAGAAAATGCTGCTGGTGCTGTTTTGGCACAATGCTTCTCAGGACTTGATACAAGCGGTTTCCAGTTAGCATATAATAGCGGGGTAAAACTTGCATGGGGCAGTTCGTCTATGTCTCCATCGGCTGTTTCAAATCGAGAAATGCTTGTTATTAGGCACATCAAGGGCGAGAATGGCTTGCATGTTTATGCTTCTCAAGTAAAAGCAAATGCACCTCTGTATGGGCATTTGAGTGGAGCTCACAATATGGCTCATAATGTGTCTCTGGTGTTTGGTTGCAACAAGCTCGAAGATGGTTCTTATGAACAATATGGCATGGGAACAATTTATTGGAGTAAAATCTGGTATGCAGATTTGGGTGACGAGATGTGTCATCAACTTGCGTATTGGCCGCATGAAGAATTAACACTTGAAGCGTGTTGCGAAACTAATGGTTTATTGAAGCGTAATTATTTAAGTGACAATTCTGGTGCACGTTCTTCTGTAACATTTATAGCGTCTACTGTATTATCTCAGCCTATGATTATGGACGAATCTTCATCTTCGAATAATGGCGGATGGAAATCATATTCTCTGAATGAATATTTGAATAATAGATTATATTATGCATTAGCAAGTCAGTGGAGGCAGCTGATTAAGCAAGTCAAAGTTAAATCTTCGGTTGGTAACAAATCTACTGAAATATCTAATTCTGATTGTTATATTTTTGTTCCTTCGATTACCGAGCTTGCTTCTAGCGTAACGGGAGAACCTTATGTTAGCGAGGGCACATTAATTAGTCATTTTTCTTCAAATGAATCGAGAATTTGCCGTACATCTGATGGTAATCCCGTACAGTATTGGACGCGTTCTCCGCATGTTGGTTACACTAATTATGTTCATCGAATAGGCGACAATGGTGCACCCCAAGCGGTTACAGTATTAAATACGCAGGATGTTTATGTTAGAATTATGCTTTCTATGTAAAAGGAGATGGCTAAAATGTATTATAAGGTTTTAAAAAACAATAAAGTTATTGATGTTTTAGACCGTCTTGATTATGTTAAATATCAATCAAAGCATAAAGCTATGATTGTCTGCCCTCAACATGAGGCGCAGGCAATCATTTCTTCTGACGGCGAATATATTTGGCATGTGCGTGGATTATATAGGGTTCCCGTGGACGGCTACGACACAGTTGAGCTTTTTGAGATTGATGAATATGAGTATAGACAGTTAAAAGTACTAAACTTAAAGACTCCAGAGGAAATTATCGATGCATATACCTTGATGTTATTGGAGGGCAATGTGTTATGAACCAATTTATAAAAAGCTTGACTAGATTATATCAGCATAATAAAGTTGACGAGAAAAAATTAAAAGAATTATTAACGAATAAAAAAATTAATCAGCAGGAATACACTTATATTATTTCTGCTAAGAAGGCGGTGTAATATGTACACTATTTTACTCGGCGAAAGTAATGAGCTTATAACAAGTGTGCGAGAAAGAATTATGCAGCGCAGCAAACTTGTCGATGCTCTTCATTTTCTTGTAGATCCCACATATAAAGGGATTGATATGTCAGACTTCACAGTGACGATGGAGTACGTTACGCCCGTTAGTAGAGAGTATCGAACTGAGACTCTTGTGAAGTCTGAGGCGCTGTATAAGGAAAGATTAGAATATAAACTTCCTTTTGATACCGATTTAACTAAAGAAGCGGGTAAAATTGAAATAACACTTACATTTACTAAGGTAGAAATGGATCCTGATGGCAATGCTATACAGCGTGTTAGAAAAACAAGCCCCGCTACTGTTACAATTATTCCTTGCGCCGCTTGGTGCAATGTTGTTCCAGATAGTGCTCTTAGCGCCCTTGACCAGAGACTTCTTAAAGTTGATGCGGCCATTTCTGCCCTTAATGATATGAGTACTTATCTTGATGATAACAAAGCAGACAATATTATTATTGATATGGAGGCAAACACTATTCAGCTTACTGCAAATGGAGCGCCCATAGGAGATAAATGCGAAATGCCTGCCAAAGGACATGATTGCGGCATCGAAAGCTTTGTTATTAGCGTAGATGATGAGATTATTATTACTTTGACAACGGGTCAAGTTATTAATCTTGGTCAGGTAATCGGGGCGTCTGGCGCAACTTTTGTTCCGCATATTTCGGATGATCTTATTCTCAGCTGGACAAACGATAAAAACTTGGAGAACCCCAATCCCGTTGATCTTTCGCCTTTTAATGACTGGGTAGAGCTTGGCGACGATGGTGAAGAATCTACCCAGCATAATTGGGAATATATTTAATTGGTAATGACAGTTAAATCTGTTGTTATAAAATATTTTTAGAAAGGAAGGTGAAAACATGGCAAACGTGCGTTTTCTGAGTGTAAAATTACGCTCAACATTTGATGCGCTACTTACCAAAGAAGCAAATGCCTTGTATTGGATTGAGGAAACTCAAGAATTATACAAGGGCTCGACGCTTTATGGCACTGGTGCACTCGTAACGGATAAAGTCGCTGGACTTCTGTCGCCCGAAGACTATGTTAAGTTTCAGGAACTTACGGCTTCTGGTGGCGGACTTAGCAATTTAAAGCCTGTTGATGGAACCATTAGTATTCTTGATGATGCTAATGGCGGCAAAACTATTAGCGTGGCTATCTCGCCTGACGTTGGAAACCAGCTTGTTGCTGTTGAAGGCGGTTTGTTCGTTCCTACGGCAGTTGTACCTGAGTACTCTATCGAGAGGCAGACAGAAGCAGAAGATGGGTTTGCAGTCAGCTATAAGCTGAAGAAGACTGTCGACGGCGTCGAATTCTATGTAGGAGACACTATTAACATCGCTCGCGACCTCGTATTGAAAAGAGCAACCCTTGAAACAGTAATTGAGGATGGTGTTCCTTATGAAGAGGCGAAAGTCGGTGATCCTTACATTAAAATGGAGTTTAATGATGCTAATACATCTAATCTCTATATTCCTGTTAAGGGTCTTGTAGACAATTATTCTGCGGGGTCTGGCATCGAAATTATTGATAACGAAATTAACATTAAGCTTGCCGATGTGTCTCACGGTCTGCATTTTGTGGACGGCGCTATGTCTCTTGCTCTTGCAACTCGCAAGGTTGATGGTGCTATGTCTAAGGAAGACAAACTTATCATTGATTCTATTCCTTCTGTTTATGTAGCACGCAAGTATGACATCACGGACACTCCTGAGGGAACACTTGTAAACTACGGTGAGAAGGAAATCCGTGTTATGTGTCCTGCTGATGCAAAATTCGTTAAACAAACCGTTGGCGCCAATGGCAATCCCAATATGTATTATATGACATTCAAGGCGTATGCTCCTGAGGGTGCCGTAAGCTTTAAAGAGGGCGACAGAGGTGTTATTATTGATGAAATACATACCTTCGATGATTCTGCTGCAGGAGTAGATGAGTTTGGTCGCAAATATAGCGTTGTTTGGCTTGCTCTCGCATCTTATGACCCCGCTTCTGATACTTGGACTTATTTTGGTAAGAATTCTTCTGAATCTAAGTATATTGGTTGGGATTACGTGGTAGAGTGGTATGGCGAGAACGGCAAGATTGCTTGCGATTCTATTCGTATCAATCTTAGTAATGAAGATTGTCATAACAATACTAAGCCTTACTATATGGCTAATTATGTCACCTCTGTTGAGGTAGACGAACTCAAGGAGTCTGTTTATGAAATTGAACGGGCTAATACTTGGGGCGAATTATAATTAAATACTTAAACAATATTAATAATTATTAAAACAAAATTTTAATTTTTAGGAGGAAATTATCATGGCTAACGAAATGATCAAATTTTTAAGAGGTAACGTAGCTTCCCTTCCTGCAACTGCAACCCCTGGTGCAGTGTATTTTACCAAAGATGAAGGTCTTTACCTTGGTCTTGAAGATGGTTCCTACCATCGTTATGGTGATTTTATCACTGTAAATGATGTAGCTTCCCTTCCTGCTGACGGCGCACATGAAACTTGCATGTATTACTGCGTAGCAGAAAATGTACTTGCTAAGTGGAATGGCTCTAGCTGGACCCAGATTAACAAGCAGAAGACTCTTGCAGAACTTGGTGGTGTAGCTAAGTCTGTTTACGAGGCTAAGATCGCTCTTCTTGAGAAGGCTGACTCTGATAACGCTACTGCTATTTCTGGTGTTGACACTAGACTTCAGGCAGCAGAAGAGAAGCTTAAGTCTGTTGCTACTACCGAGGGTCTTGGTGAACTTACTGATCGTGTAACCACTGCAGAGGGCGATATCGATGACCTTGAGGCTGCTATCGGTGAAGGTGGTTCTGTAACCCTTGCTATCGCTGATGCTAAGCAGGCTGGTCTTGATGCTAAGGCACTTGCTGAGACTAAGACTACTATGGCTGAGGTTGAAGCTAAGAACTATGCAACCAAGGAAGAAGCTAAGGGTTATGCAGATGCTAAGGATACTGCTATTGGTAATGCTCAGGCCAAGGCGGACGAGGCTTATACTCTTGCTAGTGGCAAGGCTACTATGGAAGAAGTTAACACCGCTATTGGCAATGCAGGTCACGCTGTAAAGTCCGAGGTTGACCAGGCTATTGCTGATCTCGATGCTGCTTATAAGAAGGCTGACGGCGACATGAAGACCGAGCTCGAAGGCAAGATTGGCGCAAAGGTTGACCAGTCTGCTTATGATGCTAAGGTTGCTGAGCTTGTTGGTGCCGACACTACCCTTCAGGGTAACATTGATGCTCTTGCTGGCAAGGTTGGTACTCCTACCGAGGGCAAGACCATCGTTGAGATGATTGCAGACGCTCAGACTGCTGCTACTTACGATGACACTAAGGTTAAGGAAGACATCAAGGCTAATGCTGATGCTATTGATGCAATCGAAGCAGATTACCTGAAGAAGGCTGACAAGGATGGTCTTCAGGAGCAGATTACTGCCAACGCTAATGCGATTACTCTTCTGACTAACGGTGTATCCGCAGAAGAGGTTGATGGTGTTAACGACCTTATCCAGTATGTTAAGGAGCATGGTCCTGAAGTAACTGGTATGAAGGAAGACATTGCCGATAACGCAAAGGCAATTTCTGACCACGAGACTCTTGCTGCTGAGACTTATGAAACTAAGACAGATGCTGGCAATAAGCTTACTGAGGCTAAGGGTTACACCGATACCGAGGTAGCTAAGGACAGAGCAAGACTTGATGCTCTTGAGCTGATTGACCATGACCACTCTAACAAGGGTGTTCTTGACGGCATTACCGCCGAGAAGGTATCCGCTTGGGATGCATCTGAGCAGAATGCTAAGGATTATGTTGATGGCAAGATTACCGATCTGAAGATTGGTGACTATGCTAAGCAGTCCGACCTTGATACTCATACTGGAGATACTGTTGCTCACATCACTGCTGCAGAGCGTGAAGCTTGGAACAAGGCAGAACAGAATGCTAAGGACTATGCAGATGGTCTTGCAGGCAACTATGCCGAAGCTGAGCACGAGCATGTAGTTGCTGATATTACTGACTTCGAGGATACAGTAGAAGCAAGAATTACCGCTAAGGGTTATGCTACTACTGGTTATGCAGACGACAAGGCTTCTGCCGCTCAGTCTGCTGCTGAAGCAAAGGCTGCAGAACTTGATTCTGCGCTTAAGACTGAACTTGAGGGCAAGATTACTTCTGGTGATTCTGCTACTCTTGCTTCTGCCAATGCTTATGCCGACACTGCTAAGAGCGAGGCAATTGCTGCTGCTAAGACCGAGACCGAGTCTCAGGTTAAGGCTCTTGCTGAGGGTCAGGTTACTACTAACAAGAATGACATTGCAAGTCTGTTTGAGCAGCTTCAGTGGGGTTCTTTTTAATAGAATCTAAATATAAATAAACTTAATAGGCTAGTGGGGAAACCCACTAGCCTTCTTTAAAAAAAATAACCGAATGACGAGGAAACAACGATGGCAATACTTAAACCGCTTAGAGGACACAGTTCCTCATTGAATGCACGACCCTTATGTGACGGTTCTATTTATTTTTGCGTTGATACTGGCCTGTTGTATGTTGATTGTGAAGACGACAAAGGTAATTTGGTGCGTTTAAATGTGCTTGCGGATCGTGCCAATAAAGTAGGATATACGATAGACGATGTAGACGTAGAGATCAAAGCCTCAGAAATAGCTACTAAGGAATATGTGCGTGGGTTATTGATGGATAATGGAAATTTTACCAAAGAAATTATTTTTGAAATGATTTACCCCTGTTGGTTCCATTTATATATCGACATCAGATGTATCTCCGTTAGTTTTGTTTGGATTTGGTTCTTGGGAGAAAATTGAAGACAGATTTTTACTTGCGTCAAGTTCTACTTATTCAATTAATACTGAGGGCGGCGAAGCTACCCACACATTGACAGTAGATGAGATGCCTACGCACGCACACGATTTCAATAGACATCAATTATGGACTACGGAAACTGCGCCCGAAACCAGTTTGGAACAAGGTTATGGCGTCACTAACAAATCCGTTGCGATTTATAGAGATACGACCACAACTGCGGGGAGCGGAATGTCTCACAATAATATGCCTCCGTATCTTGCGGTAAATATATGGAAAAGAGTTAACTGATATATTTATTTTATAAAAATAGAATTTTTGGGCATATTTAATGCTTAAAACTTGAAAATTACAAATAATTAATTTTGAAAACAACAGTTGGCTTTGTAGTCAGAGACACGAAGAAAACTTTTTATATAAAGCCAACATTCTTACTTAGAAGGGAGAATAGAAATGGCACTTTGGAAACCATTTAGAGGCAGTCGTGCAGATTTAGATGCTGTTGCTAAACGTGACGGTTATGTTTATTTTTGTGACGATGGAGCCTTATTCTTTGATTATACAGATAAAAATGGTAATCTACAAAGAAAACAAATTAACGCTAAAGACGCCGAAACGCTTACAGGCATGTCTTTAGATCAAATTCAAAAATCCATCTCTTGGAACGACCTGCTTAACAAACCCGAACTTGGTCTTATTGCCGTATATGACGAAATTAGCAAAGGTCTTCTTACCGAAGATGTTCAGGAAACTCTTGATAAGATAGATACTATCGAGAGCGTTTATGAAACAAAGACTGGCTCTTCGATAAAATTAGATGAAGCTAAGGCTTATGCTGACGCTAACCTTGAAACTGCAAAGTCTTACACTGATGAGAAAATAGCAAACATTCCAGCTGTAGATTCTTATACCAAACCAGAAATTGATGCCGCTTTAGAAAACAAAGCAAACAACGATCACGATCATGATGATATTTATTATACAGAAGCAGAGATTGATGTAAAGCTTTCTGGCAAATCCGACACTGGTCATACTCATAGCAATTATGCACCTACTTCACGAACTGTTAACGGAAAAGAACTTTCTTCCAACATTACCCTTTCTGCTTCTGATGTCGGTGCTGATGCAAGCGGTTCTGCTAATACAGCTTTAAATTCTGCAAAGTCTTATACCGACGATGCGATTGAAGCACTTGGCGATACTTATTACACCGAGGCAGAAATTGATACAAAGCTTGCATCTAAATCGGATTCAACACATAATCACGACTCTAAATACGACACAAAGGGTTCTGCTTCTGCTGTTCAAACAAATTTAGATGTAGTAAGCGATACACTCGATTCTCACACAGACGATTCTGACATCCACGTAACTACAACAAATAAGTCTAACTGGAATACTGCTTATACTCATTCTCAATCTACTCATGCAAGAACAGATGCAACAAAAGTCGCAGATTCCACAACTAATGGTAATATTCTTATCAATGGAAGTGAAACAAATGTTTACACACATCCCAACTCTGGCGTAACTGCTGGCACTTATAAGAGCGTGACAGTAAATGCACAAGGTCATGTTACTGGCGGTACGAATCCGACTACATTGGCTGGATATGGAATTACCGATGCCGAGACTAAGGGTGCGGCAAGTAGTGCTCTTGCAAGTGCAAAAGAATATACGGACTCTGTAGCATCTGGTAAAGCTAATACAAACCACAATCACGACACTACTTATGATAAAAAGGGTGCTGCTGATAGCGCATTGGCTTCTGCAAAATCCTATGCTGATTCTGCCGCTACTACTGCTGCAAATGCTGTTAAGAATGACCTATTAAACGGTGCTGGCACAGCTTATGATACTCTTAAAGAACTTGGTGATTTGATTGACGACAATGCAGATGCGATTGATGCGCTTGAAACTGTTGCCGCTGGCAAAGCTGACAAAACTCATACTCATGCGATTTCGGATGTATCTGGTCTTCAGTCTGCTCTTGATGGTAAGGCAGCCTCTTCTCACGGAACACACGTTTCTTATAGTGCTACGGCTCCTGTAATGGACGGTACTGCAAGCGTTGGCACCGCAAGTACCGTTGCAAGAAGCGACCATAAACATCCTACCGACACAAGCCGTGCATCTAAAACAGAATTTGATTCTCATACAAGCAATACAACAGCGCATATTACTTCAACAGAAAGAAGCAATTGGAATGCTGCTAAGACACACGCTGATTCCGCTCACGCACCTTCTAATGCTGAAAAGAATCAGAACGCATTTAGCAATATTAAGGTAGGTTCTACTACCGTCGCTGCTGATGCTGCAACTGACACTGTTGAGTTTGTAGGCAGCAACGTCACTATTACTCCTGATACGACTAATGACAAAGTGACCTTTACTGTTGCTGATGGTAGCACAAGTGGAAAGGGTGTTGTACAACTCACCAACAGTACATCAAGCACTTCTACTACTACCGCTGCAACACCAAGTAGTGTTAAATCGGCTTATGATTTAGCAAATACTGCTAAGACAAATGCTGCAACCGCACAGTCTAGAGCGGATAGCGCTTATTCTTTGGCTGAAGGCAAAGTTGATAGTTTATCAGACTTAGGTGTAACTGCTACCGCTACCGAGTTGAATTATGTTGATGGAGTAACTTCAAATATTCAGACTCAACTGGATGGTAAGGCACCTTCTTCTCACAATCAATCCGCTAGTACTATCACAAGCGGAACTTTATCTTCTGATAGATTGCCTACCGTTCCGATTTCTAAGGGTGGCACAGGTGCAACAACTGCGGCTGGTGCTCTTACTAATTTAGGAATTACAGCTACTGCTGCGGAACTGAACAAAATGGATGGTGTAACAGCTACAACAACTGAGCTTAACTATGTGGATGGAGTTACAAGTAATATTCAGACGCAGTTGGATGGAAAATTGGATAAAACAACAAAATACGCTGGTAGTTCAAGCACAGGTGGTGCTGCTAATAGTGCAGTTAAAGCAACTCAAGACGGCAGTGGTAATACTATTACAAGTACTTATGCAACAAAGGCTGAATTAGATTCAGCTAAATCAAGCTTGCAAACTTCTATTAACGGAAAAGCAAATAGTTCGCATATACATTCTATTTCTAATGTAACTAATTTACAAAGTTCATTAGACGCAAAACAAGCAACTGTCACAGGTGCTGCGACAACTATCACAGGTTCCAATCTTACCGCTTCAAGAGCTTTAATTTCTAACTCTTCTGGTAAGGTTGCGGTTTCAGACATAACATCCACGGAATTAGCGTATTTGGACGGCGTTACAAGTAACATCCAAACACAACTTGATGCCAGGGCAAATAAGTCAGATATTGCAACAACGATAATGCAGGGTACTGCTACCCAAAATACTACCTATTGGAAAATCTCTGGTTTCGGCAATTGGGGCACAGGAACATGGATGCAAAAAGGTTTTTCCATGCTTATCACTTCAAGAGCGGGCGAAATGGTTTGGGTTAGCCTTGCAGCAAACGACTCTAATACAAGTGCGGGAGCTATTCGTCTTATCAACCGATATTCCAAGATCGCTGCGATACATTACAGTGTTTCGGAAAGCGCAATTTATGTAACTGCAGCTGGCTGGGCTAATAATATTTGTGCTCATATTCTCTCTAATGTAAATGGAGATTATGTGCCTACCATTGCAAGTGCAAGTGCCTTGCCAAGTGATGCAGTTTCAATTAATATTATAGAATTTGGTATTGACGGTACAGGCACTGTCGTTGGAGATAATTCAGTGCCTCTTGCAATGGGCGGCTCCACAACAAGACCAACCTATAATAGTAAAGACCTTGCTTTAAAGAGTGACGTCGATGCCATTACGCTAGACACTCTAGGTGGAAATGATAGATATTATACTGAGTCCGAGATTGATAGCAAGGTGTCAACTTTGAACACCGCTATTAATGGCAAGGCAGCGTCTTCTCACACTCACGATGACAGATATTATACAGAAGCAGAAATCAACGCCAAGGTGGACACTTTAAATACTGCTATCGCTGGCAAAGCTCCAAGTGTGCATAGTCACGGTCATATACAAGATGGTACTGTAGGTATGAAGACTTCAGATTCCAATGAAGTGAGTTTTTCGTCTAACGCTAATTATATCTATTTTGGATATGACAATCGCATGGGTTCAACTGGCATAGTTGATACTTATAAGTTCGGAAAACATAGCGGAACAGCTAGTGCTGCAGATGGTAATATCGAATGTGGTTCATTGGCAGCAGGAAGAACTCTTAAGGGTGGAACTGTAACTGTCGGCAACGCAGCTACATTACAATATGATTCTACAAATCAATGTCTTAACTTTGTATTCGGATAAGGAGGTGTCCATATGAGTTTACAAGTATGGTTGCCTCTAAATGGTAATCTAGAAAATCTTGGATTGTCGGATTTATCCTTCAGAGTTGTTAACTACAGCAATGCTATTAGTTCAGCAACTTCTGGCGGTAAAGTCGTTTCTGGATTATACAAAAGAACTACTAAAGAAACGGCTGATTATATTATCAGCGATAAAAATATTACATTAGATGGCGATGTAACAATGTGTTGTTGGGCTAAAGTAACTGGAATTGGTTATAGTGGAACAGCAAACGGCCTCTTTGGGCAGCATGGGCATCAAACAGGTGGACTGGGTATCACGATGAAGGATGTTAGCTCTACTGACTTACGAATGAGCGTCAATACAGGTTTATATGGCGACAGTCATGGTGGCTCTAGTGACAGAACTTATTGCACATATTACGGTTCAACTAACATTTATAATGCGTGGCATCATTTATGTTTAACTTATGATAGTAAAACAAAACAGTTACGCATGTATGTAGATGGCAAATTAGAGAATATTCAAGGTTGTGGCTCTTATGCTACGCTAAATGGTAATAACATTACTCCCAGACCTGTAATCTTATTTGCTTGGTCTACTGACCACCTTAGCTCAAGTATTGTAAATTATCGTCCACCTTGTGAACTAAATGATGTTCGTATTTATGACCATGTGCTGTCCGTCAAAGAAATTAAAGAGATATCTAAAGGTCTTGTTGCTCATTATCAGCTAAAACCCACTAATATCACAAATTATGCAAAGAGTACTCCGTTCAGTATTTATAATAACTATGGAGTAGGAGCAACTTTAACACAGTTAAGTGAACGATTTATGGGTTATCCTGTTTATAGATTAACAATGACTCCTACTAGTGCAAGTGTTAGTAGTTTTCAAACCGAGTTGTGGTCACATGGTGTGTGTCATGGTCGGTGGACATTTAATGCAAACACAAAATATTGTTACTGGTTATACTATAGACCTGTTAGCCACAATGATATTCGAGCAGGTGGCACAGCAAGTAATATTAATGGATGGACAGAGATTGCTCCTCAATATATTGAAGATGGCTGGTATAGAGTTGGTCAATATAGAAACGGTAGTGTTACTTCAACTCAAGCAGATGACATATATACGTCATTTATAACTCCTTCAGCAGCAGCTGGTGTTCCAATTACTATTGATTTTTGTGCTCCGCATCTAATTGGTGGGTTATCTGAGATTATTGAGACTTACGATGGAGTAGTAGCTGAGGATAACAAAGTACACGATGTATCTGGCTATGGTAATCATTTAAATATTACTGGTTCAATTGCAGCAAATAGTACAAGTCCGAGATACAGTAACAGTCTTGATTTTAATCAAACTGGTTATCTAAAGAAAACAGACTTTAACATGACCACGAATGAGTTTACCATCACATTCTGGTTGAATCCTCCCTACTCAATCAACGCACAACATTTTATATGTGGTACATTTAATAGCTGGACTGGTAACGGATTCGGTATGTGGAGAGACAGCACAGGTGGTGGATATAGTTTGCTGTATAGGTCAAATAGTGAGGGTGGTCACACAGGGCTCCCAGCAGTTACGCCTCCTCATGATACATGGAGTCATATAGCAATTGTTTACACTGGCACTCAAGGTATTGTTTATCTGAACGGGGCCGAAGTAGCTAGAGTAAATGGTGGCTCAAGTGGCACAGTGTCACACCCTGTTCTTTATTTAGGTAACTCAATGTATAGTGAGGTTGCATCACAAACAGATGAAGCATCTATGTCTGACTTCAGATTCTATGCTACAGCGTTATCAGCTTCTGATATTGAAGGATTATATAAACACGGTGCTTCTATAGCAAAAGATGGCACCTTATTCGCATACGACTTTAACGAGTTCAATCCAAATGCAAAAAGTGGTGTTGATAAAGATGGTACTGCTTCTAGTTGCAGTCTTAACACTAAAGTAAGTCCTACTGCGGACATGAAGCTTAAAACTTTAGAAGATGGTTCTTCTTGGGCAAGAATACATTATTTGGATCTAACAAATGATAAAACATTCTTTGCTAATGCTGCTGAGGTTGCTAAATGTAGTAGAAACAATCGTTTTAGCCGTATGAGAGATGTTGATAAGTTTAAGAGTCAACCCTCCCTTTCTAGTGGTTATACTGAACTTGAGTATATTCAGTCTAGCGGAACACAGTATATTAATACTGGAATTGCTCCAACAAGCGATATGAAGGTTGAAATTTCCTTTATACCTACAAATGGATTAACAGAACATTCAATTTTTGGTTCGTCTTGGGCTGTAGATGGATTCTTCCTAATGATTTATCAAGGAAAAATTAGATTCCATTCAGGTGGTTCAGTTATTGATGCTGTTTCATGTTCAGCAGGAAACAGATATATAATGGAATGTACAAACAGTTATATTAAAATCAACGGTACCAGTTATAGCATTTCAGGTGGAGCAAATACTGCTAATAATATCCTTCTTCTTGGCGACATGGGATACAACGAAAGTTGTCGTGGTATTGGTAAAATTGAATACGCTAAGATATGGGCAGATGGTAAACTCGTTCGTAACTTTGTTCCTTGTAAAAATGCAGGTGGCACAGTTGGTTTATATGATTTAGTTGAAGATAAATTCTACACTAATGCAGGAAGTGGCTCGTTCACAGCAGGTACTTTTGTAAGTAAGTATGAGTTCATGTTAACTTATCCAGCCCTATCCAGTACTGAATATAATAGATGGACTCAGACATCATCACCTAATGCTACGTCCGTTACAGGATATACCCCTATCCATATTGCTTGGCCAGCTCACAGTGCAGGTATTCGCAAACATGGTAGTGCTTCTTTGTACAACTGTGACAGTGGTGACACTTGGTATGCTCCTATTGGACAGTATAGTATTTGGGAAGGTGGCATTCCCGCGGCAAATGGAAATATGCAACTTCAAACAGAACTTTGGGTTAGAACAGATAAATCTGCTGATGCTACTCAAACAAAAATTTATGATGGTACTATAGTAGCATCAAACTTTATTGAATTATAAGGAGATGATAAATAAATGCAAGTAAAAGATTTAATTGTTACTGGCAACGCTAGAATTCTCGGCAACCTATATACTAATACTAAGATTACGGTAGATTCTGCATTATCTAACACGTCTATTAATCCTGTTCAAAATAAGGTTATAAAGGCTGCGTTAGATGCCAAGGCACCCGCATATACCTATGGCACAGCAGATGTTACTGTGGGTGGTACAAGTAGTGCGGCCACAGGCACATTACATTTTGTATATGAATAAGAGGTGAGATTATGGCTAAAAAAATGCTTTTAACCATAGATGGCACCTATAGAAATATAAAAAAAGCCTACATTACTGTGAACGGTGTTTATCATAAAGTGAAAAAGGCATTTATTACTGTAGGCGGTGTTTATCACCCCGTATGGAACGCCAATCCTACCTCTGAACCCACTTATTGGGGCACTTCAGAGAATTTATATGCCCCAGTAAGTCAGCTAGCAGCAACTTCTGTTGGTAATTACGCCTTATTTGGTGGAGGGTATGATCCTAGCCTTGATAACAATGAAGCTTTCTCAAGATGTGAGGGCTATAGTTCATCACTTACACATACAAGCCTAACGCCTTTGAATGCGACATCATATTCGGCTCTTAGGCTCGCTGCAACTACTGTTGGAGGATATGCCATATTCGGTGGTGGCGAGAGCGATACGCTCGATACTCTTGATTTGATAAATGACTTTGCAAATAATCACATAACGGCATACAATACTTCATTGACAGACCAAGGTACTCTAACTAATAGTAGACTTGGTGTTGAAGCCTCTAGGTTGGCGGCTACGACGGTTGGCAATTATGCTTTGTTCGGAGGCGGATATAATAAATGGCACGTATTTGAAAATTGGCAATATAAAACCAAGGAAGCCTGGCAAAATCATGTGACGGCATATAATTCCTCACTGACAAAATCTGTGCCAGGCGGATTAAACTTGGGAAGACGCGGTTTGGCTGCAACAACTGTTGGAAATTATGCTTTATTTGGTGGTGGAATTCAAAGCGGTACAACCAGTAGTATTGTTGATACATATAACACATCTTTGACCAAAGGAACGGCAACTTCTTTGTCCGTACCAAGAGATGACTTAACCGCTACGACAGTTGGTGGATATGCAATTTTCGCGGGAGGTTGGAATGATGGCGACGTGAATACGGTTGATGCATATAATACGTCTTTAACAAGGGTGTCCTGCTCACCGCTGCAAACTGCTCGTGATAAACTTAATTCAACTACCTTGGGCGATTTCGCATTCATTGGATGTAGTGAAGCAACTACAAATATTGATGTGTATGACAAAAATTTGACAAAAGTATTTATTTTACAAACACTGCAAGCAAGATGTTTTTACGGGGCGGCCACAATTGGCAACTATGCTTTGTTCGGTGGTGGCGACGTAACGGGTATCGGCGTGACCGCAAGAGTCGACGTTTTTACTATAGTTTAACTTATTAAAAAGGAGATAACAAAATGAAAAAATATGCAATTTGGAATAAAACCGATCCAATTATTACGCCTATTGGTGAAGTATTAACAGCAGAACAATGGATTGACAGATATCCTGTTGCAGGCGTAGAATCTATTACAGTGTTATGCGCTGCAGGTGAAATTAATGGTGCATTTTTTGGAACTTTAGGTCAGGTCGTCGAAGCCTACGAAGACCAAGGTTGCGATTTTTCTGAATGTACCACGCCAGAGGAAAAATTAGCAACAATCGAGGCTTTTGATGATGCTAAAGCGGCAGAAAAGATTGCGGCACAAGTAGCTTCTCAGGAGGCGGCCAAGGTGGCGGCCGAAGAAGAGAGAGCCAATGCTGAATTAACAGCTATGTCTCTTGCAAGTATCGCAGCTAGTATGGAGTATCAGAACATGTTAACACTTGATGATGCTGAGGAGGTGTAATCATGAATTACGAAAGAGTAAAGTATTACTACGAAGCAGGTCTTTGGAGTCTTCCTATGGTGAAAATGGCCGTTCGTAAGGGTGTTATTACTAGAGAGCAGTATAAAGAAATTACAGGAGTAGAATATAAGTAATTCTATCCAAACTATAAACCCATAGAGTAACCCTCTATGGGTTTCTTTTAAGAAAGGAGTTGATACAAAATGGCAAAAAAATATCTTGTACAACACCGCAGAGGCACCATTCAAGAATGGGAAAACGATGCCATTGTCCCACTTGAGGGTGAGATTGTCATTGAAATTGATTACATCAACTCATTGCACAAACTCAAAATTGGTGACGGTGTGCATTCATATGCGGAGTTAAAATATTTACAAGCAGGCGGAGATCCTGTTATTCAAGAATTAATTAAAATTTTGCCCCGTGTTGTTACGGTCACATTGGATGTAAACCGATGGGCAAAGAACGAAAATAGTTCAGCTTGTTTCAGTCAGACCGTGGCGTTAGATAAAATAACCTCGCGTAGCCGACTAGACTTGCAACCAGACACAGATATGCTTAATGAATTTAAAGAACTGGGCGTATCTTTCGTAACTGAAAATCAAAATGGCACTCTTTGGGTGCACTCGGTCGGAGCTAAGCCGACCACTACATATATAATGCAGGCTACAATTGTCGAAACTGAAGTAGAGGTAGAGCTTGAGAAGATAGTCGGTACGCCGATTGGAGTTACAAATCCTCATAAGCAACCCGACTGGAACCAAGCCGATCCTACACAGCTAGACTTTATATATAATAAACCTATCTTTGGCGGATTTGCGTTCAAAGATGTGATAACTTGGGCAGATCTCCCAGAGGATGTTCGGGCGGCTTTAGATAAAGCTAATTCAGCGTTGCAGCCTTACACGGAGTCTGACCCGACCGTGCCCGCTTGGGCGAAGAATCCTACCAAGCCCACATACGCTGTTAATGAAATTGCTGGAGCTCTCGCATATACTCGGCAAGAGCTTACCGAGGAGCAGAAAGCACAGGTGCGTTCTAATATCGGCGCAGGCGCGAGCAGTTTCTCTGGTGATTATAATGATTTGATTAATAAACCTTTTATTCCCTCCGTAGATGGATTAGTGACAAGGGAATATGTCGATGAAGAGCTTAGTTATAAGGTGGATAAAGTTTCGGGTAAAGGATTGTCTACGAATGACTTCACAAATGCCTATAAGAAGAAAATAGATTCGGCATTACAGTCGTATACCGAGTCTGATCCCACCGTTCCCTCTTGGGCAAAAGCTTCGGAAAAACCTACATATACGGCAAATGAGGTGGGAGCAATTTCGTATAATACCGCCCAGAATTTAACTGAGGCTCAAAAGGCCCAAGCAAGAGCTAATCTCGGCACGACTATTGGAACTCCCGCGCCTCCAGGTGAGGATGGATACTCTCCGAGCGCAAAGGTAATAAAGACTGGGAAAACTGCAACTATAACAATCACCGATAAAACAGGCACCACAACAGCAAGTGTAAGTGACGGTGCAGATGGTGTAGATGGTGCAGACGGTACTTCCGTAGCCATTGAAAGTATTACCGAAAGTGACGTGGACGGCGGATTAAATGTTGTAACTTTCTCAGATGGCAAGACGCTGACAATTAAAAATGGTTCTAGCGGCGTGGGCTCCGATGGTAACGATGGCGAGAACGGTATAAGTCCTACGGTTGCGGTTAGCAAAATAGGAACCACAACTACTATTGCTATCACAGATGTTAACGGCACTCAAACAGCGACTATTAACGACGGTGAAAAAGGAGAGGACGGACAATCATGTACTCACTCTTGGAATGGTACGACTCTTACTGTAACATCTGCAAGCGGAACATCCTCTGCAAATCTTAAGGGAGAGAGCGGTACATCTGTTGTCGTTAGCAACGTCTCTACTTCTTCTGTGGATGGTGGATCTAATGTTGTAACATTTTCAGATGGCAATACTTTGACTATTAAGAATGGACAAAGAGGATCCGATGGTTCATCTATTTCTATCTCATCGATTGAAGAGGTTGGTGGCTATCAAGAGGGAAAAGTCATTCTTGGTGTAGAAAAAATAACTTCCGATACCTATGCGAATGGAGTTACCTATGTAGACGAAAAGTTTATTCTACTTGACATCTATCCGAAACCCAACGGTACGGTTATGGTTACCTACGGCGGGCTAACAAAGACGATTACTGATACAAGTGGGGCGGAAAGCCCGAGTGCACAACGAGTATTCTTCGGCACTTTCAATGGTGTCTCAGATGAAGTGATAACCCCTACATCAGGCAGATTGACGATTGAGGGTGATTATAATAGTTTTGGCTGTGGTGTCTTTTACTCTTCTGGACAAGTATCTACTGCGGGTTCTTGCGTGATAGCAGTCATAAATTGTGGACACATTAAATTTATTCCAGACAACGCATTTTCCGATTGCAAAAAGCTAACAGACATAGAAATTCCGTATGATGTAGAGATGATCGGCCATATGGCATTTGCAAATTGTACTAGCCTTAAGAATGTAAAACTCCCTGATAGTGTGGCGCATATTGGAGTTATGGCGTTCTGTAATTGCACAAGCCTATCAAGTATTGTAATTCCAGCCAGCGTAACAATTATTGAGATGTTCGCTTTTGTTCTTGATTCAGGTTATAGTAGAACTGTTTTTATGAAATCTACCATTCCCCCGACTTTTCCTGATGGGGAATTTGGTCAGTTTGCCACAGATGGTACACATAAAATTGTAGTACCTTATGGTTACGCCGAAATATATAAAACCACAAGTGATTGGAGCGGATATGCGAACTACATCATTGAAGGTGATACTAATAATATTTTTGCCGAAGACGATGGTAGTGCTAATATCATAACATTTTCTGATGGTAAAACTTTGACTATTAAGAATGGTACAAAAGGATCTACTCCTATTAGGGGCGTAGATTATTATACCGAGGCAGATAAACAAGAAATGATTAATCTTGTTCTTGCCGCACTTCCTGAGTGGAAGGGAGGTAGTTACTAATGGCATTACCTAGTGGATATACACAAATTGAATATATTCAAAGTACGGGAACGCAGTATATCGATACAGGCGTCATCCCAAATCAAAATACTTGCATTGTTTGTAAGGGAAGACTTATTGCCAGCGATGATGATAATTATCTTTTTGGTTCAAGTGGTTTTAATAATTCGCAACAATTTTATTTTGGAACTCATGTAAATAATTACGGAGAAAGCACACACTATTGCGGATATGGTGCAGAAGTAAAGTGGTTTCCTGATTCATATATTACTCATGGTGCTATAACTCTTTTTACTAATTCGCAAACTTGGTTTTTCGACAGCGATTCGCTAAGCGAAACGATATCGTTTGTCCCCACAACATTCGTAGGAGCTGGAAGTATTTATCTTTTTGCTTGTAATTTCGGAGATAGTTTGGATTACCTTCAATATGGCAAAGCTACGATTTATTCATTTACTATTATTAGCAATGGCACAGTTCTTCGTGAGTTTATTCCTTGTGTTGATTTAAATGGCGTTGCGGGGATGTATGATACGATAAATGGCGAATTTTATACCGACGTGGCAGGAGGGTCTTTTATAGCGGGTGAGCCAACTGAATTTAAGGTTGTTAATTCTGCAAGACTTAACGGTGCAATAAAAGCTTCTGCTGATACCATTAGATTGAAAACTGATGGCGTAAATCAAATTTTATGGAATGAATTAACTGGGTTTGCAGATGCTATTGGATCTATTATAGCTGCAAAAGACTCTAAAATTGCTACGGGAACAATTAAATCCGAATCGGATACTGAATTTGTTGTTAGTGGTTTAGGATTTGCGCCAACTCGAATAGCTGTGTATTTAAATGATTTAGTAGGTATTTCGGATAGTGAATTAGAAAGTGGTTATTTTGAAGAAATACCTATTTATATGTTGCGTAATTTGTCTGGTGGGGTTTTTGGAAGTAATCTCACACAGGTGCTCTTTTTATCAATTGAATATGTAGAAGAAGTAGATGATTCGGGTGATACTTATGAGTATCCATATATTAACGGAAATTTTTATGCCAGACAGAATCAAATCACCCTCACAGAGGATGGATTTATAGTGGATATTCCAAGGAATGCACGATATGGCTATATTGCAATAGGCTGAGGTAATATATAATGAAATATTATAAACAATTAAATAAAAACAATGAAGTCGTTGCCCTCTTAACTTATGATTTCGAGCCAAATATTACTGACAGCTTGATGATTAGAATAACCGCAGAAGAGTACGAAAATATCGACGAAGAGTGGAGAGCAAATGCAAAAATTGAAATTTCTCCCAAAGTAGTGGGGCGACGTGTAAGAGAAATGGAAAAATTTCTTAAAGCAAAGGCTTATGATGCTGTATCAGAGCAAACAAATGAAATATAAATAATTTTAATCAAACGATTATGAAAGGAGCGATAATATGATTCGGGGAGCAACTACATGTTTTAAATTCGAGCTACCATATGAATTTGAACAAATTTACTCGGTTAAAATTATGTTTTGGCAAGACCACAATGATGGCCCTTCGGAGAGCCGCCCTTTGCCAATTATTAAAACAAAATCTCATTGTTTCCAAACGGCTAGAAATGAGTTAGCCGTTAATTTAACACCCGAGGAAACGCTGAGATTCTCCGATGAGCGAAAGGCGTATCGTCAGTTATCTGCGGTGGCGGCTGATGGATCGAGATTTTTGAGCCATGAGGAAATGTTTACAGTTTATCCTGCAAAAGATGAAATTGTGGATGACGATGATATTATTCTCCCGCCTGAAGACGATGGATTCATTATTTTAGATGGTGGTCGTATTTAAAAGGAGGCAAAAATGATGATAGATGAAACACAAGATATTATAGTGGTTAACGAGCCTTCTTATGTTGAAGAAACAACAAAGGTGGAATTGCCCGACCCAATTGTCACTAAGACAGAAGAAGCTTTTCCACCTTTGGGTATACCTAATGAGCAGTTAAAGCATACGCTTTTAACAGAACTTGAGGTAGATGACCAGCATCCGATAGAGGCAGTCACGGGACTGAGGACAGCTATTGACGAGATTAATTCTTTAAAGTCTATTTATTCGGACGGCACGGGAACTGCTGATTACTATGAATGGGCTGGCGATCCTCGTGATGCTGTAGGTTATTTTGTTAGTCTTGTGCCTCATAGCTCAATGATTAAGATTTGTAATGGCAAAAACATCTTTGGTGTTACCGTAGATAGGGCTGGTTTTATTGGACACGAGGGATTCGTGGAGGTTGAGCAACGTGATGGAGTTACAAGAAAAGTACGCGTCGGGCGTGACGAGCAGTACGCCCTTGTTGCGACTTCTGGCTTCGTTGAGGTAAGATGCGAGGTTGATGTTGCAGAGGGCGATTATGTTATCTCAAATGAATTCGGCAAGGCACAAAAGGCGAGATCTGAATACGGATATAAGGTTATTGACTTAGAAACCAAGCACGACATTAAGTATGCGGTTATAGCGCTGGGTGTTCAGGCTGATATTACCGAAGATATTGGGCGCGATTTAATGGATTTAAACGAGCGCATGAGTGACGCCGAAAAGAATATTACATCTTTGGCGGCGGCATTGGAGGACAATACTGACGAGATAGATGAGCTCAAAGAAGACGTTTCTCAGCTCCAAGAGCTCGACACTCAAGTGAAAAATGCGGCGTTAACTGCAGCTCAAGCAAAAGCTATTGCTGCAAGTGCAGTTGCTAGCGCTGAAACTTGGCGTAATGAAGCCGTAGAAGAAGCAAATAAGGCGTTTTCTGAGGCAGTTAAAGTAAGAGAAGAATTTGAAAAAGAAACATCCGATATGAAGAAGGGTCTGGAGACTGCCTCTTTAGAACTTCAAGAAGCCAAAGAGGATTTGTGGCGAGAACAAGGTAAAATGCAGAATAGCCTTAATGATGTAGACGACTATTTTAGAGGTATGCGCCACGATTTAATTCCCTTGTATTCTTGGAGCGGAGAAGAAGGAGAATCTATTGCTGGATTTGTAAGCCAGGCGGATGCCGACAGAGCAGTTCTGGGCGGGATCGTTGAATGGAAAAATGGCGAGGGTGTAAACTCACTGGCTGGTTATGTTGCAGAAGCAACGGGTGAATACGCTACAGTAAAAGAGTTAGCCGAATATAAATTTAAAGATGAGACAGGCAAAGAGTATACGGCTACTGCTGCATTGGATGCATATGCCAAAGCAAATGAGGCGGCAATTAATGCAATAGTAGGCATCGATGGCAGTCTTGCTGGACTTACAAGTAGGGTTGATAAGAATACTTCGTCCGTTACAACTCTAGCTTCGCATATCATTGGTGATTATGTTTCTATTGGAGCCTGGGACGAAAAGAAGGCTGAAGTTGGTAATATTTATTATGGAACTGTTGACGATAGAATTGTATATTATTATCACAATGGCACAGAGTGGAAGTCAGCGGCAAGCATAGCTTCGATTACCTCCATAGATAAAAGTCTTGTTTATTATGTACCTAGTAATAAATTATATTACTATTATAAAGATGGAACTTGGCAAAGTACTGAGAAATCCTACGAGGCAGGTCTCGGTGGCTCTATCGCGGGTGTTCAACAGACTGCTGACGAGAATAGTGCTAAGATTGAGATGATTACTAGTCTTGAGGGCGAATTCGGAGAAGCCATAGCTGGACTTGTTACTGTAAGTGGCGAAGACAGAGCCGAGCTCGATGCTTTGGCTCAGTATGGCTATATAGACGAAAATGGAGAAAAACATTGCGGTGCCGCAGGCATTATGGCTGAGGTTGATAAAAACAAAGCAGCCATTGAAGCGATTGCGGGCATAGATGGTGATATTGCAGGATTTAAAGCACAAGTAGATAAGAACTCTTCTTATGCTACTATGCTCGCAGAAAGAGTTATGGGAACATGTGTTACCATTCCTTTAACTAATGATAGCTTAAGTAAAGACACCTCGACTGTATATTATGACAGTTCGGCAAATTTATATTGGTATTATGCTGGTGGAAAATGGAATAGTACTTCGAACTGGGGCACGATTGCAAGTGCCGCTTTGAGCACTAGCGAGGTTTACTATGTTGTTGGTTCAAAGCTGTATTGGTATTATAAAGATGGTACCTGGAAGAGTAATACAAGTGCTTATGATGCTGGTCTGTCCGCTACAATTGGTGGCATTCAGGTTGAGACCGACGAGAACTCAGCTAAGATCGATCAATTGACTTCTTGGCAAGGAGATACGAATAGTTCTCTTACACTTATTAGACAAAAGTCAGATGCTAATGGAGCTTCTATTCAGCTTTTGGCGGCTAATATTGATAAGCATAGCGTTGGCGAACGTTCACAGGCTAATGGGTTTACACTAGAACAAGCCATAGACATATTAGAGCCAGGTGCGGTTTATGTGCCCACAATCGATCATACTGAGACGTATACAAAGTCTGACGGCAGTGTGGTCACTTATTCTTTTACTAAAGGCAACTCGTATGAATGGGTTGATACTGGCACATGGAATGAATCTATTGGAAAGGTTATCTTTTTTGCTACCCCTCCTGCGGGAACTGCTTATGAATTTTGGTATAAAAATAGTGCTTCCTCTGATGGTTATGAGGGATACACATTATATAAACCTGACTCGTCCCAAAACTGGGTTTCCGTAGCTTCTCTTAAGGGTAGTGCTAGTAACAGAGCGGTCAGTCAAATTAGACAGGATGCAAATAGTATTGCGCTCGAAGTAACTAACGCCCGAGGCAGTGCTGCTACATTGGGTGCTCGTCTTACTGAAACCGAAGCTGAAGTTCAAAGTGTTGCTGCTTGGTCAAAAGATGTTAATGGCAACCAATATAACTTGGCAACTATCAAACAGACCGCAGACAGCGCAGGCGCAAGTATTGCCCAAGTCGTGACGGCAGTTGGTAAAGATGGCGAGGTTAATGCTTCGACTATTGTACAAGCAGTTAATGAAGATGGTTCGGGTGTGTTTATTAATGCCGATCATATCCAATTTGAGGGATTTGTAAGCTTTGCAAATAAATCTGAGACGGTATTTTCTACTCAGGTAGAATATGCATTGTCAAGTTCAAGCTCCGCATTTGTTGCACTTACAGAATGGTCTACTTCTGCTCCTACGTGGCGAGCTGATGCTTATATGTGGCAGAGAACCGTTATTACCAAGGGTGATGGGTCGGTGGTTACATCTAATCCGACTTGTATACAAGGAGCTAAGGGCGAGGACGGTACAGGAGTATCGATTAAAGGTGTTGCATATGTAAATGGCGTCGTTGGAGACTCTATGATTGGTGGCGTATATGCGATATATAAAGATAAAAATTTTACAAGTCAAATTACGGGTGCAGTCGATGGAGATTCTTATCTGATTGACGGATATCTATTTGTATATAGTGGCAGTGGAGACGCCTTTGTTTGCTCTGGTAAAATTCAGGGTGACCAAGGAGAACCTGGAGCGGCTGTTACAGCAGTCGTTAATTATTATATGGCATCTTCTCGAAGTGCTGGTGTTGCCGCAGGAGATGGTGGCGAGATCGCTGATGAACAATGGACTACGACCATACAGAATATGACCGCAAACAAACCTTATCTGTGGAATTATGAAATAAGTATATATACAGACACCACATCGCAGTCAACTAATCCTGTTATCATAGGTAGATATGGCTCGGATGGTAGAGGTATTGCGGCAATACAAGAGTTTTATTGTATTAGTGCTAGCACTTCTTGTTCTACGCCTACGGATGCAACATTGAATGCGGCAGGTTCATTTGGTGGAATGGCCATCCCAGATATGTGGTATACCACTTCTCCTTCGACCACTCAAGCATATAGATATTTGTGGAATTGCGAGAGAATTATTTATACAGACGGAACATCCGAAACTTTCCCGCCTGCCAATATTGGTACACACGGCGAACAGGGCGATGCTGGAGTGCCTGTTAAGGAAATACGAAAAGAGTATTATCTGTCAACCTCGAAAACTGCTTGTATTGGTGGCGTATGGGGTACGGAAATATATAATTTTGCAAATGCAAAAAATAAATATTTGTGGACACGCGATGTAATTGTTTATGCAGACAATACCGAGGAAGAGCAAACTCCTGTATACGATCCTACATATACATCAATTGCTCAGTGGTGTATTGAGGAAGGCAAAACCTTGATTGATGGCGCAAATATTGCGACGGGTACGATTGCTGCGGCACAAATTGCGGCAAATTCTATTACTGCAGATAAACTTGCAGTAGGGGCTCTTACGGCGGATAGTATTACAGTAAAATCATCGGGTGGTAACACCATATTCCATGCCAGTACAACAAGTCGTGAGGTTCAGGCAGGAGGCTTTTATATAGATACAAATTCATTGTATTCTCATACTACATTTGCGAACTCTGGTCTTATTTTAAGCAGCACAGGAACAAACGGTGCTTTTAGTGTTAATGGCAGTACATCTCAAAGCGGATGGAAAATTCTTGCTGGTACTCAGGGTGAAACCACTAAGAATTTTGGCATTGATAGCAGCGGATATTTATACGCATCGGGTGCGAATGTTTCTGGTACCATCACAGCATCAGAGGGTGAAATAGGTGGATTTACTGTTGGAACCAATTCGCTGCGTACTGGAACTAGGAGCTACTTCTATAGCGCACAACCTGATATGATGCCAGGCGTATATATCACCCCAGACTTATCTAAAGAGGCTTCTAGCGCAATATTTACATCTGCTAATAGTGGAGGAATTAGTTTCGGTACAAACAATGCATCGAGCGGACTTTATTCACAACAGTGTATTTATGCGGGTAGACATGTTATTAGAGGTAAGATTGGAGCTGCGAAATGGGCGGGCACTACGTTGACCAGTAGTGGACTTTATTTCTTGTATAATACTTCGGGCGATATATCTCCGATATACGAAACAAATTATTGTATTGGCCAAATAGTGTGCAACGATGGCAAGGTTACTCTTGAAGGTAGTGCTTGGTATGACAACTCAGGCCTTGCGATTAGTTCTGCTCGATTATTAAAAGATAATATAGCCTCTCTTGATAATCGTCATTCGGTATTTTTCGACAACTTGATACCTAGGTCGTTTACTTATAAAGATGGCACAAGCAATCGCACTCACTATGGTCTTGTAGTTGATGAACTTAAGTCTGCAATGGACGCCGCAGGAATCACGCCCGCAGAATGCGCTGCATATTGTCTTACAGACCCCGAAAATCCCGATGGAGACGGCGGCATCAGATATTCCGAGCTAATAGCTCTGTGTATTAAAGAGATACAAACACTTAAACAAAAGGTAAAAGAATTAGAAAAGGAGAACGCAAATGAATAACGAACGTCCAATGATTTTAGATATCGAAGATTTTAAGCAGCAGATAGTTGCGATAATCAATGAGGCAATGCAGGTGAAAAATATTCCCTGCTTTATACTTGAACCTATTGTGAATGAACTTGCTGCTCAGGTAAGTATGGGCGCAAAAGCTGAGCTTGAACGTGCGAGAAAGCAAGAAGCAAAGGAGAAAGCTAATGAATCTGATAGAATGTATAATGACAAACAGTCTGTGGTATAAACGGACTGAACATAATAGTAAGCCCGTAGGAGTGCTTTGGCACGATACTGGTGCTGGAAATCCTAATGTTAAGCGCTATGTACAGCCTATGGAAACGGATGCGAATTATAACGAGATGATTAGAATTTTAGGTAAAAACAATAATGCTAATGACTGGAATCACGCCCAGGTAGAGAAGGGTGTCAATGCAATGATTGGTAAATTGGCAAATGGCTCGATTGGCACGGTCCAGACTGGTGACTGGGAGATGGCTCCTTGGGGTTGTTATTATAACACTAAGGGCTCTTGTAACGGATATATTAAGGTTGCGGGACAGACTGTATATCAAGGTAAACATTGGATTCAGATAGAAATCTGCGATGACGGTTACAAGGATAAGAACTATTTTGAAAAAGTCTACAAGGAAGCTTGCGAGTTCACCGCTTATATATGCAAGATGTTTGATATCGACCCTTATGGTACTGTTGATTTCAATGGTGTTAAGGTGCCGACAATTCTTTGCCATAATGATGCATATAAACTGAAACTTGGTAGCAATCACGGAGATGTTTATCTGTGGTTCAAGGCAATGGGAATGGCACAGAATATGGACAAGGTAAGAGCTGACGTTGCGGCTCTTATGGGTATTGCAAAGGAGGAAAACAATATGAGTATGTTTAAGCTTGGCGACGAGGTTAAAATTAAGCCTGAGGTTACGACTTATTATAATGGGGTGACTATGCCCCAGTGGGTCAAGAAGGCTACACTTTATGTGCGTGGATTTAAGACTGAGGATAGAGTTGTAATTTCGACGCTAAAGTCTGGTGCTGTTACTGGCACTGTGTATGAGAAGGATTTGGAGTTTGCGGACGGAAGAGTTCCCGAAGCGAAAGAAGAGCCTAAGGTTGAGACTCCCAAGGTCGAAGTTCCTAGGGTTGAAATCCCTAAAGTTGAGGTTCCTGTGACGGAGCCTAAGAATGAATCGAAGATGAGTTTCATTGAATTTTTACGTGAACTTTTATCTACCATTCTGAAGATATTTCAAAAGTAAGGATGGGCCTGGCAGTAGCTGGGCCCTATTTTTTAATTAATGATTAAAAGGAGAAATACTATTATGAAGATTTATGATTTTTGCGAAGAATTATCAAAGGGTGAAGTTATTATGTCTGAATTAATTGCCGTAAAAAAATATATATCATCGGCAGAAAAAATCAGACTTGCAAAAAGAGTGTTAGATTCCAGCGTCGAGTATGATCGAGGTTTGATTAAATTCGATAGTTATAAGAAGCATATGACATTTATTTTTGCTGTTATTGAAGCACACACTGATCTACGTTTTGCAGACGATTGGTCTGAAAGAATGCAGGAATATGATGTACTATGCGAAAATGAATTATTTGATGCAATTATTGATACGTTTAGAAGAGATTATCAGGTCTCCTTGGAGATACTTGATATGATGTATAATGATATGCTTGCTGATAACTCTATTGAGGCAAGTATGGCAAAGCTGGCAACAAGTATGTCTGAGAATTTAGATGTGCTTGTAGGCGCTTTGGCTGACAAACTTGAAAATCTTGATATTGAGAAAATTATTCCAAAAGATTTGGATTTAGATAAATTAATGGGGTTGTTAAATAACCTTAAATAAATTATGGAGGAGTTGATGGTATGGCTAAGTCTATAATTGAACGGGCGCTCAGCCAGGCTGAAAAAGAATTCTTTAAAAAGAATAGAGAAAAAGCAAAAGAGGCGTTAAAAAGAGCTGTACCTAAGGTAAAACAAGATTTGTATGATCTTATAGAAAAAGAAGTAGTAGAGAAGTATTATGACGATTACACTCCATCGAAGTATAAGCGTACAAAAAATATTTTAAATGCGTTTTATGTGTTGGATACAGCAGATGATGATGGCAATGTGGAATTTAAAATTGGATGGGATCATAGATATTTAGAAGGTCTGTATCATAGTGGATCTAAATATCATCAGTCTGGCGACGAGTGGATCGATTTTTACAGCAGGAGCGATGATGACGATAACGGTATCGTAGAAACTGGCTGGATATTTACTAATTTTATGGAAGGTATACACCCTGCATATTTCGTTGACAAGGAAACTGGGATGTTGATCAACAATTCTGTACAGGGATATCCCTCTTATTTATATTTAAGAGACGCGTTACAAAAATACTCTCGTCAAAATAAAGCAAGACAAATATTGATTAAAGAACTAAAGAAACTCTACGGATAAAGGAGGTGAAATTATGGCAGGAAAATATGAAGACGCAATTGGTGGCGTAAATATAAACCTTAGCATCAATGAAGTTTTGGATGAAAAATCGCATAAAAAAGTCGCCGACAAGATAGACGAAACTAAAAAGAACGCCGAGAAGCCAATAAAAATTAAGATTGATAGTGGCGAGATGGATGAACTGCTAAATCAGGAAAAAGAAATAGTTAAAACAATTAAACAGCTTGGTCGTCTTAAAGTTGATGCAAAAGGCATTTCTGGGCTGCTTAATGGTGGTATGTCCAAGGCAGATATTCAAAAAACCATAGATGCTTTAAATAGTTTGTATGAAGTACAAAATAAAATCAGACAAGTTAGCGGTAACACTAAAAGAACTGGTTCAGATTTCCTAAGCGGGTTTAGCGCCAACGATATTAAAACAGATTTGCTTCCAAAATTACAGGAGCAATTAAGCGAGCTAAATAAGTTGGGCTTGGACAATATCGAACAGCTTAGAGAAAGAGAGCGTTTGCAGGGCCGATTATCAAAAATAACAAAAAAAGATTTAGAGCGTGCAAAAGCCAGAGTTGTCGATGGCGGAGATGCAGACTTAGAGGCGAAAGCTATTGAAAATATAGTTATTGGTCGCCGAAAAGTCGTTGAAGAGATGAAAACTAGTGGGTTGTTTAGTGAACAGGAAATTAAAGACATTGAACGACAAAACAAAGGGCTGGCCGAACAAATTGCGCTGTTGCGCTCAATTAGAGTTGCCAAGGTTAAAGATGGCGAAAAGATTGTAGTACAAAAAGACGGTGATAAGACTGTCTCACTCGAAGAGGGAGAGCTTCCTCCTGCTAGAAAGCCTCGGGCCCAAAAGCCAAAGACAGAAACACCTCCGCCTATTGTAACAGAAAATAGCGCACTACAACAACTCAAAAGAGATGCAGAAACCGCATCTAAAGCATTTGGCGAGGCAGAAAATAAGCTGCATGATATATATGAAGCTGAAAGAAAATTAGATGAACAAATTGAACTCGCTGGGCTTGTTGATTATAGCGAAAAATATAAAACAGCTATTAACGCAAGAGAACAGGCTCTTTCTGGCTTGCGAGGTGGCATTTCCAAGAAGAGAGACCATGTTGCAAAAGAAATACAAGTTCGAGGCGCTGTTGGTAAGCTAAAAGACAGTGGTGCGTTATCAGATGAAGCTCTTGCTTCGATACAGAGAGATGTTCTAGAATATAATTTAGCCGTTCGCGGAAAATATGAAAAAACTACTAAAGAACAGCTGGATAAAATGTTTGCTAAGATTTTTGATAAAATCGATAAAAGCACGTTAAAACAGACGTCGGAATATCGGAATCTTGGCTGGCAGCAAGAAGAACAGGATATTAATGGTCTTTTAGCAAAAAAGAGACAACTGGCTGTCGAGCACAAGGCAGCGGCTAAAGCTTATAATGATGCCGCAGATGCAAGCTCGGAGGCTCATAAGAAACTTCATGCAGCCGAAGACGGTGATGACTCGGCAGTTAGAGCCGCCGAAGAAAAAGCAAGACTTGAGGCGGAAGCTGCGGCTGCAGAAAAGGCAAGACTTGAAGAAGAGGCAAGGTTGCGGGAAGAGACGCATCGTGCAGAGGAGGCTCGTAGAGCCGAAGAAGAGAGGTTTGCAAGGGAACGCGAAGAAGCCGAAAGACGCGCTCTTGAATTGGCGCAACAGAGGGCCGAAGAAGAAGCAAGAATTGCGGCCGAGAAAGAGAAACAATCCCCACAAAGTTCCGCAGGCACTCAACAGGAGATTAAATCTCAGGAAGAGCTGCAAAAGAAAATAGAGGATACTAATCGCATTATTAAAATTCAAAAGCAATGGCTCGAATATTTAGATCCTGTTCTTGACGACGAAAATTTCAAAACATCTGGTAAGAGAGAGGCAACAGAGCAATTAAAAAGCAAAACTCTCAACTTGTTGGATGTTCGCAGGAATCCAGACCAGTATGCGCATCTTTCGGATTATGAGATAAAAGCAGAACTTGCTCAGTCTCAAGCGTACAAAGAGGCCGAGCGTCAAGGCGTTGCATTAAGCACATTAACCAGATATCATACAGATGCGGTTTTTGTTCATGATCAGAATATTAAAAAACTGCAAGATGAAAGAGCTTTGCACGCTAAAATTTTAGAAGATGCCGAGAATGAACTTGAAGTTCTGCAGAAGCAGCTACAAGTAGAAACAAATGCGGAAAAGGTTCGTAAACATAATTTCAAGCGCACAGTAAACGAAAAGCCAGGAAGATTCAGAATAAAAAAGCAAGAATCGCAAGCATATGAAACCGAATCTGGGCAGCTGTCTTTGTTCCCCGACGCTAAAGAAGATATAGAAACAGCAGATAATCTTGCTGAGGCTAATGAAAAGGTTGCAAAGTCAAGAAAAAAAGTAAATGATGCCGTAGAAGGCACGCAGATGACAATTGACGATATTGTACCTGCGAGTGCGGAAGATGCTGCGCCCAAAGTGGAGGCCGAAGCAAAAGCAATTGATAAGGTTGGTAAGACCGCTGAAAAGGCTGCGGGCAGCAAGAAGAAGTTCGCCAAAGCGAATAGCGAAGTGGCTGCGAGCACTACTCCTTCAATCGAAGGCTTGAAGGCCGAAGCAGACGCGATTGAAGATGTTGACGAGGCTGTAAATAGTTTTAAAACAAGATCTGGAATTGGGCCAATGTCAGGGTTCGGCAGTGAGTCCATGGATAACTTCAATCTACCCAAGGATTATTTGGGAGAAAAAGGCCAAGATGCCGTTCAAATGTTTGCAAAACTAAAGAGCGAGATTGAAGAGCTTACGGGAAAGCCTGTAACTATTGATTTTGTATCTGATGTTAACGATGAGGGTCAGCTTGAGGCCGTAGGCGCAACTCTTAAGTATGTAAACGAAGAGGCGGGTGTTACCGTCAAACAGTTTTATGACATTCAACGCAATCAAGATGGAATTTTAACAGCTGTACAATCACATGAAAAGGCGACTTTGGCAGCAAGCAAGGCGGCAAAGGCATTCAATACCGAAATGCAACAGAAACTTGCTCTGGAGCAGGTTAAAACCCTTGAATCGAGGATGGGTTCTCTTAAAGATACAACGGGTGAGTTTGCTCTGGCTTTACGTAACGCTCAAGTTGCCGCAAAGAAGATAGACGGCGAAGAGGGATTAAAAGAATTTAATTTAAGTTTGCGTGTTGCAGGTGAAAAGGCTAAACAGCTTAAGTCTGGACTCAAAGGACAAAATACACTCGATACCATAGCCTCTATGGAACGTGCGTTATTGACATTACCAAGCAGATTAGATGAGGTTAAACGCCGTTTGAACGCCCTCGGTGATGTTGATGGCGCAGATGCAATCGGTGATGTTTTACGTTCAGTTAACGAAGAATATCAACAGTTTTTAAGCAGTAATAATTCTGAAGACAAGGTTAAATTGTTCAGATCTCTAACATCTTCTATGGTTTGGGCCAACGCAGAAATGCGTAATCTAAGTGGTAAAAGCGCTGAGATTAAGAGGCAGGAAACCGAGGTTGACAAAGAAGAACTTGCTAAACAAAAATTAGAAAGAGCTTCTTATATTGGCTGGTGGAAAGATGCTTTAAACGAACAGGCCGAAGAAGAAGATAAAGTTAGAGCTCGCCAAAAGCAAGAACAGTCTTATTCTGATTGGTGGAATAAAGCTTTATTTGACCAGGAGCAGGCAGAAAAGGCAAAGGACGAAAGAGTAATTGCCGCACGTAAAAAAAGAGAAGAAGAATATGAGAAGTGGTGGCTTAAGGCACTGCACGATAGAGAGCAGGCCGAGCAGAAAAAGGCTGACGCTCCTAATCTGAATTATGGCAAGACTACTGCAAGTTCTGCGGTGCGTAAGCGAGATAATATACAAGGCGAAATTGATGCGCTCGGTGTAATTAATCCTGAGATTTTAGCCAAAATAGATGCTTATAAGGCTAAAGTTAAAGAGGTTGTTGATTTAAGAGATAAATTTGCAGGCGACTCCAGTGTGGCAAAAGACCCAGAGTTAGTTAAGCAATTCCAAAAGGCGTCCGCCGAGGCGGAGCGTGCTCGCAGAGGTATTAAGGCTGTAATAGACGAAGAACAGAAGATGATTCAGATGTCTGAGGAGCAAGGATTTTTTCCTAAGGATTTAGCCCCCGATCAAATGTCTGATCTCCAGGACACAATGCTTAAGTTAGTTAAAACTACGTCCCAAGGAAGAGTTGAGATTAAGGGCTGGAACGATGATAATACAAAATTGTATTATACCGTCACAGATTCCAAGGGCGCCGTTGAAGAAATGACTATGGCTCTTGGCCAAGGTACCAACAGATTATATCAATATCGCACAGCTACCAAAGAAACAGGAACCTTATTTGAACAGGTTTTTAAGGGCATTAAGGTTAAAGCTAAAGAACTCCTTTCGTTTGTTATTGGTGGCGGAAGTGTTTATAAAGTTATTGAGTTATTCAGACAGGGCATTCAGTATGTAAGAGAGATTGACCTTGCGTTGACTGAGCTCAAGAAGGTAACAGATGAGACAGAAGAAAGTTATGATAGATTCTTAGAGACTGCGGCGAAGACTGGTGCTAGACTTGGCACTACGATTTCTGCGGTAACTGAGGCGACAGCGACATTTGCTAAACTTGGATATACCATGGAGCAGGCTACTGAAATGGCTGAGTCTGCGATTGTATATAAGAATGTTGGTGACAACATCGCAAGCACTGAGGATGCTGCAGACAGTATTATCAGTACAATGAAGGGCTTTAGACTTGAAGCATCTGAGTCTATGGCTATCGTGGATAGATTCAATGAGGTAGGCAACCGCTTTGCGATCACTTCTCAGGGCATTGGCGAGGCATTGAGACTTTCTGCTAGTGCTTTGAGCGAGGGCGGAAACTCTCTTGACGAATCTATTGCGCTTATCGCAGCGGCCAACGAGGTAGTAAACGACCCTTCGAGTGTAGGTACTGCGCTTAAGACCTTAACTTTGAGGCTTAGAGGTTCTAAAACAGAACTCGAAGAAATGGGCGAAGATGTAACCGATATGGCTACAACAACTTCCCAGCTCCAAGCGAAATTATTAGCTCTAACTGGTGGACAAGTTGACATCATGTTAGATGAAAATACATTTAAGAATTCTACTCAGATTCTTAGAGAGATGGCAGAAGCATGGGAGGATATGAATGATATCCAACGTGCATCGGCTCTCGAATTAATGGGTGGCAAACGTCAAGCCAATGTTCTTTCCGCCCTCATCCAAAACTTCGACACGGTAGAAAAAGCAATCGAAACCTCCGCTAACAGCGCGGGTTCGGCACTAAAAGAGAACGAACGCTACCTTGATTCTATCCAAGGTAAGATTGACCAATTCAACAACGCTCTCCAGTCTATGTGGAGCGGTACGCTTGATAGTGGCCTGGTTAAATGGTTTGTAAATCTGGGTACTGAGCTTGTTAAGGTAGTGGATACACTTGGATTAATCCCAAGTATCTTATTATCTATTGGGTCATTTAAGATACTTCAATCGCTTTTTAAAGGTACAGATATTATCGGTTTTATAAAGAGTATCGGTGCTTTGACAATGGGAACTAAGGTCTTTGAGGCAGAAACAAGAAAAGCTTCTTTTGCTCTTATAGGTGAAACAATTAACACCAAACTTGCGGGGTCTGCACTTGTTGAGTATGCAGTTAAGATGAAACTAGCTAAAGCTGCAGACATTTCTAAAATGACAACGACTCAGCTTCTAGGTCTAAGCTTCAAAGCCTTGGGTGTTGCGATATTAGATGCAACCAAAGCCGTTCTTGCATTCTTGTTTACAAACCCTGTTGGTTGGATAATTCTTGCAATTGGCGCTATTGCTGGTGGCGTTGCAATATTCAATCACTTCCATAAAACTACAGAAGAACTCACCGAGGAATTAGGTGAACTCAAAAACGAACTTCGAGATATTCAAGGTGAGTTAGAGTCTCTTAACTCTGAACTAGAGACAACAGAGTCACGTATGGCAGAGCTTCTTGCAATGGATAGCTTGTCGTTTGCGGAAAAAGAAGAACTTGATAGATTGCGCAAACAAAATGATGAACTGCAAAGAAGCATAGATTTAAACGAGCAAAAACAAAAGAACGCCCAAAGAGCTGCCGAAAAGACTTTTGTCCAAGTAGCTGAATCTATAGTTGATAAAGATACTTACGACTATGGCGGCAAGCGTGGATTCTGGGATAAATTATTTGGCTCTCAAGCACAAGCTTACGGTCAGAGTATGAGCGCCGATGAATATATCGACGCGATGATGGTCGAATACGACAAGCATCTGGAATATCAAAAGGATCAAGAAGCCAATGGTTATAACTGGTGGACTGCGAAAGACCCCAAGGCTAATCCCGAGAAATATGCAGGACAAATACAAGATTATATTGATCAGCTTACAGAGGCTGCGGACGGCATTGATTATGATACCGCTGGTACGGCAACGAAAGAATGGTTAGATTATATTTATAATCTTGAAGATAAATGGGCGATTCACCAGGGCGGAGAGAACGCCAAAACAAATGCTATAACGCGCATCTTTAATAAAGATGAATTTGAGGGCGTTTCAGAAGAAATTGACAGTCTTGTAAAAAAATATAAGGCTACTGGGGATGCAACAATATTAGATCAAATTGGCATTCAGGCAAGTAAAGCAAAAGAGGATCTTGATGCAGTCGGATTGTCTGTTGATAATGTAGTTGACTATTTTACACTTGAAAGCAACGGGCCTAATTTAAGTACGATTGAGGGCATTACTGAAGTTTACCAAGATGGTATTAATATATTAGGAAAATATAAAAATGCTAGAGACGAGATTCTTGGTCAAGATGAGAATGGCGAAAACATTACGTGGAACAATCTCTTTACGACAGACGAAGATGGTAAAAAAGTTGCCGACAACTTAAAGATCGCGTCTATACTTGAAGGTTCCGATGAGGCTATTCGACAAGAATTCACCAAGATGGTTGAGGCTGTTGAGAATGGCGAAATGGAAGTAGATGCAGCTCTTGCCAAGTGGAATGTATCTGGTTTCGGTAAAGTTTTAGACAATCTTAACAACGAATTTGAGTCAGTCAATAACGAAATGTTCGCAAATATCGCGGACGACATTCATGGCTTAATTGATACGGTAAGTGAACTCCAGTCGGCGCTTGAGGATGTAGCAGGTACCATAGATTTGTTGAGTGTCGCAGAAGAACAGATGGCTAATAGTGGCCAAATTTCTGTTAAAACAGCCCTCGACCTAATGGAAACTACCGATGACTACAGCAAGGTTGTAACTGTTCAAAACGGAGTGCTTAAATTAGCTACGGGTGCCCAAGAGTATTTAACTCAGTCAAAATTTAATTCAATTAAAACTCAATTAGAAGCCAGTGCTGCATTAGCGGAAAACACATATCAGACTGCATTAGCATCTAATACCGAATTGGATTATGCCGACAATGCAAATGTTGTAATGACAGCAGAAAGTATTAAAGCAGAGGCAATCGGCAGAGTTTCGGCTGTCGTAGTAGCCCTAGGTGCCGCTATGGATGAGATTATGGCTGGCAACTTCGGCTCGGCTTTTTCTTCATTCGGAAGTACATATAAATCTGCTACCGCTACTGTTGTTGCACAATCTAATGCGATGAAAACATCCATCGCTGAATTGCAGCGAGACGCTGAAAATAAAAGAGCATTGGCCGATGTATATTCTTTCGCCGATGATTATGAGAGTTTCAAAAATAATTATGACTTCGATAAAACTCCTGGCGATAAGTATGACGACGACAAAGATGCAGCACTAGATGCCTTCCAGAGAGCGATGGATTACTGGGAGAATCGTATCGCCGCTAACCAAGCGAGGTATGACCAGCTTCAAAATGACATCGATTTACTGGAATCTAAGAATCAAAAAGCAAGTACTGAATATTACAAAGAGCAGATTGGATTATTACAAGAATTTAACGACAAAGGCGTACTAGTAGGTGGTACGATGCACCTTCTTGCACAGAAGAGATCAGAGGCTTATACTTATCTGAAATCTCTACAAGAAGGTAGCGAAGAATGGTGGGAAGTGGCCAATGTTATTAATGACATTGAGTCAGAAATAGACGAAGTCACTGCATCCGTCGTTGACCTACAGGATGCAATGGCGGAAACCGAATGGTATAAATATGAGGAATTCGGCAACCGTCTTGATGATATCACAAGCAAGCTTGAGACGATTCGAAATCTCATCGCACCCAATGGCGAAGAAGATTGGTTTGATGATGAGGGAAACTGGAACGAGGCTGGAGTTGCATATTTGGGATCATATATACAAGATCTTGCAGATTTTAACGAAGGTCTGGCGAGAGCAAAAGAAGAATATGCAAAATACACCGAAGAATATGCGGGGAATGAAGGCTATTATGCGAATCTCGGCATCCACTCTGAGCAAGAATTATATGACAAGCGAGAAGAACTAATAGAGCAACAATACGACTACGCCGAGTCTATTAACGACACTGAGCAGTCTGTTATTGATATGTATGAAAGCAACATTGATGCTATAGAAGAATATACAGACAAACTTGTTGATAGTTACAATGATTACATTGACAGCGTGAAAGAGGCGCTTGATGCTGAAAGAGATTTGTACAATTTTAAGAAGAATGTTCAAAAGCAGACAAAAGATATTGCAGCCATTGAACGTCGTATAGCAAGCTTGTCGGGTTCAACTAACGCTTCAGATATTGCAGAGCGCAGACGACTTGAAGCAGACTTGTATGGAGCTAGAGAAGAGCTTGATGATACATATTACGAACACGCAAAAGAAACTCAGCAAGAAGCGCTTGATAATGAGGCGGAAGCATACGAAGAAACTATGAATAGATTCATAGAGGGGCTTCGTTTGGGTCTCGACCAAGCTACGGTTAATATGGATGAGTTCTTGATGAGCGTAACCTCTATGGTAACTTTAAATGCAAATACGGTACTTGCTAAGTATGAAGCGACAGAATTGCCTCTCGGCGACGCCATTACCAATCCTTGGAAAGCGGCAATAGAAAAAGTTGGCAAGTATGACGGTGATGCTCTTGCATTAATAAACAAATGGACCCAGGGGGGGTTCTTCGATGATTATAAGACGGGAGTAAGTAGTGATCTTTCATCTCCATGGAATGCGGGCTCTATTGCGGCAGATGCGTTCAAAACTAGTGTAGATACGGTTATGGACGACGTGGTTGCAAAGATTCAAACCAATGTTAAAACTGCATCTGATGAGCTGTCTGAGCTTTATAGTCAAATACTTGATACTGAGAAGAGGGCTCAAAACGTAGGTGCCGAAGGTGGTTCTAGCAACAACGGTAATAATACACACGGCAACTTTGAGAATGTAGTGGCGGACAAACCTCAAGTTGAAGCTCCAAAGGTTGAAGCTAAACCCTTAACAGAAGCTCAAAAACTAGTACCTCAAATTACTAGATTTGGCACCGCAGAAGGAAGTGGTATGAACGCAGGAAGCAAGGGAGGAGATAATGGTGTTGTTGAATGGGATGGCGAGAGCTTCAAGGTTCAAAATTCAGGAATTACATATCGTCCAGGACAACCTTTGTATGATGCTGCTGTTAAACATTTAAAATTTGGTGACAGACAAATTTTCGGATGGCGCGGAGGAGTATACGGATACCTTGACGGCGTGATTCAACGACTAGAGGGTAGAACCTTATCAAAAGCTGGATACAATAATCTAGTTGCCTATGCGAAGAAGAAATACTCGAAATTCGCCAAAGGTACCACAGGCACCAAGCGTGACGAATGGGCAATCACCGATGAACCTCAGTTCGGAGACGAGCTTGTTCTCGTTCCTGGCAAGGATGGAAATCTTTCCTTTATGCGTAAGGGTACAGGCGTTGTTCCCGCAGACCTCACAGCCAACCTTATGGAATGGGGTAAGTTTGATCCTAGTTCTATGAACCTTGGCAGTGGCGTAAATGTCAATATGATTAACAATGCAGTCAACAAGCCCGAATTCAATCTCAGTGTAGATAACTTCTTGAGATGCGATAATGTATCTCAAGACAGCCTGCCTGAACTGAAACAATTTGTAAAAGAACAAATGAACTCTCTGGTTAAACAGATGAATTATAGTCTGAAGAAATCAGGAGCTAGATAACCAATAAGGTGGGGAGAAATCCCCACCTTTAATAATAGGAGAATGTATAGATGAATAAAAATATTGAAGTAGTTAAGGAGGGAACCTTATGGTAAATCCTCATAAAATAAAGTACAACAACACCCTTAGCACCGCATTGGTCACAGACTTGCTTGTTTGCGTAGCCTTTGAGGGTGATAACGGTGAAGTTAATTCTTATCTAAACCGAGAAGCTGTGGCTAGCGAAACCTATGATGGCCGCTACAGAAGAGTCCATAGCTATAAATATAACGAATTTTTCTCGCCTAAGTTTACATTTATTAAGAAAAATTTCGGCGACTTTGAAATGAGAGAAGTGCGTGAAGTGCTCAAGTGGTTGACCTCAACATCTCAACCTACACTTCTTGAAGCATATTACGAACACCAAGATTATAATAATACAGTTGATTGGGCCGCTATTGGAGGCTGGACTGAGATTAGCACCTATAAGCTTGGCAACAATAGAACAATCGGCATAACTGCCACTTTTGAATCTTGTATGCCATATGCTTTGTCTACTTTGTATACTAAAACTAAAACTGTTACCAATCTTGCAGACAATAAGATTGTTATTCCCGTAGATACAGATGAATCTCAGGTGCCGATTTACCCTCGCGTTAAAATCAGACATCACGGTCTTATGATAGAGACGCTTCCTGGTGCACAATATAATGTTTTATCTGATATGGTTCCTAATACTGCATATTACGATAGAAGTATTGGAAAGTACTACTGGAAGTCTGAAGAAAAAACGAGTAGCATTGAAAAACCTACATACAATTGGGAAATAATTCTTGTTGAAAATGCGGATGCTGTTCAGTGGGAAAAGAACAAAATATATTATGACCAAAGGATGTATTATTGGGTTGATCCATATTATTTTCATGCGAAAGATAGTTATAATTTAACAACGACTAGTGTCAGAATTAGAAATAAAAACACTGATTTCCTTACCCAAAATAGCGAGTATACTTCTACTACTGTTGTTAAGAACAATAACTCCTCAGAAGAGATTGTCATTGATGGGGCTAATAAAATCATTTTTAGCAATAGTGTTAATCGTATCTTTGGGGATGATTTTAATTTAGAGTGGTTGGAATTGCGTGACGGTGAAAATGAAATTACCGTTGAGGGCAATTGCGATATAGAAATTTCGTGGAGAGAGCCGCGCAAGATTGGTGAATGGTAAGGTGGTGGCGTTATGAAGTTATCAATTCCACGAGACCAATTTTTAAACCCCAACCCTCCTCGTGTATTCTTATGCAATACCTCAAAAAAAGTGCTGGGTGAATTGCCTGCCACTTCCGTTAATTTAAATGCGAAATGGCGTTCATATAGTGAGCTATCTTTTGAGATACAGAGAACTTATGTAGATTTAATTGAGGGAGGCTCGAAAATCCATCCCTTGTATGATAAAGCAGAGGCTCCTAGAAATTGTCTTCTTGAGGGGTATGGATACTTTTCGATTCAAGATGTTGATGATAAAAGCGGAGATAACGATATTAAATCTATAACTGCATTCTCGCTTGAGTATGCAACCTCTAATAAATATCTGACCAATTGGCATATTAATACAGGAGAAATTGATAGTAAAGAAGTTTTATACAACGAAAAACTTCACGGCATCGACTACAATACTGATGCAGATTCGTTTTACAAACTTGCATCAGGAGAATTCGACCCGTTTGAAAGCTATTACAAAAAGACACAAACGGAAGATTCGTATACCTGGGAGCAGGTGGCTATTGCCGATTCCGAGGAATATGCAAAGTATATTAATAGCACTTCTGGTAACGAATACGAAAAGCTTTATATGAAGAACTTCCCCAATGTTCAATTTTACAATAGAAATAGGCCCGAACTTTCTCTTTTGCATTTAGTGTTTGAGCACATTCCTGGTTGGGAAATAGGCAATGTAGACCAATCGCTTTGGCGCAAAGAACGAAAGTTTAGTGAGGATAGGGTTTCTGTTTATGACTTCCTTAATACGACCGTTGCCGAAACATTTAAGTGTATGTTTATATGGGACTCCTTAAGCGGCCTTGTTCATGTCTACGAGGAAGTTGAAGATGATGAAATTGAAAACGAAGCGTCAACCCGTTGGGAGACTGACGTTTTTATATCAAAAGATAATCTTGCTTCGGAATGTTCTGTGCAATACTCTTCCGACGATATAAAAACTAAGCTTGTAGTCACAGGTTCCGATAACCTCGATATCCGAGAGGTCAACCTGGGTAGAAACGAGATTATGGACTTAAGCTTCTATCACACAGAAGAGTGGATGGAGCCCGATCTATTTGACGCTTATTCCAATTATCTGGCTGCCGTCAAGGAAGCAGACACAGGAAAAGATGAGTTTGGTAATAAAAGTTCTATATATCCTACGTCTTATTCTGAGGCTATGCAAGGCTGGGTAACTGCCAATAATCGTTATAACGATATAACGCATCACATTCCAGCACATGGCAATGTGGTTTTAATTGGAGATCCTTTCAAAAAATTGTATTGTTCATTTACTCCTGTCGACACCGCATATACAAATGTGACAATTTCAAGCTCTACAAAGTGGGTCGACAGTATCTATTCTGATGCACAATTTACCAAGGAGATAACTGGTGTAAATAACGGAACAGAATATTATGTCCAAGGATTTAGACTAAAGTATATTGCGGGAGACGGAAGGTTTCAAGCTGTTGAAAATATGTCCGCCAGCGCTAATACAGCATTAGTTAAAAAGCTTAATTTATATCATGTTGACGATGATACGGAGGCAAATAAGTCCGACAATATTTTATTAAAACTTAAAAATTCGGCATCGGACGTTGTTACTATTCGAATTTATGATAAGAAACAAATTGCATCCTCATATGATCCCGATGTAAATTATTATCTTAAAAATGACAAGGGTGTATATGCAAAGACTGTAATTGGAGATCAGGTGCAGTTTAATGATCGAAAGGCGGAATACGGAGATAAGTTATACACCAATGATTATCGCATTCAATCTATTGTTATACGAGCTTCTCATGGTGCACCTGAAGCGGCAGATACATACACCCTAACCGAGTGGACCAGCGGTAGTTTGACTGCTCAAAAGATGGGACTACAAGATTACAAAATTACTTACATTGGAACAATGGGCGCGTATTTTGTTTTAGCTACCGATGAAAAGAGAGTTGAAAATCTGCAGGATTACGGTGTTAATTTGCTCAAAGAGAGACATGAAACATATACGACCATTTTTCAAACTCAGACCGAAGCAATGTTCTCTCAGGAAAAATATCAATGTATTGCACAAGATGAAGAGCCTGAAGGAGATTATGTTGATGGAACAAGATGGTTAGACACTAATAGCAACCCTGTTGTACTTAATGCATACAATGGAACAACCAACAAATGGGATAAAATTGAAGCTTCGTTGTCTGAGAATGACCAGAAGAATTATGAAAACTACCAACGGTACATTGATAATTATGAGAAGTTAAGATCTGTGCAATCTGTTTTGTCCAAAAAGGAACGTGAGTCTATTTACTGTTTAAATGGTTATGCGATATCTGATGAAATAATTGATATTAAAAATTATATTATGGATAGCGATGGTGAACTACGATATAACGGTAAAACGCTAGAGGGTCGTTTGATGGACATAGCTAAAAAGCACTTTAGTGGTTATGGTTGTGCAAGAGTCGATATGGAGCAAAGGCTACCTCTGTACAAGTTCAGCACTGGTTTTGACACGAGTCATACGTTTGCTGTTTATCTTAGGGGTAAGACTCCTTATGTGGCATATGCAAATTCTCAGGGTGTATATCAAATGATTATGGAATATATCCGAGACAAGACCGAAATGAGCAACTTTTTCACCAAAGACCAATGGATTCGTTTGTCTCCGTTTATTAAAGAAGACGAGTACAATGACTCTAATTTCTTACTTACTGGATATGAGTCCGAAGAAGAAAGAATAAAAATATGCGAAGAGCTTATGGAGTCTGCGGCAAAAGAATTGAAAACACTCTGTCAGCCTAGCCTATCTTTCTCTATGACTATGGCGAATATTTTGGCTTTGCCTGAATTTGAACCTTTATTCAATCAATTCCAACTCGGCAACTTTATTAAGGTTGGCATTAGAGATGGATATGTTAAAAGATCAAGATTACTTGAAGTTAATATGAGCTTTGATGATTTGACTGATTTTTCTTGCACTTTCGGAAATTTAGTAACAACAAAATCAGAGATCGACAAACACGCAGAACTTCTTGCTCAGGCGGTTTCTGCAGGTAAACAGGTTGCGACGGCGGCAGGCGAATGGCAGAGGGCTGTTGACAAAGTAAACAAGCTCGAAGAAGATATTTCCAATGGTCTTCGTGATGCTGCTCTAGCTGTTGGTAAGGCAAGCGGTCAGGCTATTTCTTGGGATTCTACTGGTATGCATTTTAGAAAATATAAAGACGGGTCTACTACGGAATTCGAACCAGAAGAAATGGCAATCATCAATAATTCTCTCGTGGCAACGAATGACTCGTGGAGAACATCTAAAGCTGCGTTTGGTAAGTATTTTATCAATGGAGAAGAGCGCTGGGGCCCGATTGCGGAATATGTTACGGCTGACACCATTGAGGGTAAATTTATTAAAGGTGGAACTATTCAGATTGGTGATGAAACAAAAGAAGGCGGAAGCTTATTCATTGTTAATGAAGATGGAAGCGTCCAAATTAAATCTGGCGGCACTAATTATGTTAACGCTCTTAAACAAATTGACGATGCATATAGATATCAATTAATTTTAACATATGATAAATCTACTATTTTTTCCGATGCTAAAGACGCTTGTTTAGTTACATGTACTATTTATGATTATAATGAAAACGTGACGCAGGAATTTATAGAAAAGGGTGCAAAATTTTCATGGATTCGTTCTTCTTATGGAGGAGATGACTCTGAATGGAATGAAGCACACAAAGAAAATCAAACAAATACATTAACAATTACAACGGAAGATGTCATAAAAAATGCCACATTTTCTTGCAGTGTAACCATTGATGATGAATTATTAAAAACAGAAGAAACAGAAGAAGCAGTTTAAGGAAGGAGGATATTCTAATGGCATTAAAAACTTTTCACTCATCGACAATAACATTTTTAGATAGAACTGATGAGCGTATTTTGGAAACCTATATTCAATCTAATCATCCCACGGTACAAATTAAAAATGCAAACACAGGAGAATATACTCCCGACTGGAGTATTACACATCTAGTATTAGAAGCCGATGTGTTTGTAAACTCCACTGAAATTACAAACGACGCACAAACCATAATTAATTGGTATAAAAAAATTGATGGAATTGAAACGTTGATAGGAACGGGTCGTTCGATTACTATTTCTTCTAATGTATTAGAAGCCATTCCCGTTATTACCTATGTTTGCAGGGCAGAATATCAAAAATTAAAGGCTGTTGCTCAAACAACTTACACCCGTGCAGATACAGGGGTGGATGGTGCAGATGCTTCTGCGCCCATTATCCTTGCCCAATACTCTGCAGATGGAATTTCTGGTTGGACAACGAGCTTAAATACATCAACGCACAGATACATTCGTCTTTCGTATGACAGCGGAGCAACGTGGACAAACTCTATTAAAATTGTAGGCGAAGACGGAAAATCTGTATCACTAGAAGGTACCGCTTACTATAATGGTATTTTGCTCAAATCTCATATAGGTCAAGCTATAACTTTGTATCGAGATGAAACTTGGTTGGAAACTTCAAAGATAACTACTGCAAACAATGGCGATTCATACATTGTGCAAGGTTATCTTTGCGTTTATAACTCTACTATCGGAAGCTTTGTTTGTACGGCATTGATTCGTGGTGAAAAGGGCGCCGATGGTCAGTCTTCCTATTTATATATCCGTTATGCAACGAACTCGGATGGTACCGATATGTCGAGCAATCCTGCGGGAATGACATATATCGGGTCTGTTGTTACAAATAGCTCACAGGCTCCAACTATCCCCCAGGCTTATGCTTGGAGAAAATTTGTCGGAGAAGATGCAAAGAGCATTGTGCTATCTGGAAGTGCTCAGGTATTTAAAGTTAACACTGAGGGCGAGGTTTATCCTTCGACTATTTCTGTGACGGCTCAAGCAATTAATACTTCGGTTCGCTTCTGGACATATAGTGTAAATGGTGGTGTTAGTTTTACTAGTACGGTGCCTGCGGGCGTTACTGTGAATGGTACTATAATTACTGTTAACGGAAAGCTAATGGATAAAGAAACTCTTGTGTTCCGTGCAGACGATAATAATGGTCATAGTGATGTATTTACTGTATACAAGGCTTACGATGGTACAAACGGAACAGACGGCACCCCTGGCGAAACATCTTCTATTGCCTTTTTAACCAACGAGAATGTGTCATTTGCGGCAAACGCTAAGGGTGAGGCGTATGGTACTGTAATTTCTACAAATGTCGTTGCTTATGAAGGCACTAAAAAGGTGCGTCCCAAACTCGGTACTATTATTACGAGCAGTCTCCCTGCTGGTATGACAATCGCTGTGGATGAAGAAACTTCTGCGCTAACCGACAGCGAAGTTGTTTTGTTTATTACCATTGCAAATGGTTCAACTCTTGGCTTAAACTCAAGCACAAGTGGAACAATTACTATCCCCGTTACTAGTCCTATCAGTACTAACTTAAAGCTTAGTTGGAGTAAAATTAACACGGGAGCAACGGGTGCGGGCATTAATTCTGTAACCGTTGCTTATGGTGTGTCGAGCAGTTCTGCGGTACATCCTATATCTTGGCAGCCAACGCTTCCTGAGGTAGCCGAGGGTCAGTATTTATGGACCCGTACTGTTACAGACTATACAGATCCTGAGATTGTGGATACAGTAACTTATATTTATGCTAAACAAGGTAGTAAGGGCGACACTGGTGGAAGCGGCTCATCTGTCACAGTGTCTTCGATTCAATACCAAGCAGGAACATCGGCAACAATTGCTCCAACTGGTGCGTGGTCAAATGCTATTGTCGAGGCAGATGAGGGCGAATATCTTTGGACTAAGACGACATTCTCAGATGGTAAAATAGCATACGGTGTTGCGAAACAAGGCACAGATGGTGCAGTTGGTGTCCCTGGTGTCGATGCGGTTACTTTCCAAGTTTATTCAAGCGACGGTTATGCTTTGTCTGTTAATACACCTAGTGTCACGTTGCAAACTTTTGCTTATGTGGGAAATGTTGCAATTACGGCTGATGTGACATACCAATGGTATGCTTATAATAATGGCTGGACTGCAATATCTGGTGCTACTATGGGATATCTTGAAATTTCTCGTGAGGACGTATCATTTAGCAAAAGCTATATGTGTAAGATGACATTTGACGGTGTTGAGTATACGAGCGTAGCGACTATTGACGACAAGAATGATGAGAACAAAGTTTTCACAACTAAGCCATCTGCTTATACCGCAGGAGATCTTTGGATAGTAGGAGCTGATTATGCTCCGAGCGGAGTTGAGGTTGGTACGCTGCTGAGGGCAGAACATACGAATACTGCATATGCGGATGGTGATTGGATTACAGCTACTAAATATGATGATAAGATTAACCAGCTTAAGAGTAGTATTGATGCTTATGACCAATATTTTTCATTTGATTCCGCTGAAGGTTTAAAGATTAGTGCAAGAGATGCTAACGGAGTAGTTTCTAAGTTCTCCACATCTTTGACTAATGAAAGACTAGCTTTCAATTATAACAATCAAGCGATTGCTTATATTGATGGCACAAAAATGAACATTAAAGAGGCTGAAATAGAATCGCCTCTTACCATTACGGGTAAGTATTCAGGAAGTACAATGCTTCAAGCACCCGTAATAAATATCGGTAATTTTAGTATTATAGTCGAAAGCAATGGAAGCCTTTCGATAGTAGCAAATACATAAGAGAGGTGAAAAAGAATGGCAACTATTAATGGTACTTCGGTAGAAGGCATGACCCTTCAAGCCGATTATTCATATACACAAAATACATCTGCCAACACATCAACCGTAACTGTTATATTAAAGCTGATAGGGCACTATGCATTATATGCGTCTGCACTAAACGGTTCATATATTTCAGTTGGTGGCAGTAAGACAAACTATAGCAAATCAATTAGTTATGGCGGTGCATCAACCACAAGTACGGAGTTAACAAGAAAAACCGTTACCGTATCTCACAATAGCGATGGTACGGCTACTTGCAATATCTCAGGCACATTTGTTATGAACGGCACATATCGTAGCACATATGTTAGCACTATGTCTGTTAATCAGACGATTACTCTGCCTAAGATTGCAAGAGCTTCGGGTTTGAATCTGGGGTCGAGTATGAATACAGGCTCGGCATTATCGGGAACTATATCGCCCTCGTCTTCGTCGTTCAATCATAAGATAGAGCTTAAGATTGGATCTACTGTTAAGCATACTATTAGTTTGGCGGCAGGTACAAATTCATTTAGCTACACAATACCACATTCGTGGTTCCCGAGTAGTACAAGTGGCACAATTACGGTTGCGTTGCATACATATAACGGCACTTCTCTTGTGGCAAGCACGTCAAAGAATATTGTTGCAAATGTGCCTACGTCTGTGGTACCGTCTGTTAGTGCTTTTACGGCGGCAATAGCGGCAAATGGATTGAGTGGTTTATATGTGCAAAGTAAAACCACGGCCAAGCTAACGGCTACGGCCACAGCGGGAAGTGGAAGCTCTATTAAATCTTATACCTATACTGGTCCAAGCATATCTACCACAACAACAGCAAACAATGCTACAACTGGAGTAATTCAGTCTTCGGGCACATTGACATATACCGTTCAAGTACAAGACGCTCGTGGTAGAACGGCTAGTAGACAGGTCACAATATCAGTACAACCATATGCTCCTCCAACCATTGGTCCAGTTGCGGTGCAACGCTGCGATGCTAATGGCAATATTACTCAGAGTGGCACCTATGCAAGATACACGGTAAACTCGTCTTATTCATCTGTTGGTGGCAAGAATACTCGTACTGTAACCGTGGCATATAGTAGCAACAATGGTTCTACTTATTCTGCAGAAACAACACTTCAATCAGGAACAGATACTTCTTCCACAAAGACAGGAACATATGGAGGCGGTGCGTTTGCTCTTGCTAGCACATATGTAATTAGATTCACCATCAAAGATGCTTATGGTGCAACAAGCACAATTACAGCCCCTCTTATGTCTGCGGCTAGACCTATTAATGTTCGTTCTAATGGTAAGGGCGTTGCTATTGGAGGCATGTCTACTAAGGATGAATTTGAAATATTTATGAATGCTGATTTTAATAATAACGTTAATATTGATGGAAATGCAACAGTTGCAGGAACGCTTAATGGCGTGACTGTTGGGCAAGGAACATATGTAGTTGGCGGGGCTAAAACGGTAACAAGCGAAAACTGGGTAACCAGTTCTCCAAGTTTTATTGGGTCTTATAATAATACCGATGGAATTTGGTACAATACTATCAGTGTACGTCATAGAAATGGGCAAACAGATGGAACAGGTTATGGCATGCAAATTAGATCGAGACTAACTGCTAACGATTCATTATCGTGGAGGCAACAAAATAATAATGTGTGGACTGGTTGGCAGACGTTGCTTGATACTGAAAATGTCAAAGATTATGTTATTGAGGCTGGTGCCTCTAACGGATGGACGTGGAGAAAATGGAATGGTGGACGAATGGAACTTTATGGCACTGCAAGCCATAACCCAACGGCACTTAATGATGGAGTTAATACTATGACTGTAACTTTGCCAGTATCTTTTATAAATACAGGCTTTACTGTCTTACTTACACCTGCAAAATGTGGCTTACTTGTTTCTAGTTTCGGTGACTGTAATGGAAGTAATGCAATTACTCACACGGTTAATAGTTTTGCTTTATCATATAAATATAATCACGGCCAAGCATATACAGTTAATTTTAATGTAATGGTCATTGGCGGATGGAAATAAAAAGAACCCTCCAGAAGAACAAAAATATTTTTTATATTAAGGGAGGTGGAATCAAATGGGAGAACAAATTGAGGCGCTGAAATTTCTCGGAGTGCCAGTGATCGCTATTGCAATTGCACTTGGATTGCTTTTTGTGCTTAATATCATTGGAAGCATTTTGGACTTTAAGGGGAAAGTATGGCCCGAAATCATTAATTTCCGAGGATGGCGTAGAAGAAAGAAAGAAGAAAAAGCAAAGAAAGAGTCGTTATTGGAAGATGTCAAAACAACTCTTGATGAAATGAAAGTTCATTATAGCCCAGAAAAGATTGCAGAAAGAGATGCGTGGATGTGCTGGGTCAATAGCAGAGCAAAAGTTTATGATGCGGCTTTAGAGGATTTGCTGCTGATGCAAGATAGACTTAAGGAGAACAACGAAATAACCTTAAACTTATATATCAATACCAATAGGCATCGCATATTAGACTTTGCTAGAATGGTAGCCGATGACGATGTTCTTGTGTCGCAAGAAGAGTTTAATCGTATATATACAGTCAACGAAGAATATCATGAAATTCTTAAAAAATACAATCAACAAAATGGTGAGGTTGATAAGGCGATGAAACTCATTGACGAGGCATATAATTATAGACTCAAGCATCGTTCGTTTATCGAAGATATTAGAGGATTGTAATAAGGGAGTGTTATGTATGGATAAGAAAATGAAAATACAAACCTCAAAGAAGCTTGCAGTTTTTTCTTGTGTCTGTTTTGCCGTAGCCATTGTATTTAGCATAATTATATTTACTTACTGCGCTGTCACGGACAAGATGCCCGACATGACGGTATTGATCACTCTTGTTACGGTTACTGGTGCGGCGTTCGGTGTTACTATGGCAACATATAGCAATAAAAGTAGATATGAAAATGTAATAAAAGAACAGCGTGCAACTTTAAAAATGAAATATTTAATTTTAAAAGATGTTGGAGCTTTAGATGAGTATCGTTTACAAATGGAACTTGAGAATGAATTGTCCAAGATCGAGAGTGATGTAGAGACTGAAAAGTCTGCTGCTAATCAAGATGTATCATATAATGCATAAAGGAGAAATGAATTATGACTATTAGTGATTGGATTAATGTTATTATTAGTGTATTATCTGGCATAGCGGTTTGTGTTCCGCTTGTTATTAAGCTGGTGGAATATATTAAGAAAGCCGTACAAGAAAAGAACTGGGCAAGTCTTATGGCGCTGGTGCTTCGTTTGATGACTGAGGCAGAGAATCTCTATGAGACAGGTGCTGAAAGAAAAGAATATGTAATGAGCACAATTAAGGGCATGGAAGATGTTCTTAATTATGATATTAATGAGGAAGTTATTGGCTCTATGATAGATTCTATCGTTGCTGCTTCCAAGACTATCAATGCCAAGGTAGTAGAAACTAAGTAATACTCTTTAAGGGGATACAGATTATTTTCTGTATCCCCTTTTCTTTTGCGTTTCTAAATATTCTTTTATAACATATTGCAGAAAATTATTCACGCTTCTATTTTCCTTGAACGCCTGCATTTCGATTTGTAATTTTAATTCTTCTGGAACTCTAAAAGTTATTGCTTTTGTTCCCTCTTTCATTACCATCTTTATCACCTCAAAAATATTATAAATAAATTGCAAGGTGATGTCAAATTTTTGTTGACAAGGTGCAGTCACTATGATATTGTAAATCCAAGGAAGTGATTGCACTTATATGCAATCATACGAAAGGGGAGTGTATCAATGGCAATCAATCGAACTCATTTGATTTTAATGACAATTTTATCCAAGAACAATGCAATATCCGCTGGTACGGCTATTAGTACAGAAGAAATAAAACAATATTGTGCAGTAGGTAAGAGTAATACAACTTTGCACAGAGCTTTCTGCTTCTTGCGCTCAGAAGCCTACATAGAACAAGGTGTTAAGGATGGAAAGTTCTTTACATACTATATTACAAATCAAGGAATACAAAAATTAAAGGAGATGTTATAAATGAGAGAACAATTTGGAGTTTTAGCTTTAGGACAATGCGGAGGAAATATAGGAAAGGAATTTGAGGACTTGGGTTACACTACCGTTTATGTAAACACAAGCAAAGAGGATCTTGCAACAGTTAAGGGAACTCATAAAATTCATATACCTGGTGCGGATGGGGTTGCGAAGGATAGAAAAAGAGTGCTTCAACTAGCATCAGAACACATCGGAGATATTGTAGAAAAAATTACCACTCTTCTACCACAAAAATATATAATTTGCACGTTTAGCGCAAGCGGTGGAACGGGCTCTGGTTTGAGTGTGCCTTTAATGGCTTATTTAGCCCAAATAGGACGCGTTTGTATCCCAGCCATAGTTTTACCCAATGATGCGATGGAAAGCGCCAAGGCGTGCGAAAATGCATATAATGCGTGCGTGGAAGTTATGGGTATTAAAAATTTAGGAGCAACCTTCTTGCTTGATAATTCTAAATATGATAAGTTTGCAATTAATAGTAAATTTGCAAGAGAGCTCGACGCGTTCATTTGTCTTAAGAATGTTAGTATGTATGGAAATATTGACAAGGCAGAGCGTAAACAAGTACTGTCTTGTCCAGGAATTTCTGTTATAGGTAAGTCGAGTAAAGCCAAGAGTACGGCTCCTGAGATTGTAGAAAGCTTGCACAGCGGAATTTATGCCGAAATTGCCTCAAAAACTGCATACTACTTAGCGATTTCTACATCAAACAGATCATTAGACACCAACTCTATATCCAAAACTTTTAATGGAATTTATGATGTTTTCTCTGGTGTTTCTGAGTCTACAACAATTGCAGTAGTTACTGGCCTCCAATGGCCACAACAAAGAATTTTAAAGTTTAAGAATAAATTAGAGGAAACTGTTAAGACTATGAATGATACTAACTTTGTTCAGGATTTTGCACCGCTTGAACCGCTTAAGGGATTGTCATTCACACCGACAACAGTTCAGCCTCAAGCGTCTAGTGCTAGAGACATTTTACTAAGCCTAATGAAATAATGAGGTCACCGAAAGGTGGCCTTATTTTTTGCGATTATAGTCAAAAGAAAAGCCCTATGCAGATGCATAGGACATTGTATTAATATAGTTTTCTAGATGTGTTGTTAATATCATTTTCAATCCATTTATTAATTTTCATTATATCTTCGAAAGTTATAGTTTCAATAATATCATTGTTATAACTCCACCATGTGGTGCTATTAGCAATAGTGTTATTTACGAAAGCATTAATAGCTTCTTTTTTAGAGCCGACTAAAACTCGATACCCCTTACGTAATCCTATATGCTCTATGATTTTCAATTCTTCAAATTTATGAATTTGATCATAGAATTTTCTCGTACCTATTGCAAATCCTTTTTCAACAGAAATATATTCGAATGCTCTACTTCCTATAAATTTATCTTTGTGTTCAAACATATAATCTATAAGGGCTTCGAATAGTCTGTTTTCTGTTCCTTTTTTATGAATTATTTGTCTAGAGCATGATTTATAAAGATCGCCCTTTAAGACAACATCAAGTCCCTGATCTTCATATACAACGATATGTTTTATAATTGTAGCTACTTGTTTTTTTGTTAATGTTTTAGTAGCAATGATATGGTCGAATATATTTCTTGCAGTTAGTAAATTGTCTTTAATATTTATTTCATCAATTGTATTATCCACTAAATCATTTAATTGTGTTTCAAGTGATTTAATTTCATTTAGTTTTTCTCTTTGCATCATATCATATGTATCATGAATCAGTTCCGCCATTGATGGATTTGCTATGGATTCTATCATTTTCTTTTCCATTATATATTTTAATGCAGCTTTCGCATCACTCAAAGATTTTTCTACACGAGTTATAGAACCTGTGTTACTTCCTCTTTTTTTATATTCTTCTCTTATGATACTATCGAAGTTGTCAATTGTTTTATCTAAATTTTCTCTGCAATGATCTAAAAATAAAATTAATGATTCTGTTATATTCTCTTCTAATATAGAATGACTTTTACAGAACTTCACGCCTTTCTTATTGTAAGTATTACAAATAAATCTTGTCTTTCCACTACTAGTAGTTGGTGTTAATTTTTTGCCGCAGTCTGCGCATATTAACATACCTGAATATG